AAAAAAAAATAAAATCGGGATAATACAATATAAAATCATATTATCCCGAAATATTAACTAATCTTATAAATTAGTGTTATATATTAAACTATAAACTGGTTGTATCTCTAATAAGTCACTCATATCATCGTTAAACTCTCTAAATTCCGAATGATATGGTATCCTAAGATTTTTCATTATATCTGCAGTTAGTCCGAACTCTTTAACTTTTTCTAGAATATGTTTAGTTTGTTCTTCTTTACTCATTTTATACTGCTTACTGCACCAATCTATTAAATCTTCATATTTACTTTTCTTATTATCTATATAATTTTCTTCTGTTGTATCTTCTATAAATTTTTCTAATAAAATTTTTAAAGCTTTACATTCTGCAATCATATTTATCATCATAAATTTAGCATTATAATCTTTATAAATATAATTAAAATTTCTTATAGTACCAATTAATTTAATATTTGATTTAAATTTAAATATTAAGAATTCCATATATCTTCTACTAGTTTTACTCATGTCATCAAAATATGGTTTATCGTACTCTGATAATAGATCTAAAATTCTTTTATAGTGACCATCCTTAAGTTCTTCGAATTTTGAGCTATTTTCATATTCAGGATCAATTGATGGTATCTTACTAATATAAGACTCTACTCTCCACTTCATTAAAAATAAACTATCTCCAAACATTGTTCCGTTTAACATTTTTCACCAGCTTTCAATAATTCATAATAATATTCTATAACTTTAAATACAGGTTGTACATTACTAAATCCACACGCATTAAAAGTTTTTATGTCATCTCTGCCATAGTCTCTAATATCAAGCTTAGTACATCCTTGACTTCTAAGTATATTTTTAACATCTTCAGCTTTTTTATTTATCTCTTCTTTTGTTAATCTATTAAGATGCATATTATTAATATAATCATCTAACTCTTCAATTAATACAGTCCATTTACTAGTACTTCCTTTATAAATGTCACCTTTTATATTATTTTTAATCATATTTTCTATTATTAATTGAGATTTAACACATTCTTCTTGAATATCACGATTAAAGAATTTAAATGCACTTATATATTCACCAGGTATACTTTCAATATACATATTATAATATACATTATATAATATTAATAGATATTCTACCATTCTTTCAGTATTTTCTTCTAGTTTATCAACATAGGCAAGATTATTAATTCTATCTATAATACTAGTAATCTTTTTATCAAGTATTGCTTGTACAGTATAACCAATTCTAAGTAAATCAGATTTAGGTCCTACTATTTTATTATTATTTAAACATTCATTTACAATTTCTATAAATTTAGCTCTTTCTTCTTCTGTTAATTTAAGTCCTTTATCCATTATAACCTCCAATTAAATAAAAAAGTGGTGGTGCCCAATAGACACCACCGTTATAATTAATCATCAGATGGTACTTTACCACCAGAGAATCTATACCCAAGATAGCTACAACCAATAGTTACTACTCCAGTTATTAATAACCAGAGTATCTTTTTACTCAGTGGAGTATTATTAACAGCAGCTGTACCCATCATATCAGATACATTACTAGCTGTATTATTACCCATAAACTCAGCTAATTCGGAGATAAATACCTTACTCATTTTATTCATCCCCTTTATTTGATCCTTCTTGCTCATTAAATAGAGCGATAACTTCTTTACTAGCTTCTTCTGATAATTTATGATAAGAACCTTCAGCTAATAAATACACATCTAAAGATTCATTTGATAATCTTACAAATGTATTATCAAAATGAATTCTTAAAGGCATCAAAGTTTTAGCTTGAAGTTTTTCCATTGATTTTGGAGTTAAACTAAATATTTCTGCATCTGGATCCATTTTAATTGCAATAGACCCGATATAATTACCATATATAACATGACTTCTACCAATAACATCATCAAATTCTATATTATTTATATCGGATGTTAAAAGTATTGTATTTTCATATTTGTCTGCAACTCCAATTTGAGTTATTGTATCTTTATGTATTAATAATATATTATATTTATGATTATTACTATAATTAAATATTATTTGAGTTAATATAGATATTAAAGCAGTATCAAACTCATTTAATGGTTTTGAAACAGTCCAATTTCTTGGTTGATTAACTCCAAAATTTACATTTTGCATACTATTCCATCCCATTCCTGCTGACATACTAGTTATTCTTTTCTTATTCATATTCTATTTCCTCCCTTTTATTAAGCTTTTACAGCATCTTCTACATTTTCTACTACATTTGCAGCTTCTTCTTTAGCTTCTTCAACTGTTTCTTTAACTGATTCTTTAAACTCTTTAATTTCTTCTTTTAATTCTTTTAGATATTCATTTGACTCATTCATATTTTCTTTGATAATATCTTCTATTTTAGTTCTTCCTTCTTCTTTAGAAATATTACCATGTGCAATATCATATGATGTTTTAGCTATATCCTTATTTCCCATAACTAAACCTAAACCAAATGAATATTTAGTTAATTTATAAACACCATACCCAGCCAATCCAACTAAACCTACTTTTAATAATCCTTTTAACATATTAACTCCTCCTTTTATAATTCATTATACACTAAATCTAATAACATATATCTTTCCAAACCTTTAACTAACTTCTCTTGCAACTTATTATCAAATAATTTATAAGTTGTAAATAGCTCCATTAATATGAATACTACATCTTTACCAATTCTCGTATCAACTGCAGCATTCACTACAGTAGCAGATAAATCTCCTTTTATTATAAGAGATACATCATCAATAAATTGCATTAGAATATATACAATACTATCAATATTATCTTCTAATAACATTATTGATAAACTATTATCACATTTTCTGATTAACATTTTCATTATATCTGCTAATATACCTTTATTATATTCTACTGCTAAAGTATGTAATCTAATATACTCATTACAAACACTAGCTAGTCTAGCCCTACTTGTAGACTTTCTAGTCATTATAGGTAAATTACTAATATCACGATATACCTCAAAATTACTATCTTTAGATAATTTCTTCTTTAATGCTGATTCAAATTCATTATACATATATGATCTAACTACTCCTGGGTAATTATATCTCGATTCAGATTTATAAGACCTATGTACAATGTTATGAGTACTTTCAGATGTACCCAATTTCTTTTCTAATACTCTAATATTATGTCTACAGCCTTTAATTATATCGAAATTATCAACTATATCCATAATCATAGTTTTAATAGCTGTTTCTTCTTCCTTTACTAACTCAGTAAACTTAACTTTCATTTCACCATCTCCTTTATATTTAGCACTTTATATAAGCATTATATTTTCACCTCCTAAAATCAATTTATACGCATTTAAATACCGTTATAAGACGTTCTAATAATTTACTATATAATTTATCATTATATATTATAGAACGTATTAAAAGTGCTTTATATGGCTTTAAATGCGTATTTTAACATATGCTTATACTATCTTATTATATGTAATTAATGAAATATTAATTATTATGAGTTTTCATCAGTAATTATTTCATATTCTAAACCAATTTTATAAAGATTATCTTTTATTCTATTATAATATACATCATCTTTTATTATTTCATAATATTCATCACCATGTAATTCTCTATAAAGTTCATCATTCCATTTAGCTATAGTATTTATTATATACATATCTATTAGCTCTCTTCCATTTAATACTATATCAAATTCTTCACATAATTCATGTATACAATGTAGTCTTAATATAAGCATTATATGACTATAAGTTGCCATAAAATCTAGACGTTCTTTTATAAATTCTGGAAGTTCTTTATAATTCTTACCGTCTAAATCTTGACATGATTTTATATACCCGTCATATTTATACTTATTATCATCTAAGAACTTTAATTCATCTTCAGATGTATTAATGTTATTATCTTGTAAGAATTGTCCCATTTTATCATAATCGAATAGACCAACCCAATAGTTATTAGCTAAGTCTTCGCTTCCCATAACTTCTTCTAAAAATTCAATCATTTTTGGTTTAAATAACTCTCCATATGGATGTGTATATTTATTTAATATTTCTTTATGATTCATTTATTCATCTCCTATATTAATTTAAAACTGATTATAATTAAAACTATCATAAATACTGCTAATCCTATTAATATACCATAGTTATATCTTTTAGTTATTTTATTTATGTTATCATTATAATCTTTTACAATCATTTCAACTTTTTCTTCAGTTTCACGACTAATTTTCTCTAATTTATTATCAATAGTCGCAGGATTCTTATTCTTTTTCTTCTTACCTTTAAATTCTTCTCCTGCATACTTATTATAATGTTCCTTTTTGTATTTTATTTTACCAGAATATACTTCTTCGGCAACTTCACTATTTCTAATAATTTCTCTGTTATATCTATTACGTTTCGATCTTTGCCCTTTACCCATGGTTCACCTCTTTATTTTTCCTTAATTTCACACGTTTAAGTGGTTCTACTGGTTTTGGTTTAGGTGGATCTTCAATACCACCTAAACGCTTTACTATTTTCAATATATCTTTAACATCTTTTTCTAATTTATCAAGTCTATTATTAATAACATCAAAATCACTAGACTCTTCTATTATTTTAACTTTAGAATCATCTAATTCTTCTAAAACATATCCATCTTCAAAGAAATTTGATGTTACTCTAAATCTTTGACCATTTATTGTTACTATCTTACCTAATATGTTGATAGCTGTCAAATTAGTCACCTCCTAACGTGACAATGCATCTACTAGATTTGCTAACTTTATTTCTAATTTAGCAACTCTTTCTTCTAGCTCTTCTATTCTATCCTTTGGTTTATCAACTATAAAATTTTCAATTGGTTCTATTGTAAGTCCATCACCAGATGAGTCAGAAACTACCTTATACTTTTTTCCTTCTATTGTTACTATTTGTCCAACCATTAAATTATCACTCTCCTTATATTCTTCTATTTCTTCCATAGTACATCCATCAAAATATGTTCTAGATAGTACTTTATATTTATGTCCGTGTATAGTAATGATATCACTCATTATCCATCATCCTTCCACGTGATTATCAAATTTTGCATTATGCAGATCTTTAATTAATTTATATATTTTATTAACCGATGCGTTAAGTTTATCCATTCTATTAGAAAGAGCTTCAATATCTGCAATAATTTCTGTGAATTTATCATCCTTATTTTCGATCACTTCTTCCAGAGTATATTCGTTGCCAGATGTTCTAGCAACGACTTTATACTTTTTTCCTGCTATTTTTATTATTTTTCCTATCATATTAACTCCTTATGATATATAATACTTACCTTTTGGTATGATTACACCTTTATCACCTTTAGATATCATTAACGATTTATTTATTTTTTCAATACTACTACATATCTTAACCATATCTAAACTAGTTTCTTTCCATGCTTCAGCTATATTCTCCAATCTTTTCTTATACTCTAGATTCCATTCCTTTTTCATATTAGACTCCTTATACTTCTATATTATTAAGAATATTACTAGTTTTTAATAATTCTTGCTCGATATCATTTACAACATTTTTAATTTCATCAATTATTTTTAATTTTTCCTTTACATCTTCAGATACATCAATTGCTTCTAATAATAACTGGCATTGACTTTTGTGTTGACGTGATGATATTTTTATTATATCATAAATTTTACCATTTAGTTTAATTTTAATATCTTTAGTTTTCTCTAAATCAATTAACAATACAATCATCTCCTATTTTATTATTTCTAATAGTTTACTATAATCCATCCATTGCTTTACTTTTTCCATTTTAGATTTACTAGGATTTTCTCCAAGTATTAACCAATCAGTTTTGCTACTTACACTATCAGTTACATGTCCACCATGACTTTCTATAAGTTCTTTAATACTTTCTCTAGTATGTCCTGGTATACTTCCAGTAACTACAAAGTTAAGGCCATTTAACTTATTACTTTTAGTAACCTTAGTTTCAGCTTCCATATTAAGATATTTTCTAAGATTTTCTATAAGTTTGATGTTTCTCTTATTTTCAAACCAATTTCTCATAGCATTCAACATTTCATTACCAACACCTTCAATATTAACTATAGTTCCATCCATTACAGCATCTTTAATTTTATCAATACTACCATAATGGTTTGCTAATGTTTTACTCATTCTACGTCCAATAAATGGTATTTGTAGTCCTGCTAATACTCTATTAAATGGTTGATTTTTACTATTATCTATTTCTTCCATAAGTTTAGTAGCATTCTTTTGTCCAAGTGTTTCTGCTAGTGTTCTAAAACCTATATCTCTTATAAAGCTTCCATATAAAACATCCAAATTATCATCTTCATTCATTACATAATATACTATACTAGTAGCAGCAGCATCTCCAAGACCTCTAATATTCATAATATCTCTAGATGCAAAGTATTTAAGTTGTTCTATTCTACAACCAGTGCAATGTTCTGGATTACTACAACCTATAAATGGATCAACTTCTACAACTTTATTATCACAATATGGACAAATGTCTGGAATTTCTATATCTTTTTCATTTCCAGTTCTAGCTTCAGTTATAACAGATACAACTTGTGGTATTATTTCTGCAGCTTTCTTAACTATTATTCTATCATAAAGTTTTAGATTCAATTTCTCTACCATTTCAGCATTATGTAAACTTGCATATGATACAATAGTTCCACCAATAGTTACTGGTTTAAAACATGCTACTGGAGTAAGTATACCAGTACGTCCAATAGTCCAATCTACTTCTTCTAATGTCGTTACTACGCTATCAGTAGGATATTTATAAGCAATTGCCCATCTAGGACTATTAGCACGATTTCCTAAAGCTTCCCAGTATTTCTTATCATTAACTTTTAGTACTGCTCCATCTATATCAAATCCATAATCTTTTGCTTTGATAGCATTGATTACTACTTCCATATTCTGAAGATCAGTTGATTCAACTATGTATCTATATTTATCCATAGTTGGAAGTCCTAACCTATGCATCATAAATATGTCTTCTAATTGAGTTGGTGTTCCATTTCCTACTATATAATAGAATAATACATGAAGTCCTCTTTCTGTAACAACATTAGCATCTAACTGACGTAATGTCCCACTAGCAAGGTTTCTAGGATTTGCATAAGGAATTTCTCCTTCGCTTGCTCTTTGTTCATTGACTTTATCGAAGTTCTCTCTAGTCATATAAACTTCACCACGAACTTCTATACTTACAGGTTCTTTTAATTTTAATGGTATATTTCTTATTTGCATTACATTTTCAGTAACATCTTCACCAATAGTACCATTTCCTCTAGTAATTGCTTGTGTTAGCTCACCATTTTTATAAATACAACTAATAGAAAGACCATCTATTTTAGGTTCTACTTCTATTTCAATAGTGTTAGTATCACAAACATTTTGTATCCATTTTACAATATCTTCTATATTATAACTATTCTCTAATGATAACATTGGAACTTTATGTGCTACTTTGCTAAACTTACTAATAGGATTAGCCCCTACTTTTGTAGGGGTAACTCCATTTTTCTTATACAACTCGTTTAATTCTTCAACTAATTTATCATATTCAAAGTCTGATATTAGACTTTCATTATTGTTATAATAAGCATCTGCATACTTATTTATTAACTCTTCTAGTTTCTCTATCTTATTTTTGTCTTCCATCATTAATCACCTCTTTAACTTTCTCCTTTAAAAGATATTCTATATTGTCTACTGGTGAATCAAAATAAATTCCACCATATTTCATAATTCCAATACTAAAATTTAGTATTTCTATATCAGTTTTATTAAAGTTAATATCAATTTCAAACAGTTTCTTTAATTCTTTTTCTTTGATCCATGTATAATTTCCAAAAGAGTATTCATCAAATATTTCATATATCTTTACTTGATTATTTGGAAAATCTGGGCAGTGATGTTCTAATTGTAATGCTCTTTTAAGATAATTTATAAAATCATGAGCTTCAATTAATACTATACTATTATTTCCATTTTCTTCTTCTGTAGATGTAAAATCTAGTATAAAGTTCTTCCATAAGTATAATGTATGACATATTGTCATAAAATATGTTAGAAATTCTTCTCTATAGTTATTTAATAAGAACTTTATATAATGGTCTACATCTATATGTGATACACTATTATAATGAGAACTTATAATACAATTTAACATCATACTAGCTATAAGTGATACTGTTATATTAAATAGGTCTGTTTTCTTAAAACCCTCAGATTCAAGTTTATATAAATCTTCTTTAAGAGACTTTACCATAGAAGTTACTTCGGAAATATTATTAGTAGGTTTGTATCTATGGATAAATCCCATACTAGTCCAACCTATAGTCTGGTCACATAATTCACTTAAAGCTTTCACTGGATATGATCCAATCCTATCTTTAATATAGATATTTTCATTATTCTCTTTAATAGTATTTTTAAAATCATTACACATTTTAATTTTTATTACTCTTCCCATATTTCCAATCTTTTTATAAAATCTTATTGGTCTAGGTATATCATACGATCTATTAAAGTTAACTGTTCTCATCTTAGTCCTCCAATTATTTGTAATCCTCTCATAGTAAGTTCTTTATCATCTATTCTAGTATCATTTATCAAGTATAGGAAATTTCTAATCTCCTCAATAGATTTACACATATCATTCTCATTATTTAGAATTTCTGCAATAGTATTATGATATTTATTTAAATCCTCAGGCTTTTTAAATATCATATACTTAAGTTCTTTCATTTTTCTAAAAAGTCTATTTTTACTAAAAGTTAAATGAAAATTTCCAACACCTTTATTGAATAGTGAGTATTCCATTAAATCTAAATGTCTAGGTACATTTACGACTTTATATTGATGATACAGTCTATCAGTTACTAATATAGTTTTAAATATACTCATTATATAGAATTGAATATAAAGCTCAGCTATAAATTGATTATAACCTACAGCATCTATAATTCTTTTAAGAGTATCTACAGATGATTCACTTTCTTCATATAATATTTTATCTATATGACCGTTACTAATACAAGATACACACATTAAAATACACAAGTAATCTACAACTATTTCAGTTTTATCTTTTTTAGTTTTATTTATAATTTTTAATTTGCTTTCTAATTCTTTAGAATAAGATCTCCATACTCCATCAAACATGATGCATAAATCAGTGTTGTCATATTCACTAGCTTTGATGTAGTAACTAACTAAATAATTTGGTATTTGTTTAATTAAGCTAGTAAGTTGCATCTTATTCTCATATGTAATTCTGTTTCCAATATCCCTGTGTTTGTTAATCTCTGTTAAATCTCTTAGCAGAGTCTGTTTAAACAATTCGCCATACTTGTCAAACTTTTTCTTTACTTCAGGGTCCATTCTTTTACTAAATTTAATCATATTAACGCTCCTTTACATAAGCCTTAATTGGCTTATTATATACAATATAAATAATAATACAAGTACAAACACTGTTATAGATTTTAATTTTTCTATATTAGTTGTACTATTAACAGTTTTATGCATAGTTAATCTCAATATGTATAATAATACTACTAATATTACTATTGCTACACACTTAATCAACCATAATAGTTGCATAACCGACACCTTAATTCACCTCCTTTTACTATACTATTATATGTAATTATTGTATTATTTAATTTGCGCTGAAATAGATATCAACACAAGTATTAACATATGAATAAATGCTAATTTGAATGCTATAACTATAAGAGTGAGTATCATACTGAATCCTCTATTTTTAGGATCCTTATATGATTTAAAATCATCTATTAATGTATCACCAAATACGATTATTAGTGCGTATGATATAATCATTTCTATAAAATAATGCATTTCTAATCACTCTCCTTAAGTACAATTGTTAATAAAATATGCCCTGGTATCTTTACTTTATAATAATAATTCTCTACAACTTTACCTTCTGACACTATTCTATCCAATATATCTAATATCTTTGTGAACATATTTCTATCAGAGTGAAGTTCTATTGTAAATTCATTTCTTTTCATTTGAACTTTCCTCCCATGTTGCAGGTTCATCTATAGTTTCAAGTTTCTCGATTAACATCCTAACAACGCTAGACACTTCATGCACATGTCTACGTTCTGATAGATTAACCGCGGTTCTCTTTTTAAATTCAACTTCAATATCAATCCAATGTGTATTATAAAAACCCATTTTATACACACTATAATCATATATAAAGTATTTTTCATCATATTCTTTAAGCATTTTACCAAATGGTACTAAATCATCATCTTTACTATAAAACTTTGCTGTTAATATCATTTATTATCACCATCCTTTTTATATGTTATTATGATTTGACATGGTCTAGGGTCATCAGCATCATCGTGTTCAATAATCTTATCAATAGAGTACCCATCACTTAATATAGATTTTATATGTTTAACTACTTCCATAATCTGGATTCTGGCTATAGGATCCAAAAGTTTAATATTTGTCTGTCTTTTATTCTTCATGATTATCTTCCTTTTTAGCTATTTCTGATATTTTATTAATTAAAACTTCATAATCAACATCATCAAACCATTCTTTATAGTCCTCATCTTTATTTATTAATTCAATATGTATATCATAATGAGATTTATCTCCAGCTATACTAGATTCCACTATGCTAGTTATATTAAAATCTATTAATGCATGTGTTAATTTATACTCTAATAATAGCGCTAATATGGGTTTTGCATCAATATTTTTATTTATTTTAAAATCTAGTTTAACAATTTCATCTGCAAGACTTTTCTCATGCTTTTTATAATACTCTACATATACAAAATTTATATGATCACGCCAAAATTCACTATAAGACCCACACGCATGCTGTATGGACTTTGGGTATATACCATTCTGAATATTGGCCATCATTTTCATTGCAACTTTAGTTAAATCAAACTCATACTGTTTTCTTCTTATAATTTCAGTTCTATTCATTTTTAATTGCACCTCTAGTCATCTCAACTTGAACATTAAACTTATCTCCAATTTTAATAGTATTAAATTTATTAATATGTTCTATAACCAATCCTTCATCCAACATACCAGATAATTCATTTATAAATTGATACACCATTTCAGCAACCTCAGGTTCTAAATCACATAATGTAATTCTGTCTTTCAATATTTTCATTATTCATCGTCCTCCTTATCAAACTCTAACTCTACATTATACGGAAAATCATCATCTTTATCATAAGTTTTATATATACTTGTAATACTATATCCTTGCTCTAATTTCTCTTGAATTTCTTTCATCATACTATAGACTGCATCTCTTAATAATTCTGTTTCATTTTTAATCGTCAATTTCTTAGTTTCCATTTCTATCTCCTTTAGAATACTGTCAAAATACTAGTAGTCATAATCTTTCCATTTTTATTTAATGGACACATAATTCCCATTGTAGTAACAACTTGACCTAATTTATGTTCAAATTCTGTTGCAATTGTTCTATCAACAAATGCAAATTTATTCCATTCTAATATTAGCGGATATTCACTTATATCCATTGGTAATGCAATCTTATCAATACTTTCTGGAATATCTATATATGGGTCAAATGTTACATCAATACCAAAGACGTTATATATTTCATCTTTAGTTTCCATCTTATCAATTTGTCTTATTAAATCAACTCCTTCCTGTAAATTAAATTCATTAGCATCTGTCAATGCTTTAGCACTCTGATATATTTTAAATAATTCTTTTTTATCAGAGTTACTTACTTTGTACATATTCTTCTTATCAGTTTCACTCTCCTTCCCTTCTTTAAATTTCTCAGTTTTTGTTACAATACTTCTTAAAGCTTTCCATACAATAAGTTCCCATGCTTGATCGCATAGTTTATTAAACGTATCTGGTTGTTCTGCTTCAAACTTCATTAAGTTTTCTTTATCAAAGTTTAACTTTGCTACTCCAAAACTTCCAGGTACTTCAATAATATTATCTGGATATAATCTATTCCATAAACGTACAGCTTTAATTCTATGGTCACTCCATATAAGAGTATTATCTTTTGTTTTTAATACTGTTTTACCATCCAATAAGAACTTCTTAGATGTTACCATATCAAAAACCTCATCTGCAGTTTCTCTTATCTTATTAAGCACAGACTTATAATCAAATTCATTCATACTCTTCATAATATCATTCTTAACTATTTTAGCTACTTGTTCTGATATCATTGGGTTTTGGTCTGATTTAATAAAACCTAGTCCTTTAACTGCAAAACTATCTCTTCTCATAAAGTCTTTTATACTATAATTATAAGTATATGCCTTCTTACCACTAGCTAAGTGTATTTGGTCCATTACCATTTCACATTCAAGATCTATATAAGGTATTAAACTATCATCTATACCCTTAGCTTTAGCATAATTCTTAAGTCCTAACTTAATATTTCCTAAGTATATATTCATTAATATTAATATAACTACATTATTAGCTAATAATGGACTAGCATCCTTAAATATATCTGGGAATAATTCCATTATATGTTTTCTATCATTACTTAATACAGTAACATTACTGTCCGTGTCTGCCAGGCTTATATTATTTCTATGCATATTTTGTACAATATCCACCATAGTTGGCATATAAGTTCCTTCTAAGTAATCTCCTGCATAATAATAGAACCCATATGTAAGTTCTGTTATGTCTTTACATAATGAAGCTAATAATTCCTTCGTACGTTCATGTTTTACTGGATTTATCATTTCTCCACCATTTACTTCTACTATTAAATTATCGATTTTAGAGGCTTCTAATAGCGTTTTTAGACGTTCTTTAATAGAAGGTAATTCTAGTACCTTTGTAAGGTTATTACGCATATAAAGTACCTTTAAAGCGTTATAAGGCATACTTTCTAGTCTACTTTTTAAGAAACTCATTGCATAATAATTATCATAATGATATCCTAGCATAAATCTTATAACTGTATCTATATCTACGTCTGGTAATTGATACTTTTCACATATTTCATCATAATTAGATTCCAATACGGCATTAATTAAAGCTAAATGTGCTTGTATTACATAATATCTATAACCATTACCAAGAAGTTCATTTATTATAGATACAACCGCAATTATATTACGTCCAGATGTCGTAACAGTATCTGCAATATCTATATTATAGATATAAGCTTTAACAAATCCACCAAGACCATAAAATCCATTAAGTTTTACTTTAACCTTAGATTCTAGATTGGCATGTTTATTCTCTTTTATCTTATCACCTATATTAGCACTATTATTCTTAGCACGTTTCCATATTTGACGCACACCCATACCATTTATAAGCGTCCACCCAGTTATACTAGGTTTATTCTTATAAGAATGAATGCAAACACCATTCTCATTAAGAATAAGGTTATTTTGACTATTATAATAAAAATCAACAGCATTATATTTAACAGTATCGAAATATACACTATTCATTATTTCTATAAATCCATCTTTATAATGATTATTAAAGATAGATTCAAGTTTTTCTTTATCAATACCAGTAATCATATTTGCTTGCTTAATCCAATCTTGTTTAAAGTGCTCTTTGTTACTTAATACATTATCCATATACTCCTCCATATTTTAACGGTAAATAATATTAAATCCCCGATAGATTGTTAGTCTATCGGGGATATAGTTTTACTTTAATTTAAATTTTACATACTGATAAAGTGCGATTGTTTGTTCTAATAATCTCTTTTTATATAATAAGTTATTAGTTCTGTTATATATAATGTATAACACTATAGCAATACCAGCAGTAAAAAGAGATAAGTACACCATAATTATCGCTCCTGTTCTTTTTGTTGTTCTTTATCTTTAATATATCTTTTTCTGTCTTTAATGTATCTTTTATACTCTAATTTAACCATTTGAAGATGAATGAGTTGTTTTGCTGCACGGCTTGTAAAGCTGTATAAATATATTATTAATGGGATACTTATAATTATGAAAGCTATCATACACAATTTAACGAGAAAGATAAATATCTTACATATTAAAAGTACGAATATATTCATATATCTACCTTATTATATGTAATTATCTAGAACGTAATAACTAGCTCATCACGTTCTGGATAATACTTTATATTACCTTCTTTAAGTAATTCTATCTCATTATGATGTATAATATGTGCTTCATTTTTATAACCCATTGTATGTAAGGATTTATACGCAGCTTGATCTGATACAAAAGTATCTCCTCCATTATATATAGTTCCAAAACTATTAGCGTACACATTAGGTCCATATGTATATACAACTGGTCCTACTACAGAACCCATATATTGAGTTCCTAGATATCCACTATTATGTTGGCTATATTTTTTACGCAACATAGTTTTACCACTAAATGCAGAAGTTTCTACTCTAACAAAAATACATAGATTATCACTATTATAAACAGGTGCTATCTTCTTATCGTAGATAGCCGAAATCATATTATCTATATCCGTCTTTTTATATTCAGTTACAGATATATTGTGTAGATTTTCAATGAAGTAATTTGCTTCATCCACTTCAAATAAAACCCATTTTTTAGTATAATCTACTTTCTTTTCGCTAAGACCTAGTTCATCATTCTGTTTCTTAGTTAAGTACTCTTCATGTTGACGTATTATATATTTTTCATCTTCATCTAATTGATCTATTTCTTTTGCTAGAATTTCTTCTATATTAGCCGGTGGAGTATACTCCTTAGGCTTTGGTAATGGTTTAGTATCTCTAATCTTTATTAGTTCTTGAACTACAATATCAGCTAAACAGTTAGAATACTCGTCGTTTATTTGATATTGGAATGCATCTGGAACTACTATTCTGTTAGTGTCTATAAAATGAGCTTTATAAAATTCATCATCATTTAATTTGTCACTGTCTGAACTTATAAGAATTTTATCTAAATTAAATCCAAGACCATCTATTCTTATTGTCGATATAGGCTCTTTAACATCTGGCATATTATCAACAACTTTAGTTTTATCAGTTATTTTACCAAATATACTACAAGCTTCACAATAAGGATCTTTTTCTTTTACTCTTTCTACAAACTCTTTAACTTCTTTGTTAATCATTGTAAATATTATAGGGCTTTCCATTGTAAAAGTTGTTATATTATTGGCCTTACAGAATTCTCTTATTGCATTAGATAATAACTCATATAGGTTATGCACACTTTCGTCTACTAAACCTAGTTTTATATAGTACTCTAGAGTACGCATGTCTTCCAGTTTATGTTTCGATATATATGGTTTATATAAAAACATTGGAGTACTAGTTTTAGTTAATTTAGGTGCTTTACTATTCTGTTTTGTCATGAATACTAATTTCATCAATGTACACCTCCTTATCTATTAATTCTCTACTTCCATCTGGATTATAAATACACTTTTTATTCTCGTATTCTGGATGTTCTGCCCAAAATTCATCTCTTAGTAATTGTCTTATTCTTTCACGTTCACATAATTGATTAAGTCTTTCTATACCACCAGGTGTACGTTCACACTCATCATGAAATGCTGGACAATTCATCCAACACACACCAACATTTTTAACTATACAATTTTCACAACGTGGAAAATTCTTTATATTAGATAATACTACAGTAGAAGCTAATAAATGATCTCCTAGATTTTCAATTTCATCCATATTATGTTTAATATCAGCATATCTTATACAAGGAGATATAGTTCCATCATATCTAACTGTGATATCCTCGTCGAGACCACACATATATGGACTATGTTCCTTATCTATATCTTTACTAAAATACTCTGCATTGCCTTCATCATATACAGAAATATAATGTTCATATACTTGAGGTAAGTGTTCTTTACATAACATAATAAATTCAAACCATTCATTATTATCTTTAAAGTAATCTTCCATACTACGTAATGCATATATATGCCAATTATGTCCGCTTTCTGCTATAAATTTAAGATTTTCTACATATTCATCAAAATCTCTAAGAAGTAAACCATTAATACTAATATTAAATGAAACATATAATCCTTCTATTTTATTAACCTTTTCTATCATTTTACGAACAGACGGTTGCTTTTTAATAGTTTGATACGCATAATCTGTACCTTCTATACTAATAGTAACATGCCACATACGTTTCATAAGTTCACATGCTTTAGGATTATCAACCCATAAACCATTACTAATAATACAATAACGATATTCTGGATATTTATTCATAATATGTTCTATTAACTCTAAATTAAGAGATGGTTCTCCACCAAAGAACTCAATTTCTCCGTTGAAACCTGGTTCTTGTTTTATCTTCTCTATAGCTTTCTCAGCAGTTTCTATAGCCATGTTTTTCTTAGCTTTTTCTTTATGTTGGTAACAGAAAGAACATTTCATATTACAATTTTCGCTAACCAATAAAGATAAACCGTATTTATTTTCCATGCTAATTCCTCTCTATTCTTGGTAACCATATAGAGGTTCCCTATTTTCTAATAATTCTTTTTTCATCATATACATCATACGTTGTCTTTCACACAATAATTCCTGAGTTTCTTTTTTAAGATTTTTAAAAACTCCGGGATGTAATGAGCAGTGTTCTTTATTTTGAATCATACAATTCTTACAATTTGATATATAATCATTATTTATTATTTTATTAATAGTATCTGTATAATTATCTTTAAATGTACCAATTTTATCATCAAAATTCATATCAAATGGTATTATATTACCATTTGTATCAAATGTTAAATATGCTCCATCTAAATTATATAAGTATTGATTACCTGGATTTAAAAATCCGTCAGCAAATGATTCATCATAACCTATATATTCTTTATACATCTCTATATCTTGTTCTCTCATTTCATTTACAAAAAACCACCATTGTAAATTATCAGTCCAGTTATTATTATCTCCTAGATTCTCTAATATATTTACATATATTCCATGATTTAATAGATGTTTACGAAGTCTAACCATCTGCCTGACATCATCAACTTGTACTAAATCTGTCATAACCATAGAGAAACTTATTAATATATTAGGATTCTCTATTTTAAAGTTTTTAATATCATTCATTAAAAGCTCAAATTTATCAATTTTACGTATTTTCTTAGTTAGCTTTATAGTAGGTTCAATACTAATAACTATACTATCAAAATATTTACCCCACTTATGAATATTATAAGTAGAAGTTGCGTTTGTGTTTATTTTAATTTTCCATTTATTATATTTAGCATACTTTGCCATATCGATGAAGTCTTTATTTAATGTAGGTTCTCCACCAAAAAATATAATATTCTTATTACAATTTTCATCTGCACTATCTAGTATAGATTTAAATGTCTTAAATTTCATAAATTTATAAGGGTGAGTTTTTTGAAAACAGTAAGGACATTTAAGGTTACAGAATTCACTTATTAATAAGTTTAACCCATAACCGCCTATATCCCTAATATCAGTGATCATAATTAAATATGTAATCTAATGGTTTAGTACCACTAGAATGCAACTCCTTACATAGTAAGTACATTATTTTCACCCTTTCACAAAGAGTCTCTATTCTTTCAGTTTTACCTGCTAGCACAGATGCTTCAATTGCACCTGGACAAATAGGACAATGTGATTTATTTTTAATCATACAGTTTTTACATTTATCCCAACGATTATCATCTACAACGGATATAGTTTGTAAGTATGTATCTAACATCTCGGTATAAGATTTCTCATTAAATTTAACTTTACGATATTCTTTACCAAGGTAGTTACTACAAGGTATAAAATAACCATCTGACGTAAAACTTAAGCATTCTTCCATAGTACAAAATTGATTATTTTCAATATCTGCATTTTCAAATACATCTGGACTATAATTTATAAGACGTTTATATATCTCTTCATCGTGTTCTCTAAACCACATTATAAAATTATACCATTCAGAATTATCTTTAAAGTTATTCTTATCTGATAAATTTGGTAATAGTACATAATATATTTGACGTAATTGCCTAAGTAGCTTTATATGATTTATTATATCAATAAATTCTACCTCATGTCCCAATATAAAATCAGATACTACTATATTAAAGTATAATGTAGTTTTACTGTCTTTCAATAATGTTACTACATCGAATATAAAACGTTTTAAATCAGGTATCTTACGCATATATTTAGAAGTACTATTATTAGGTTCTATACTAACTATAAGACTATCTAATCTTTTAATATATTCTTTATCTTCTGGTGTAAAATTGATAAAATTCCCATTAGATGTAATACTATAAAGTAGTTTTGGATACTTATCCATTACCTTTTTAATAAGTTCAAATTCCAGAGTAGGTTCGCCACCAAAGAATTCTACATTTCTATTAAAGTATGGATTTTCTATAGCTTTGTCTATAATATCACATGCCAATTCAAATGTCATAGTTTTATTACTATGACAATTTCCTTGGTAACAATATGTACACTTAAGGTTACAATTCTCAGTTACATAAAGAGTGACTCCAAAACCATGTATAAGATCTTTTGTATTTAGTATAGTTTTATTTGCCATTTTTAATCCATTCCAATACTTTAATCATATTTTGCCAATTAAATCTTTTAAATCTATTAGCAGTTTTAATATGTCTACCTCTACAGTGGCAATCATTACAATTGCATTTACATTTTGCAGCAGACTCATTAAGAACACTCATCATAAGATCAAAGTCGTTATTATCTATATTAGTAACTTCTGGAACTTTGGCTGCTGGTACACTACCACCAACTCCTGCTGTAGCTTTAACACTATTAACAGCGGCTATAATCGCATTTATATGAGACGCTCTCATAAGATCTTCAGATAAGTTTCTAGGAGTAGTTTGACCTAGACCCCATTTAGCTTCCTGTTCTCTTAATTTTGCTACAAAAGCATTATAATCATTAATACTTGCTTTCACTATTATACACCTCTTTCTACTTGGTATATATCATTATTAACACCATTAAATTCATTTGTTACTATAACTGCAAGAAGTTTAGAAATATCATCATCGTCTGGATACTCTCTGTCATATACTAACATACAAACAGGTAGTTTTTCTGATGAATGTTCATTTCTTTTAAGATAATGAACTCCCATTTCTATATAATCGCTATAGAATATATTAATTTTAGGATTATCATATAATAATTTACTCATAAGATTAATATATTTTTCATATTCAGAAACACCTGTTATATTTATATGATTTCTATTTTCTGTTAAAGTAAATGGTAATTTATCTTTAATTTTATCATATCCTTCATTAAGAACATAAACAGTATGCTCTCCAGTCAGGTTAATGTCAGCTACATCTTTAGTAATAGCGTATTGAATAACCTTGTCTATATTACATATTTCAGTACCATCATCGGTTGATACTTTAATATTATCTAAATCAATTTCCATATCTTCCAAATCATGTAACATACTTGTAGCACTAAGGACTATATCAACATATTCATCTTCTGCATATATATTAAATTCTAAGAATTTATCTTGTATAAATTCATTATTTACAGTAATCATGTACTATTCACCGTCCTTAGTGAAATTAACATATACTCTTAAACTAGGTAGATTATTTATATCAGATTTACCGTATGTCATCTGTCTAGCTTCAGCTATATATGTTTCAACACTATACGCTCCTTCGGAAGTGTTAATAATGTTAATATCGTCTATATTTATTTCCGTAATAGATGATTTTAATTCATTTATTATATCGTTATAATAGATAAGTTTTTGCATAGGAGCGCTTATTTCTATATTAAGTTCTTTTCTTTTATTTTCATGTTTAAGAATAAATCTAGTATCTACAGTTGTAGATAATTCTAAAACACGTCCATCTGAAATAATCTTAACGTTCATTATTCCTCCCTAGTCATGTAACATTTTAAATGCTACATATTCTTTAATTCTATTAATTTCATTTTCCATTATTTTAGAATTATCATCACTCTTACTATTAAGATCTGCAGATAATTCTTCCATATTATTAGCGATTTCGTCTAGTTCTTCTTTTGTAATAGGATTAAATAAATCCATATTATATCTAGATGATAATGCTAAATATTTCCACCAGTTAACTTCACAAAAATATAAGTTTTGCTTTGTTATATCACCAGATTTATTATAGTTTGCCATCTTACAACTTGTACAAATAGTATTAGCTTTACATTCTTTACAATTATACAAACCTTTAAAATCATCTTGACTAAAAAGCTCCATATATTTGTCATCTAATGTTCTATCAGTTATATTACCCATTATAATATCATTACTTCCGACATTATAATGGCATGGGATTATATTACCATCAGTATTAACAGTAATATAATCCTTACACATTGTACAATCACAGCATAAACTCTTTTTATTTGAATCAAAACTAAATAAACCAAGTACAGATTTAAACATAAATGCATCTATTTGCTTTGATTCGTATAAATCTATAATCTTATTATACATATTTAATACATCCACTTTTTTATAAGCAGTATGTCCAGACTGGTCAAAACCTATTTGACTATTGCTTATAATATCTTTCATTTGTAAATCAAACAAAAATAAAACTAAGTCTGGTATATGTTCTATATTAGAGAGAGTAATAACTGTTCTAGTTGTAATACTTGCTGGTCCTAATATCTTAGATAACTCCATAAGATTACTAAATACTCTACCATAACTATTATCTCCGTTATAATCAATACGATTAGAATTAAAATCTTCAATTCCATCTATACTGACTTGAACCCTTACTCTATCTTTTATAGACATATACCATTCTAAAATATCTTCACTTAAGTCAAATAAGTTTGTACAAATATGTATATTTCCATTATAGTTTTCTGTTATTCTTTTTAACTTTTCAATAGTAAACCTACTAACAGGTTCACCACCAAAAAGAGTTATATCATTAATTCTATAGTCTTTTATCAACTCTAATATATCATCAATTGTATCGTCTGAAATAATAGTATTTCTTTTATTTTGAAAGCAATATGTACACTTCAAGTTACAACTTTCGGTTACTATTATTTCCAGACTTGTAATATCTTGAATCCTCATTTAACTTTGATACGTACCTTTCCAATTCCTTCTGTATTCTTAGTTTCAACTGCAACTCCAATAATATCATCATTGATATCAGCAGCTATTCCTATTCCTGGAATATCACTAAGTCCAACAGCTTGACCAGCTTTAACTGTTCCATGAACATATACATTTACTCTTCCAGCCAAACTTATAGGAACAAACCCAGGTCTAGGCTCTCCACCAAGTAAGAAACCATACTCATCAGATACAACTCCAACTAATGGGCCCTTTCCTTTAGTAGCTATAGTATATGTTTCCTCTTCGCTATCTAAATCAAGCATTACTATATACCCAACAGGTATATCTATACCAGCAGCAAATAACTCCGCTAAGTCATTGGCATTCCATTTAGCACCGATAACACGTGGAGCACTCATAGTACCAGAAACTGATAAGCTACCAGCTATAGATACATGTCCGGAAATATGACCACCAGTTTTATCATATTTGGTATTTAGAGTATTACGTATCGCTTGGATATCACTTTCTATGCTCATAATTCCTCCTTAACTTTTTACTAGAACTCTTACAAGTCCATCTTTACTATTGGTAACAGCATAACCTACAAAATGGTCGTTAGGAACATCAGACGCATATCCAGGCAATATATTACTTAAGTATACTTTAGAACCCTTTTTAATATCAAGAGCACATTTTACATACACTCTTCCCTTCAATGCTACTAAACTCTCATTTTCATTCTTAGGTTGCCCTATAATCATACCAGTATCCTCTTCTGTAACTGAAATACCTATTGTAAATATAGCGTCATCTGCAAAGCATGGCTTATATACTTCATTTTCAGGATCATATAAACTTAATATTAACTTATCATATTTATGTTCTGTATTTACATACTCAGACATATCGTTAAAGTTAGCAAACGAACCGACCCCTCTAATTTCTCCACCAGCACTTAAGTTACCAGCTACACTCATACTACCACTAACAGGTCCTCCGCCTTTATCATATTTCTTACTTATTAAGTTTACTAATATTCTCAATGTTTGAGCAGCATTATCTGCAGCATTAGTTTTTCTAGTAAGAATTATAGATTTAATAGCGTATACTACACCAATATTATAAGCATTTCCAGCAGATACATGGTCACCTTGAAGTGATAATGGCCCTCTTCCAGGGTCATGGTCTACTCCACGTCCTAAGTCAAGCATACGTTGGAACATACCTCTCATATCAGGAACTCTATTAGTACCTAATACTCTATATAGGTCTGGGTATGCGTTTGTATCAAATGCACTACCATCACATATTAAATAATCCAATGGTATATGGTCATAGTTAGGGAATGTAGCAATAACTCCAACCGGGGTAGTATCTGCCGATCTTCCTTCTAACAGGTCTTTAACTTGGTCGTTTAATGCATCAAATGCAGCTTTAAGTTTTAATAACGACACAGTTTCCTGTGTACCGTCTTTCTTATGGAGTGTTGCTTCTACGTCATTGTAACTATTGATAGTATTTGTAGTAAATATTTGACCTTTTACATACAAATTACGTAACATCTCAAGTTCATGACTATCGTCTGCAACTTTAAGTCTATCATTATCCTTTCCTATATACATCATATTAACAGGTTTATTCTTACTGTCATATGTTGTTATATAAGATTGCCATGGGTAACTAAGAGCCATTTCTGCATATGATTCTATTGTATTATTAAAATAAGGCTTGCTACCTATTTTACTAAGGTCTAGATTCCCTTCATGGTATATACCTTCAAGTGCATCTATTCCCATATACATATGCTTAGTTAAGTAACCAGCAGGTGGGTCTGTACTCCAAGTTCTAGTATTATTATCATATTTTAAATAAGGAGGTAAATTATCACCTTCATGTTGATATTCAACCCAGTTATTATCACCGAATTCATTATCTAAAGCTTGTTTAGTCATAGGAACTATAGAAACTTTACGTACAACTACTTCTCCGAGCATAGCATGCTCTTTATTTAGATAATAGTATTTTATCATAATTTCCTCACTTTATTCTACGCCAAGAAGTTGGTCTTACAAATGGATATTTCCAACTACCGTCGGCATTTCTTTTTTGTTTTCCTCTAGTAATAAAATACACGCTATTAACAACTGGTTCCCATCCAGTATCCGGGTATGTAACCGCAGGATGTTCTTTATTACTTACAAGTATTATACTACCAAGAGGAGGTGGACTAATTCCTATTTTAGCCATAATAATCACCTTATCCTAATGCTTGGTACATCTTACTTAATAAAGTTTGATCTCTTTCAAGCATTTTAAGCATATAACCATTAAACATACGTCCTCTACGTAATTTAGCTACCATAACAGCAACTAAATAAGGCATATTATCTAATATATAAACACCACTATCACCAAGTCCAGTAACAGCAGCCATTATAAGATCTCTAACAGTCATATTAGTTTTAGCAATTGGTGGGAATTCTGCTATAATAGTATTTACTAAGTCATCTAATGATAACTCTTTTCCACTAAAGAAATATTCATGTTTGATTTCTAATGTACGGTACTTATCTATCCCGTATCTAGTACTTTCAGCCAAGTCTTCACCTTTAACTTTTCCATTAAAGAAGAAATATTTAATTATAAATCTAAATTTTTCTCCATCAATTGGGTTAGCAAATGCTCTACTGATAAGTTGACTAAATACATCAGTATAAAGTTCGCTCATAGAACTTACAACAGTTGGGCTATTAAATATCTTTTCAGTTTTAAGAGCTACATATGCACTTAATAAAAGATTATATAATACTTCAAATCCACCAATTATTTCCATTTTATTATTTAAATTTCCTTCAGTATCAACTCCGTTGCTTACTTTGATATAACGACTTAAGTTTACAAATACTTTATTTATTGTATTTGTACTTTTATCTACACCAAAAGCAAAGCCAATAGATGAAGAGACATCATTAGCACGACACATAATGATATCTCCACGTTCTACTGCACTATAAACACTACGAAGAAGAGGTAAGTTTCTAGTTTTCATAAGTTCAAATTCTAACTTAAGGTCAGACATTTTGATTACATTATTAACAAAACTTAAATCTAACTTATTTTGTATACTAGCATTTATAGTATTAACAACATCAGATGCCGAAAGAATAAGCCTTTTGGGCGATATTCTCATTTAAAACACCTCTTTTAATTTAATCTTATAGATGATCAGTTATGTATATCAATTCAGGTTCACTACGTGTTCCGTCCCATCCATATACATGAGCAGAACCATTATATCTTCCAAGGTCGCTTGGTTTAATGAAATAACCTGTACCTCTGTTAGAATTATCTACTCTTTGAGTATACACTTCATGTAATTGTAACTTCTTCAACTTAGTAAGTTTTTTCTTCTTAGGATCATATCCTGTTACTTCCATACCAAATTCATATGTGTTATAGTCATCAGCTTTAACGAAGTAAGGTTTAGCAGGGTTTTCTGTTAATCTAACTTCTGTATTATATGCTGCATATTTACCAGTTGGTGGTTCAACTCTTGAGGTAGTTATTGGAGGTAATTCAGCTAAATCTGCTGGGTCTGGAGCAGTTGCACTACTGATTTCTTCTTCAGTTACTGTTTCTGGTGCTGGAGCTGCTGCAGGACTAGGTGATGCAGTTGCTGCTGAACTAGCCGGTGTCGCTTCTGGTGTAACTACTGCCGCTGCTGCAGGACTTGTTGCACTTTCTACAACGGGACTTGGTCCAGCTGCACTTTCTGCAATAGCAGATCTTTCTCCACCAGATACATGACTAAATGCATGTGCTCTTGGTACTTCTCCTCCTATAGGTCTAACCGGTGACCCTGCTGGAGCAGGTCTAGGCCCTGGAATATTACTACCAGCTGGACTAACACCTGTTGATCCTACTACTGCTGGTCCACTACTTCCTATAGTAGGTTCTTGTTTACCACTATTATTATAAGCATCTAATTCAGCTTCTATGAATGTTTTAATATCAGGATGTTTAGTAATTGGTTCTATTGGAGTTCCACTTGCAGCTTGTACTAATTCATCATATTTTTCTAATGTTTTACCTGCAATTATTTGTAAATCAGATAATCTCATTACACCTTTGTATTTAGCATTTTTTCTTACTAATCTAAGAGCTACGAATAATTTTACAGATTTTTTAGGAGTTCTAAATCTATTTACATAAGATTCACTGTTATCTGATATAACTTTCTTATATGTAGTTACAACTTCTTCTGGAACCGAATCTCTGTCAGGAACCCAAGCGTCTTCTTTAGCAGCTTCAAATGCTCTAAATCTATCACGTTGTAATTCTTCGTTAGATTTATACTCCTTAGTTTTCTTTTCATTTGGTTTAAGAGGGTATACTTCATGTGTTACCGTAGTAACTTCAGTACCTCCCATACCAGTTGAATCTGGTGCTATATTTTTTTCAACTTTTGCCATAATTGTCTCCTCCTTTAAGGGTTAATTTTGTTATAAATAGGCATTTTATAACAGGGAGGTTGTTTTTTAGCGAATGGTAAATAAAATAAAATCCCCAATAGACTAAACATCTATTGGGGATAATAATTTATCAAGAATCTGCGAAGGAATCGTTAAATAGCCATTTAACGATTACATATACTAATGTAGATAAGTAGACGTAGTCTTACATACACCTATTTATCAAACCTAACTCCCCAGTTAGAGATAAACTAATTTGAAGGGAGGTGCATAATATGTACTATAATGATATCTACGCGTTACGTCATACTGTAATGCAAAGAAGCATTAGTAATTATGCAGATTCTTTACGAAATCAGAATATATCAAAAACTGATTTCTATAAGAAAATGTACGATTACATTTATAGATGGCACGAAATCAAAAAATCATCATCTATAAATGCTGTAGATACTAACATTAGAGAAGCTGCAGTAGAAGATTTAAATTATCTTAATCTTGTACTGAAAGATGTATCTAAATTAGCATCTTAATATCGTATTAGAATGTAGATTGCCGAGTTCGCTACCTTGGATCTACATTCTTTTTTGTTAATTTTAATTGCGATAAATAATAAGGATATCCCCATGTATATTAACATGGGGAATTATAACCTTATTAATTTTTAAGAATCCGATCGTAGGAATCATTAGTTAGTAATTTAATGATTACATATACTAAGATAGAATAACTAATATAATTTAGTTATTTGAATTCCTACGAAAGGAGGTTTCTATTGTGGATACACTACAAAAATTAGTTATCGATTACAATGATACTATGTCTAATAGTATTTACGATTACGCTGTTTTGAATTCTAAGCTCCCAGCTGACGAATTTAAAAGTGTTATGACTAAACATCTATTGTCATGGAAATCAAAACTGATTGATATGTCTAATAGTAAATTTGTAGATCCTATAATGAGACAAGTAGCAGCTATTAATTTATACGATATAGATAGCAGACTACGTGTTACGTCATAAGGATGTATCCAATTGAATGTGGGTCTTGACCACCCACATTCTTTTTTGTTAATTTTATTTAGGTATTTTACAATACATAACTACACGACAATAGAAGAATGGTATCCATCTATTATGTTCTGCTTCTGGATGAGCTATAAACTCTTTAAATACGATATTATAGTTACCAGGAACATTTTTCCATTTACGTATATCAGCTTCTGTTATAGTTGCCGTAGTTTCTTGCATTTTACCAAATACTTTAATGTCAATACCATTCATATTTTCTACTATATTAGTATCTTTATCTATTTCTATAATAAAGTAGTTATCTTTAAACATATTAGTAACGTTTATGCTAGTAATAAATCCACTACTAATATTATTAGGATTTCTAAAGATAGTTGTAGGAATATATGTTTTACATCCATTAAACATTTCTATAAACGATAAGAAGTTAGAGAAATTCTTACCTATATATTCCATAGGAATAAGCCTATCTGGAATACGTTCTAAGTTTATACAGTTTGTAAAACTTCTTCTATAGCTGTTATTAGGATTCAAGTATTCATTTCCAGTATTTATTATATTTATAAGAGCTTTACGTCCAAATAAGAAATAATCAGCATAAATACTGTATTTATTTTCATTATTAGAGTTAAACCACTTAAATCTAAATGCATTTTCTGGAATAAATCTTACCTTTACATGTTTAACAAGATCTATTATCTTTGCACTATAAGTTTGTATTTGCTTATTACTAAGTGAACTATCTATACGGACTATCATGTTGAAGAATGCTTGTTTTGTATCAAATTGACCAAAAGATAATTGCATTATATGTGTATCATTACCTTTCTTATAAAGCTCAAGCATTCTATGTATATCAAGTGTTCCGCTTATAGTACAATTTATATATTGCCCACGATGGTTTATAACATGATTATTGACAAGATCTTTAGGAACTATTGCATCTGTTCCAATATATGATTCATCAATTGCATCGTTATTAAGAACTAATAATGGACAGAATGCATATGTAAAATCATTTGGAAGATATCCCATAAATACTATATGAGGTCTTAACACTATATTAGGATTAAGCATGTCTTTATGCTTTCCTATAGAGTTAATGACATTATCAAATAGTATATGTCCTTTAGAAGGCTCTGATGCACTCCATATAGGCATATCTGATATATCTTCGTATTGGATTTTACTATTAATATCAACACCGTTTAAATATTGAGGAACAGCTTTAATATAAGACCCTGCAAACATTCCAATAAACATAAGTTTCTTATCAGAAAGTTTTCTATCTTTACACCATAAATGATATTTTTGGAATACTTTTGTAGATACAGTAAATCCATTATTATTACCACAGTTAGCAAATAATAGTGGAACTATATGATCTTTGGCATTTGATGTTATCTTTTGTTTACACCAATCAAGCCATGAGTCATCATTATTGTAGTATTTTTCTAAGTATTCATTTTTAATTTCATCTGGCATGCTTTCTAATACTTGGTATGCATTATCTAGCGTATTTCCATACATAAGTTCATACATATCTCCACATATAGCATCAATGCCTTCAATTCCATCATTAATCCAGCTATTTTCTTGAGTTATAACAGGATCTTCGTCATTATTATCTGCCATACGGAACATAAGTGCTGCTATTTTATGGAATTCATTATCTGTAAGTTCTGCTACCTTACGTATTGGAGTAAGCATATCAATATTCCATTTAGTTTTAGTATGAGAACCTGCAAATGTAGAAATAAAACTTACACCTACATTAGAGTTACGTTTAGAACGAACTTCTTCAAACATATTATTAGGCATTTCTTTAATACGTCCAAATGTTAGTATAAGTGGCACTATATTAGATAGATTATTACCTCCGGCTTTATAAGATTCCACAAATCCACCTATATCATATTTATCTATAAATGGATTCATACGAGTAAGTGATTGATATGTAAAACTGTCGTCAGAAATACATACAAATGGAAGATTGATTTTTACAACTGGTTCATGTTTATCATTTTGATTTGTTGCAGGAATAATACGCACTATCCAGTTATATTTAGCAGATTTTATAGTAATTTCTGCACGATTTATTTCTTCTACAATAAACGTATTATTTTCCATAATAATATTTATTGGGTCCCATCCAGAAAGAATTTCTACTCCGTTAACTTCAATTGAAAGTCCTTCTTCTTTAACAAGATGAGAAGGGTCGTCTATTAATGGATAAAATTCAAATGTACATTCATTAAGTTGACGTCCATTTTCAACAGACTCAAATTCAAATATATTTATAACTCCAAGAGTATCTTTTGGATTTGATCTAGTAGCAGGAATATCAAATGTTAGTCCTGTAAGAGCACTAAATGTATTTCTACTATACATTTTATCAGGAGAACTTACTAGCACATCATGTGGAACTTTAGGAGCGTCTGCTTTAACTTTATTTAGATATCCATATACATCACGAGCATAACTATAATGATTAAGAGGTATAAGTTTATCTATCATTGTACCTTCATACGACTTATCACTATTATTATTATCTTTTGTTACATTATAGTATAAATTTTCAAAGTTTGATGTATACTGGTCAACAAATGCATCAATAGGATTTACTCCAAGTATGTTAGCTTTTGCACCACTCGGATCAACAAAGTCTGGAATTAAATATGCACTAGTTTTATATTTTTTATTAATACTAGATACTGGCCTACTTAAATTAGTCATTCTAGGAAAATATGAATAAAATTTAGGTATATTAAAATAGCTTTTATAACCATTTGATTGATCAGCTGTATCGAATATATTATTAGCAGATATTACTTTAAATTTTCTATCATTCGAAAATTCTGATTCAAAAATAACGTGAGTATTTTTAAATAAATTATTAAAGTTATATATATTGTGCTGATCATATGTTTCAATACCATAAAACATACTAGTTCCGTGATTAAATCTAGTCCATTTATTGTTGTAACGAGGTCCAGCTAATGCTCTAACGTGTTCTATGATTCTATATATATCTGGTTCACGTTGAATATTCGCACGTGCTATATCATTTAAACCTTCTGGTATATTACCACCAACTTTATTAACCAATATATTAGGGTATACATTTGCAATAGTAGATTCATTATAACCATATGTGAATTGACCGGTTTCTGGTGAATCGTGGTACATCCATAAACCATAACATGCATCTCTATAACGTATTTTTAAACTAACATCTGACATTCCACCCCATCCATGCGCGGTTCTTGTCAATATTTCTCTATATGGTATTCTCTGTATATAATTCGGAGATGTTGGTTGTATTATTAGATCTCCAAATTCATCTCTATTATATGAAATAATGCTAGAGTTCCACATACCATTAAAATTCATATGTAATCTCATAGTTGCTATATTGTAAGTATCTTGATAAATTTTCATAAATTCACCAGAACCAACTGTATATACAATAGGTCCTTCATAGTATCCATTTGTACTTATCCATCTAGTAATATTAGCAGGAGTACCTGTAAAATAATCTGTTAAATGAATAAATGCCCCTTTATATTGACTTGCTTCACTATCTTGTCTATGTACTATATTTCCGGCAGTTCTAATATTCCACCAATTAGGTCCATTTGTAAGACCTAACTTTTGTGCAGTATTCGCAAATAGTAAAGTATAATGTAAACCTATGACGTTAGGGTAGCTATACATATCATCGAATATAATTTCCAATCCACTCTTACCGTCTGTTAATTCCCCATTTCTATTAACATTTGTTATAATATTAGTTTCTGTTCTAATATTAAATTTAGTTATACGAGGTATATTAGCAGCTTGATACGAATATGAATCACCAGTGTATATATGCATAAATAATATATTAAATAAATTATTTCTAATTTTAGTATTATCTGGTAAGTTGTTATTATAGTAATAATTCATAGCACTAGTCTTAATTGTATCACTATATGGAACAGTTTTATTAGCACCACGTAATGACATCTTAACGAATTCTGGGTATTGATTTATACTAGAAAGGTTTATAATATTACGGCTCATATTTAAACCATGTTGTGTATTTCTATAATCAACTGGAATATAGTCTTTACTATAGTCGTTATTTATTCCAGCATACCATTCTGCACTTTTGTCCAGTACTCTACCATAATTAGTAGCAATCAAATGGTTACCCATTTCCCCTTGTCTATTTATAGATATAACACGATTAATATTTCTATTATAAACATTTGATATATTAAACGAGTCATTATCTGTTATAAACTTATAGTTTTGTCTGAATCTATTATAAGTAGATATACTATGGTAATATACTTGCTTAGAACCACCATTAACTGGCAGTCTACTAATATGATACTCAAATACATTTCTAAATCCAAGAGTTCTACTCATAGATACTTCATATATCTTACATGGGTGTATATAATATGCATCTCTCCAACTTATAGCATAGTTACTAGTAAGTGCTGGTACAGTCGGCGTACTAGCCATTTTATAATTTAATGCAAATTGGTCTGGCATTAAGTTTAAATTATTAACATTAGGTCTATTCTTTTGTGCTAATAATATCTTTATATAATCTTTTGGATCTCTTGTATAGTTATCTTTTTCAACAGGAAGACAGTCAGAGTCATTATTTATTCCATTATACATATCAACCCAACGTATATCATCCAATATATCATCATTCTTCATATACGCATTATTACCGGCATATTGACCTAAGTTATTATTATAATCCATAAATACGGTATATTTAGTAGGAACATTTATTCTAAACTCACTACGTTCATAAGGTCCGCTAGCAATAGCAGCAATTTCTGGTTGTGTTATATTTATAGGAGTACTATAAATATTACTCATATATTGTGCACCACGTCTATAAATGTCGAAATATGTTTTATTACTATAATTTATACTATTTTCTAAACTTATATATGATGGGAACCCACAATATAAGAATAAGTTATTCCATTCATTATCCCCTTTAGTTAAAACAAATGTACTTCTAGTGTCACTTTGTGGATTTTGTGGAACTGCGGGTGGAGTAGCAAATAACCCAGTACCTTTACTTCTCATATTCTTTTCAGTATGCATAAATGCAATCGCATCATCATAGTTAGTAGCACGTTTATATACAGTTATATCATTATAGTTAAAGAATCTACTATTACTGTAAACTATATCTTTAACCATATTAAAATTACGCTTAAACTCAACAGTATTAGGAGTCTGATTATCTGTAAATGATGGAAGTTCTCTACGACTCCATAAAGTTTTAACTTCATTATTCTTATTATCATTTGATCCTAATACATAGAATACTGGTGGAACTAACATTCCAGTAATCAGGCCGGAACCGTCCCGTCTACTCATATTCCAAGGAGATGGGAATGGAGTAAACTCTGCAGATTTAGTATAATCTCTGTTATATGCCCCATAATTTTCAAGTCCTATATCAGTACGTTCAAAGAATGGACTATCCATGAATTTTTGATAATCATATACCATTAATAAGTTATTAGCATGTTTTAATGTATCACTACGATATCCAAGCCATTGGTCTCCACGCTCTGCAACTTGTTCTGACCAATCTTCTATGATTTCTGGATATGCATTTATAGGATATTTTGTATCAATATAGAAAACTATATAATTATTAGGTATTATTTGTCTAGTATCTAATATACGAACATTCTTATATCCGGTTGTATAACTATATTGCTTTTTAGCTTTACGAGTTTTATCTCTATAGTTATAGTATTGAGAATTTTTATCATATGGGTCTATATTACCAATTATACCAGTAGCTCCGTTTACTTTAAGTTGGAACCCGTCATTTTCAGACCATAACATATCATTAGTACCATAACCAGCACCTAAATAATAAGAACCACGTTGTGGAAGTACAATTTTATCAACATAACTCATAAGTACAGACTTAATATCAAAGTGATTATATTTATCCCCACTACTCCATTTATAAGAACGACCAAAATAGTCATTTTCAAATGGAATATATTGATATTTATGTTTATAAATTTCTGTATTAGTACCAGTGTTTATCCACAATACATTTCCAAGAGTTTCTTCATAGAAGTTTTGCTTATAGTCAAGTTTGTCATGGTTAAATCCTTTAATTTGATTAAAGAATGCCCATGCTGGATGATATGCTATAATTTCACTCCATCTAGTATTATTAGATGTATGAGGGATTTTAGTTCTCTTAGTGATATCATCATCTGATAAGTAAACGCTCTTAGGTGTTTCTGCACCTTTAGATAGCAGGTCGGGAGAGATACTGTCAAGACCATAACGTAAAGGTTTAAATATTATAAGGTTTCTATACCATTTAGGATGATACTTAATTTGTATAAGTTTCTTTTGGTCTTCTGTTAAATTTGTATTACCTAAAAATATTCCGCTAGTTTGTCTTAACTTTTCGTTTATACCTTTCATAACAGTACTCCACTGTACACCATTCCATGATTCATTCTCATATGACTTCATAACTACTGGTGCAAACTTTTCATCCCAATATGATATCCACATTTCCATAATTTCATCAGTTTGCCATCCAACAAAATAATTTGGAACCCAACTTACAAATTTAACTACATTTCTAAATTTCATTTTACCAATTTTCATTCCATTTATATTATCAGATAGTGTAGATCTATGATAGTTATATGATGCGCCGGTCATTGGTTTGTAATATTTATTACATAGAATAGTAACTATTGCTTTTTTATTAGCCATTCTGATAGCTTTATTTTCATCATTTCTAGGAGCTTTGTAATAAACTAATTGCTTACCTATAAAAGCATTTTTAGTATTAGTATAAACACGTCTAATTTCATCATCATGGTAATCTTCATCATTAGTTCTATCATTACCTTCATTCCAAGGCATTAAAAAGTTACCTTTAGTACCTAAATTTGGAGATATATTATTATCTAGCAACGCTGTAGTAAATGCAAAATCTTTAATATTACCATTATATGTAAATACAGTATTAGTATTTCCAGCTGGTTCTATTATGTAGCAAATTGATTCACTATTAGTAACAGATTCTATTCTTAATGACGATACATATTTATTATCCCAGATATAATCTGGTATAACTTCTACTTTCGGTGGTAATACCACTATCTGAGTAAACATGCTATGATATAAGCTTTGTGGTACAACTTTTAAATTAGTAAATTTAGTTATTAAATATGATGGTAAATCCCCAAACCAGTTTTCAAATAATCTATCACCAATAACTTCAACTTTAGAGAAATCAGGGTGATCAAAGAATTTTAGTAACCAGTTAGATCTGTTACCTTGAGACATGTGTGCTCTAACACCATCTGCGTGTTCAGCATAAGTTGATAAATGATACATATCATCTTTATTACTCATACGAGGGAATGCTCCAGTTATACTAACTAAATCTAAATGGTCTCCATTGAGATTATCATTTATATATATAAATTTATTAAATTTTCTAACAGTTGCATCATCTAATGATGGATGGAATCCTTGAAAAGTGTATTCTTTATTAGGATCAAATACGTAGCTAACATATATCATTTCACCTATTTTAATATTTCTTAAACCATCTATTAAATTCCTAAAATTTTCGCTATTTATAATTTGTCCAGGTTGGGCAATATATTCATAGTTATTATAATTAATAACGATTTTTTCGTATGATGCATATGGTAAATACAAATCTAAATTATTCCATTTACCTTGTATAACATCTTTACATCTATAACCAAATGTTAATGTATTTTGTGTATAAGCGTATTCTGGTGATAGTATATGATATTTGAATCTAGTGTATTTATCTTTATATATTTCTCTAAATTTATCTTTATCTAAATCGTTTACAAAGAAACTAAATCTAGGTTTTATAATAACATCAAAATCGCTTCCAACACAATACGCATTAGTCATATCATATTGCTTACGAGTATAGCTATGAGGTGCTGTATACCATCTATTATTAACATTATGCTTCATGTCATCTAATTTATAAGCTAAATCTTTATTAAATATAAAAGCACGCATTTCTGCTTGGAATCCAACTGCACCATTATTAACATGAGGCATTAATGGTTCCCAACCTTTACTACTTGGGAAGTTATCATATACGTCTTTATCGTCTACCATTGGTCCGATAAATGTAAATTCGTCTGTTAAACTATCAAAATTATTAGCAATATTTGCAGCATAACAGTCTACTTTAGTAAGATATGCATATGGGTTTTTACGTGGACTATATTGTTGGTTAGCAGTCATATAATATTCAAAGAATTTCTTATACGCATCATCCGTTAAACTAAATTTATTCTTAAGATTAGTTAATACTGGGTCGAATATCTTATCGGCCTTTACAACAGCTCCCATACGATCTAATATAAAGTCCCATTTACCATGTGGCCCATATAAAGTAAATAATACATGAATTAATGCACCTATATCACGAGGTGTATTATCATCTGTAAATAAACTAGCATATTTACACATATTAGTAATATCATTATCTTCAAAGTTTACTTCATATGTATCAATAAACTCTTTAATTTTATTAGCAAGAACCATTCTATCAATATTAAATTGGAAAACAGGCCCGAGAATTTCTGTAACTTGAGCTCCTCCTAAGAATAATAAAGGAGATATAACAGGAACTTGCTTAAATGATGTCTGATTATTGAATAAATGAGTATATTCTGATTGTACCATAAAACATCTAGCATTAAATCCAGAACTAGTTACATTATCCATAGTATCTAATGTAGCTTGATCTAATAACTCTCCTGGTTTATAGTCGATTTTAAACTTTACTATATAACTATATGCAGTGTTATCTTCATTAGGTATTTTTGCTACAGTATAATAAGATATCCATCCTATATTTTCAACATAATAAAGATTTCCTTCTGTTAAATTTTCATCCACATTTATAGTAAACTCTATATGATCAACATCAAGATTCTCGTCTGAATCTATTGCGATAAATGTATGTTTACCATATGGCATTAATATAGCTAGGTTATTCAAATCTTCAATCATAAAAGATTGCACACCTATATCCATATTCTTCATATAGTTTAAGAATTTAGGGAATTTCTTATCAATATCAGCAAATAAACGTTTATCTATCTCTTTATGGATATTACTGTCTAATAAATCAATAGCTCCACCTTGCCAATTTGCTTCTATTATAGATTTACAATCATCTAACGACAACCATTCTTGACTCGAAGTACCATTACATACTTTATGTAATATGGTAGCTGCTACATCTTTATTACGTACCATATTATCTTCGATACGTATATCGTTATCCTTATATGGTATTATAGTTCTATTGAATAATGCATAACGTTTTCCAGTAAATCCACTAAAACTTAGTTTATTTTGTCTTGTATAACAGCTGTTAGTTTCTGTATCAATTAAATCAATCTTTTTCCAAGATTCTAATCCAAAATTCATACCAGTACTGTTAATACCCATAAAGAATGCTGGTAATACACCTTTTTTCATAAGTTCATGTGAACCAACGAACATATCAACTGGTTTAATTTTATTATTATCAATATCAGTTGCAACTTTATAATGAATTGCTAAAGGTGTGTTAAATGCACTATCTTCTCTATGTATCATATATTTAGTGTTATCAGGATAGTTGATTTCAAATGGTTTCATGCTGATAGTATTTTCATCTAGTTGTGGATTTCTATTAAATTTACGATTAGCCGTACTATTATCAATTTCATTTGAAAAATAGTTACGCATAGTTACAATATCTTTCCAAAATCTAGTATAGTGTATATAGCTACTAAGTTTGATATGATCTTCAAATGAACTCTTCTCTGTAAAATCAAAATCTAACTCACTATACGTTGCACCATTATGTCTACCTGTCCATACACGATCACCATAAACTGTATATACAAGTGGTTTTAAATTATTACTAATTAAATGATTATTCAAACTTAACCTATCATTAAAAAAGTCCTTATAAACTAACATGATATACTCATAATAAAATAAATTATCATCATCAGCTCTAGTAAATACTCCTAGTATAGATGAATTTAAGTACTTATTAGTGTATAAAGATCCCCAGTTAAACAGGTATAAATCAGTTAATACTGTGGCATATTTAGTATTGTCATGAAATATCATATAATCAAATAATTGATAAAACTTATTCTTTGTTGTATCAGTCATCGTCATTAGAGGATTATCTGCTCCGAAATTAAACCTTTCATTAAACTTCCAATGTAGTTGATCATCTAAATTATGTGTATATTGTAATGACGCACTAAACGTAAATAAACGTTTTCCTATTTTAGGCATAAATCTTTTTGTATTCTTGTCTATTTCGAACATAGTTTCATCAATATCAAGTATTTCATCAGTTTTATCAAATCTTTTACAATCAGAGTTCATAAAATATTGAGGAAATACATTATAACTACGACTATCCATACCATATACATCTTGAGCATTTTTATAATTATCATAAATATTATTGTGGATTATCATAGCTTACTTCCTCCTTCCAGTTATCAAATATAGTAATAGTTTTATTATAATCTATTATCTCTTTATATTTAGTTTTAACAGCAATATCAATTTTATCAGACGGTATATATTCACGTTGAAAAAAGATAAATTCTTTAGCTATATCAATATACGATGACTGATATGGTGATATATAGATATGGCGATAACCTTGTACAGTATAATCATATACAAGTTCAGTATTTGATTGTAAACTCTTGCCTATGCCCCTATAAATATAATGTACATAATAGTTCTTTCTATTAGTACGTATTTTATCACCGGATACATCTATATTATTTATATTAAATAATGTTTCAACATCCAACTCATAAAGATCAGTTCGATAATTATCTTCTGTCTGAGATTTGCGTCTATAAAATATTTCTGGTCTATAATTATATAATTTTCCATGAGATGCAATTGCATTAAAATCTTCATGATATGAATAACGTGCTACTCTACCATATCCTTCATTCATAAATGATGATAATATGTAATCAAAGTCTAAATCTAGATAATATCTATGCCTATTCGTCTCACTAAATTCTAGGAATGGATTATAATTGTCCATTTTACCAGGTTCTCTAAAGAATGTAACTCTAGGTATACCATTTAAAACACGTTTCACATTAACTGGGCTATATACTATTATAGGATTTTTATCTGTAAATGTTTGTCCTCTAAATTCCTCTTCCCTCATATCAATAGATACTTCTGGAAATTTTTCATCTGAAATATCGATACAAACTGGTAATAAATGCATATTAACTTTAATTACCGCATTTTTATCAAGTTCACCTACTGCAGTTAATAATCTATTATCAACTGTATGGTTTCTTTGTAGACTTTTTGCTATTGCATGATTTACCATATCCCAGAAGTTATAACAAAACATATTAGTTTCATGTTTTTTAACAGACTCGAGCATTGATGAATCTATTAAGTCTTCTCTGAACATATATTTCCACCAATTACGTGCTTTATGTAGTGCTAAAAAGTAAGTATATTTATTATATAATGAGAAAGGATTATCTTTTATTATACTAGTAAAATTATTATATATTGATGTGTAGTCACTGTTGCTTTCTTTCTTTCTATATAAATTTAGTATATCATTTTTATTATATGCATGATAATGATCCCACAATTGAGTACGGTTATGCCCATGTGGATGTTCATACATTCTACGCTCACGATCGGTGTCGAATGCTATTATATTTCTATTGTATCCTTCTTTATCTGACGTTCCGTGTAAATCTTCTATGTTTTTTAATTTATACTCTACGTCTGTTATAAAATCCTTAGCATTATCACATAAATAATATCTATAATTTTTAATTGTTAATGGACATATCATATCAATACATCTTTCATATATTTGAATAGTTGGTAATGTTCCGTGCACACTTCTAGAATACATTTTGGAATGTATTTCTTCGACGCTAGAGTAAACTGTATATGGTATACCGGATGCTATAGATTTTGGTATAATATTTTTATATCCACTACCAACACTATTAGGATCATCTTGAACTTGATGTATAACTATATTACTTATAATTATCCAACATTTATGCTGGTTCTTATCATATGTATCTAGAGTGGAGTTATCAAATAACGTCCAATCAAACTCTTTATCAAATAATCTATAATTCCATTTTGATACTAGTGTCCTGTCATCATTAATTTCATCTTTATGAAAGTTGTCACTAACGTATAAATATGTATTTACCCATCCTTTTGACATATTGAGATAGTTTTCTATATCTGCATATTTATCCGCACTATCTGGATGACCAATATACACTAGTTCATACTTAGGTAAATCATTAGGTATACCATTTAAATCTCCACTAAATTCAGTTTTAAGTTTTTGTATAAAGTCTGGACTTTTAACGATACTAAGATTTATATTTTTTCCAGTAACTAATTCAGTACCATTTCCAATTATCATTTGTTTAACAGGATTGTATGGAAATACTGCCGCAAAAGCTTTCTCTCCATTTTCTAAACCTATACTATTAGCGACAAATTTTATCTTAACAGTTTTTAAATCACCAGGTTTAACTATACCAGTAGGCAGCCCATACGTATAAACACCTATTCCAGCTTCAGTTATTCTTGGTACATCTACTTCTGATAATAACTCTATCATTTTTAATGATGCTTTAATAGCTATATCTATATTAGTATCTTCTGTTATAGTTCTAGTATTAAATACAAACCCGTCCGGATAACTTAAAGTTACCTTAAATAAGTTTGGAGCTGTTCCAACTTTAAGATTATCTGGTAATGCTTGTAAATCAGATTGCGATACAGTTTCATTATATTTTCTAGTTAAGTTATAACTATGCCATATTTGATTTATATTACCATTTTTATATGTAGCCATTCTAATATATACATTAAATACCTTAACTCTTATATAAATACTAGTAGTCGTAGCAGTATTATCCACTCTATTAGTTTGTTCATAACCAACTGGTATACTTATATTATAATCGAAACTACCATCTAAATAACGCCCAGTTTCAGTTTTATATACAGTTTGGTCCCCATTATCATCTACTAAATAATACTTTATTGTAACCTTCTTAACAGGTTTTGGTACTGCAGTTCCAACTTTAAGTGGTACATTAAAAGAAAAATCATTATTAATTACCAATTCATCTGGGAATTCATTAAAGTTTGTAATATCTACATCATATCCAGATGGAAATCCTGGGCTTGCTATAATTTCATTTCTAGCATCTGCAACTGTCATAGTTACATTTTCAGGTTTCTTAATCACTATCTCTATAGGAGTAGCTATATTAGGATGTGTTAATTTAAACTTTAATTTATAACTTTCTTTTACTATTTCAACACGGTTTACACCATGAGGTTTTGGTTTGAATGTACTATCTTTAAGTATATATCCAGTTGGAATATGATATACTACATTTTGGCTACCTTGAGTTTTAAAAGACTCCCTACTAAGTTCTGTACCACGATGCATATAAATAAAGGTATGACTATATATTATCATTTCTTTATCAAGATCTGACCATTTAAGTACTTCTTCATCACGTTTCCATACTGGATGTTCTCCCCAATAAATATTAGATAGACGTTTACCAGCACGGTGTGGGTTGTCGTCTATCCATTTTGGTTTCTTTATCTTCATAAGATTATCTCCTATCTTGTCCATACAACTTGAGAAGGACAATAAAATCTTCCATTTTCTGCTTCTTTAAAGTTTTTTGCAGTTATTCCCCAATAAACAGCTTTACTATCATTAACATCTGATATTTTAAATAGTTCTTTATTTTTTAAATCAAAATAGCATAATACTAAGTTTAAATCACTAATATTTGATTCATATTGAGGAAATGTAGTGTCATCTGGATTTGGTTCATATGTACATGGAATATATCCTCCAACTTTACATATTTTAGCATCTGGTATTAAAAACTTATCTTCGTATGCTTCTTGTGCATCATAATAATCGCTTATATTATCAAAAACTTCATTTAGAATACCACTAATATCTTCCATTTCATATCCAGGATCCTCTTTTAAATATTTCTTTTGAATCTTATCTACAAATTTACTATAAACAGTAGGGTCATATATACTAGGATTATCAACAACTGCATTTCCAAATGTTATTTTAAATTCTCCATTTATTTGCACTGTATCATCTGTTTTAGGGTTATATCTTTCTTTTATTTCTTCTATTGAAAGTCCATTTTTCTCTTCATCTATCACATTATAGTAAATAAATTTAAAGCATCCATTTCCAGACTCATAATACCCTTCAAATGCTTCTTCTGGGTCTACCCATATTTGATATAAACCTGCAGTAGGAAATCCTAGCCCAGCTGGAATATCTGCACAATTTATTTGACAAAGCATAAGCATTTGATTTCTTCTATTATCACACATAGGAATTTCTGTTTTAGCAGTCATAAAAGGAAGTCCTCCTACTTTACTATCAGTAAGTCCTGCACCTTTAGAAAATTTCATAACACTAGCTTTCTTTTTCTTATTTTGATTTCTTATAACATTTGCAGTTATAAATATATCATCTAATATATCTTGAGTTAATTCTGGTTTTACTACTTTAGGTTTTTCTGGTTCTTTCTTTTTTCCACCAAATAATCCAAGAAATTCCATTCCTATTTTCTCACTCATTTAATTTACACCTCTTTCTATTCTAAAATTCTTACATACAGTCTTAACATTACTAAAATTCGCATCTATTAAAGCTAATTTACTATTAATTAATGGTATTTTAGTAGTATCATCTAAACCTTTACATAAGTAATTCATATATTCTTTTATTATTAATGTTTTAATCTCATTATCGGTTAAACTAACTTCATCTTTAAATGCTACTCCATAAACTCTTAATACTTTTTCTGGAGTAACACCAGGTTTAGTACTCTTTTTATATTGTACAAATGGATAATATTCTACACCATTATATACTTTCCAATTATTCAGAGTTTTATGTTTAGTATATGTATATTTAAAGTCATGTCCTTTAGCTATTACTTTGATAAAGTCAAATTCATTTGCAGGTGTAAATTCATATCTAGCTTTACTAAGATATTCACTAAAGTCTATACTTTTTCTATACTTATCCCAAAAAACTATATAACTATCAGACGGTAATGTCATACCAAAATCCTCTAGTTTAAGTTCATTAACTTTATCTTTAACATATGGTATTAAATCACCGCTACTACTTCCTCTATCAGAATTCCACTCTACAAATGCGTAAAAACTCATAATATCTAATGTTTCATCGGATTCAATTCCACCATATCTTACCCATTTTACTTCTGTTTCTCTTTTACCATGATAAACAGGCATCTATTTCACCTCCAATTAATAAATAGAAAGCCGTTAGCTATTAAAACTAACGGCAATTTATTTATATTAGATCTAATATATCTTTAAATATATCATCTATTATTTCTTTTATATTATTAATAAAGTTTCTACTACCATTAAAATACTCTTTTGGTAATATATCATCTATATTATCTGTATATGTATAATGTAATAAGAAATCTAATAACTCTTGGTAATTAGTTACAATTCTAAGTGCTGTAATAAATTCTGTATTATTAATTGAATTAATATGAGAATTATTTAAAAGATTTCTTATTTTAGCTTGTAGCCCGCCAGATAAACTATTGAATACTGCGTTATTTAATGATAATGTATATATATGTTTTAGTTTATTTTTATATGCATCATCAAGATAACGTCCATAATTTTCTAATGCATTCTTACTAGTATCATTAAACATCGGAATATTATTATAAACGAATATCAATTCATCAGGATTTAACGTATTATTAATAATATTATTTATTAATCCAGCTACATTTTTATCAATACTAGCTACAGTATCAGTAGTATAATGAATCTTACCAGCATATGATTTAATAGTATAAGTTCCATTTCCAGTATGTTCAAAGTTAATGATATTATTTATAGCTCTATCAAAAGATTCACGCTTTTCATTCATTAAGATATTATCAAATGTTTTAAGATCTTTAAATCTCCATACTTCATCTTTAAATAATAATGGAATCAAGTATTTATTTATAAATATTCTATTAAATCCATTATTATCATTATATGTTATACAGAAATCATCTTTACCACGATAGTATTTCTTTAAGAAGAACTCCATATCTAAATAGTCGGCATCCTTAAGAACAGCCTCATTATAATCAGTTGGAGTTATTCCACTTTCTATATCTACACATGGGTCTAAGCTTACTACTGTATTAGCTGGTAAATTACTAGACTTAATCCAAGGACCTTGTTTATGTTTATAATCTTCGATATAGTCTGCATTTGTATGGTCTAATACTTCTATTTGACCTATTACATCTGCATATTTATTAAAGTATGGTTTATTACCTATATTACGCATATGATCTATTACAAAGTTTATAGCAGTTATATCATTCTGGTCCATAAATCCGTATGTAAGTAATATTTGATTTTTATCATATAATTTTCTATAATCTATAAGATCTCCAAATGATTTAACACCAGTTTCCCAATAATCTACAGGATCAAATAAGTTTACAATAAACTTATCACTCATGACTCTATCATTACAGAATCCCACATTGTCAGCACTAACTTTAGTTTCATCTATATTCAGATTATAATCAAACATATAATCATCTAGATTAGGGAAATATATAGAAACACTTGGTCTAGGAAGTAAACCGTCTATATCATAGTTTTTCATAAAATTCATATCTATATAATCTCTAGATAATAATTTTACACGGTCTGTACATTCTTCACCTTGTTTATCAAATGCAATATAACGATAATCACGTAATAACTTATCAGTTAACTTTGGTAATTCAACTGGATTCATTACAGATATATCAGGAGCATTATAATAATATGTATCAGTATCTCCCATCCATATTCTAGTGTGTCCAGTAAATTTTACACCTTCGTATTTAGAATACCATGGACCTAATTTATACCCGTCATCTATTGGAGCAGAATATTGTACCCCATATGGATATTCAAGTTCTAAACTACGGTAACCATTAACAAAGTTTACTCCTTTAATACCACTTTTCCAGTTATAATCGCCATATTTATCAAGGCAACATGCAGTTCCCTTATAAAGATCTCTAGTAATCTTACCAGATTGCTTACTCATCCATATAGTACCGTCTTTACGTTGTACTTTATTATAAGGATAATCAGTAAATATTATACGAGGTTTATTATATTTAAGAGCATCTTTAAAATTCCTTTCAACCCATTCAAGATCATCCCATGGATCGGTTATTCTTTTACTTCTAGCAACATAAGGTTTAAGTCTTCCCTCATTGTCTAGGTCTACACCACGGTCTACGTTATGATTTGTATAATAGTCATCTTCTTTAGATATAATGGCAGATTCATCCATTAAAAACTTCATAAGTTCTCTAGGGTCTACTATTAATATATCAGCATCAAATTTCTTTATTATTTTATAATCTTGATCGTATAAACGATTACCAAAGAATAATGCTGGATATTTTTGTAATGGGTTCCATACATGGAATTGATATTTTAAATGCCAGAATACATCTTCATAATCAGATGGAATTATATTATATTTAGAATTATTATGTCTATAAAAATAATTATAATTTATAAGTTCATCTAATTTTGTATAATATGTTCTAATCATATCAAAAGATGACTGTCTAAGAGTGTATGGATGAAGTACATCTTTAAGAAGAGTAAGTTTATTCTTCAAAACATCAGAAATAGTAACTTCATTTACTTTATTAACAGTCTTAATTTCAGTTATTATTTTATCAATCTCATTTAATATAAATAACACTTCATTATTTCTTATACCATCTTTAGCAATAGGTTTAAAACCATTAACAAATGTAACTAGTTCATCTAGTCTAGTTTCATCTATTATATTTCCAAGATTTTTATAAGTAGGATGAGGTTCATTTATATTATTAATAAGTTCTTCTCTCTTTTTATGAAGCTCTCTTAATCTTTTATATACTTCTTTAACATTTCCTTCTATAGCTGGTTCTATTTCTTCTTGTTCTTTAAACTCTCTGCTAACATTTTCTATTTTATATGTAGTAATATATCTATTAATCTTTTCTACTACTTCTTCTACATAATGTTGAGTTATTTTACTATCAGGAGTCCAGTTATTATATTTATTAAGTTGATTTATATACTTAATATATTGGTTCTTTATATAAGTCATGACATTTATATTCTTAAATGGAAGCTTTTTATAATGTTTAAGAGTATATTTATCTTCTAATTGCATATTTTGTTTAATTGCAGATTTAGGTATTAATGTAAAATCTAATATCATTTTACCATCTGTATTAACTTTTATATGGAAGAAATCTATAAACTCTGTAAGAATATAGTTATTTTCTAGTCCGATGCATAGTGCAGAACTTATTTCACTATTACTAAATTCATCAATATCATCTTGTGATGTAAAGTCTCTAACGAATCCATAAGTAGTTTTAAGTTTTTCATTACTATTAACACTAAGAGCAAGTCCCCATATGTTTTTAATCCATTTATCAAAATCTACACCAGAAACACCAACTGCATCTTTAACCATAGACGGGTCTGCTTTATATTTAGCTAATACATCAGCAGATGCATGACTAAGTTTAAGCTTGATTCCAGTATCCCATTCGCTAAAGTTATCTATAGTTATAGTACTAGTAGAATTAAATTCATTGAATATAGGATCTGTAACATTTAATATTCCTGCAGTAGAGATATTATTATAGAACATTTCTAATAAGCTTTTAAAATTAAATAGCTTTGCTGGTTCTAAATCTTGTCCATAACGATACTTTTTAGCCCATGTATAAGTAAGAGTACATTTAATACCATCATTATACCAGCTAACATTTATTACAGATGTAAATGGAAAATTATTAGTCGGTCTAGTAGGTCTTTCTGTTTCAAGTTCCCTAGTTTTATGTACTCTTTCAAGCTCATATCTTATACGCTTTCTAACAGTTTCTCCAGAACCATTAATAGTGTCATCTGTTAATGATGGGTTATTATTAGATATACCATTTTTAATATTATTATTCCATGTTCTATATCTAGTAATAATCTCAGGATCTACTGGAGTAAATGTACTAGCGTCTTCTATAGTATCCCATTTATTTAAAGTATTAGCTGGAATATCTCCAAGTCCATCCTTTTTAGGAACTATATACATTTTAATAACTATTTTTGTAGTATCATTATGCTTACTATTATCAAATATTTTAGTAGTATTCTTAAAATAGTTTATAATTTGATGTAAATCGTATACTTTATTAACATCTAGTACAAGTTTATCATTTAAATTATTATAGAAATCATATCCGTCTGTTATATTATTAGGTATAACATCTTGATTATCTCCTTTATATACATAAACTACAAGTCCCCATATATCATCTATAATATTATCACCGACATCTGCATTCATATCTTTAGCAAGATAGAATATATTATTAGCATGATCTTTAATATTTTGATCTATAACCGGGTCTGACGTGAATGGAATAGTTACATCATAATCTACGTTATAGTTATCTATTTTAAAGTTAATATCATTACTTCTAATAGTAGCAGAACCACATTTATCACAATATTGCTTAATCATAGATTTTAAATCAAAAAAAGCAGGTTCAGTCTTGTCACTATACTGTTTAATTCCATGGAATATAGCCTCTACGGCTAATTCTTTACCTGGTATATCTAAGACTGGACTTATACTAAATGTTAGGTCCACGCCTAAGTTAATCTTTCTTTCTGGAATATATGTTTCTGTAAGATCTTCTTTAACTTCACTAAGTTTAGTCTCTACATTAACCATTCTCTGTTTCCATACAGTCCTGTATTTAGCTGGTTTAGGTTCTATTTTAGATGCGTTTACTTCTGCAATATGTTCATCCATTAAATCTAATTGAACTTTATTGTCATTAACTCTATCATGCCAAGCTTTAACTTCTGGATGATCTTCTGGTAATTTATTACTATAACCAAAGAATTTATCTAATGATATTGCAGTATTATCTAAATCTACTATATGTGGAAATGAATTTTGAATTACTTTAAGAACATCCAAGTCATTTTGGTACCCGTATTTAACTATATCATCAACACACATACAAGTATTACTTAGCAAATATTCATATAGTCTATCAGTTCTACATGCATATTTACGCATATGTTTAGCAGCACGTTGGTTTTTATTAAGTGCTTCATAATATGTAGTATCTGGTTTAACAAATTCATTTTTACCATATGGTTTAATAAACATAAATACTTTCTTTATATTATTATCTTGCTTAACTTCGATATTATGTTTTCCTATACGTTCTACATATTTACCAACCGGGTTACTATAAAGATTTTCTACATGATATGTACCATCTTTAAGAAGAACTAACATAGTAGTAGTCATTATACTGTCAGGATCGTATATATTATAACGTCCATTCTCCATATTAAACCATTTAGGTCTCATCCCCATATCACGCCATCCAAGTGATCTATGTCCTGGTATATCAGGGAAACTATCAAGTGATATATTGCTATAATCAAGCTCAATATATGGATATGCAAAACATATACCAGCTAGATCTGATTGTCCAGGCATATGATTTAATATAGGATCTTTAGGGTCTTCGGATGCTTTATTATCTTTATTAAGAAAAATCTTAAGAAGTTTATCATCTTTATATTTTTCAATCCACGATGGAGCTACTCTATCAGAAGCCCATCCATAATCATTTATATACATAGAACTAATAAAATTATTATTATTTTCTACTATACCATCAAATAAACCTTCCATTTCGGCTTCTTTAAAGAAATAATATAGTTTTCCATTATGATTATATTTAAAAGTCCTTTTATTTATATCATAAAGTTCAAATAATTTATTATTAAGTATTACTATATTACGTCTATCTGTATCATATTGATTACGTTCAAATGATATTGGGATAGGATTCATACTAAATACATCAGGTAGTATTACATATTTATCGCAATATTTAATAATATCATCATACATATCAAGATTCTTTAAATCGTCACGGATATCCCAATGCAGATCGTTTTCTATATTAGATACATTAAAAATAGTTCCAACCCATTCAGAATTTACTGTAGTAAGCATAGGTTTTGGAACAGAATTTTCATATGCATAACGAAATACATTATCAAAGATAATATCACGATAGATACGTAAATTATCTCCTAATTTCATATAAAAACCTCCTTTTCAGTAATAAAATTGTTTAAAATTAACAGTTTCATTGTTCGAAATTGGATATAATAAAACCAGATGAACAACAAAAGTCCGGTTGGTAATAAAAAATTCCTTCGTATATTCTGAATAAAAATAAATGGATGTGGAGTCCATTTATTTTTATATTATTTATTTAGCTAGATCTTCTAGAAGATCGTCTAGTTTTTTCTCATATTTTCTATTCATTGCTATGATTTGTTCTAAACTACAATTTTTAATTAATTCTAAAGTTGTTTCATTTATTCCAAGAATTCTTTTAGTTTCTTGATCTAACTTTTTAACATTCTCCTTAACTTCATTTAAATCCTTAGTCAATCTTTCTTCTACTAATCTATACTTTTTCATAATTCCTCCTAAAATTTATATAGAGCATAACCAATAATTGTAATACATACAGCACCAACCAATTTGCATTTATTCATAAATTGTTGCTTTGCATGTTTTTCTTCCCAACTTTGTATTCTTATATTTATCTTCTTCATTTTCCCTCGCTTTCTCTTTGACTTAAAAAGATGAGGATACTATATTTCAAGTATCCTCAAAATGTGTTTATTTCATTCTATTTATGGTTTCTTTCACAAGATCATTTTCTTTAAGATCTTTTATATCTCTTCTTATACTTTTTAACAAGAAGTGATCTCTCAATGTTATGTACCCAACAACACAAGTTCCAATACATAATATTGGATTATCTTTCACGAAATTTAATGCTGTTTTACCAACTTTGTTCAAATCTAAATTTATTTTCATAATTATCTTCTCCTTTTATTTTAAAATTTCAATTCTTTCTTGATATTTTTTCAAGTACTCTTGAATGTCAATTTTTCCTTCTGACAGATCTTTTTCTAATTGTTGCAAAACAGGATCTGCCTTTTTCAATCCAAATGCATATCCAACTTTGTAAACTAAATAAACTCCACCAACTATAACTGCACCTTTTAAAATTTTTCCAAACATTCTTATTCCTCCTTTTTAATTAAGCATTTAGCTCTTCTTTTCTTTTTAAAATTTTTCTTAAATATTCATCAAAGTTTATCTTACCGTTTAGATAATCTTGATAAATTCTTTGACATTCTGGATCAGCATCAAATGATCCGGCGCTATAACCACTTTTATAACACATATATCCAATTGCAACTAAACCTAATCCCATTAATATTTTCTTCATTTCTATCCTCCAGTTATTTTAAATTTTCCTTCGTACTTTCTTAATAAGAAGAGAGTATACACAAGTACATAAATGTATACTCTCTTTTAAAGACTTCTAGAATGCAGTATTTAGAAGATCTTTCTTAATTTGCAAAGCATCTTCTAATTCTTTGATAAAACATGCTCTGTAATGAAGATTCTTTAGATCTTGAATTAGTTTTTCTTCATCTTTGATTATCTTTTTAAGATCTTCATCAGTAAATTCAGATCTTATTAGATCTTTATCAACTTTAGAAATATCTTCCTTTTTCCCACGGATTTTCTTAAATCCTTTAAATCCAAGATATCCTAATCCAGCAACTACTACAACTCCAGCAACTCCAAACCCAATATTTTTTAACATAGACATATATATCACGCTCCTTTTTAATTATTTTATTATTTATATTATGTCTTGTATCTACATTAGTATATGTAATCGTTAAAACGCTATCTCTTCATTCCTTCGAGCGGATTCTTGGAAAATGCGTTTTAACGATTATTTTAACATATTTATGTGAGAAGTTTCTTTATACACTAACTTCTCGAAAAGTGTTGTTAACATTATGTTAACTTACCTTTTTGTTATCTAATTGATGATAATAATATAAATTTTTCTGTATTTGATTTAACATATTATCTAGATAAATTAGGACATCGATATCATCTTTAGTTATATCGAAATCGGATTTAACTCTACTGTATAAATCTCTTAGATAACAGAAAAGGTTTACCTCATGTTGATATAAATCATTATTAGAATTTAAATCTTCTCTAATAAAGTTATTAACAACATGTTGGTAATAATTTACTGATCTAACCATCAGTTATCACCTACCTCGAATATATGAAGATTTAATACTATACTCGCACTATAGTATTACATATATCTATCTTAGTATATGTAATCGTTAAAAGACTAAATGATGATTCCTTCGTATATTCTGGGAATGGTGTAAAAAGGTAAAAAAAGAATATACCCCAATATAGAATTATATCTATATTGGGGTAATCTTATTATTTACGAAAATACTTTCGTAATATTTCCATAACTGTCAAATATTTCATATATTAATAATGGAAATACTTGCTTGTCTGGATTTGATTGTACATAATAATAGAAATCCATAGTATTTTTATTCATTGTCAATATTATAGTTTCTATAAATAATCTTTTAAGATTTTCATCTGGAATATCAGATTCTTTTATAGCATCTTCAATCTTCCATGGTATATCACTAAACCATCTTGTATAAAGCTGTTCATTTTTATTTGTAAATTTCAGTATAAATTCTTTAATATTCTTAAAGTTTATTATTTTTGACACATATTCTGTAGTATTAATTATATGTCCTAAAATATTCATATCATCAAACATTTCTTCTACTACAATAAATCCATTAAAACTATCGAGAATATCATTTATAATCGGGTTAGGCTTTGTTGGAATAGTACTTTTCCATAAATTTCTATATTTATCTCTTATTTCTATTGCAATTTTTTGTAATATAAAACTATTAGCCTTTCCATGTATAAACATTTTAATTACGTTACTATCGTTATTATTATAAGTAAAAAGTTCTAAACCAAAATCTGTTTCCTTTATACCAACAAGTGGACTTATTCTTGGATTATTAATTATTTTAAATATATCATCTCTCCATTTAATCCATTCCTCTAGTTTCATAGTCTCTTTATTTTGATTTAAAACATCTATAACATGAAGATCTCTACTAAATATAACATCATTACACATAAACATATTAGCTTTTCTACTATGAATATCTGATCCAGGTGGTGTACTAACTTTCTTTAAAAAATCTTCTAACTTTATTTCTTCCTCTTTTGTCATATATTTACCTCATATTAATTTATGTAGCTGTTGTTTCTTCTTAAATTGAACCATTTTTTCTCTTATTTCTTTAGCTCTTTCACTATCAGGTCTATACCCATTAACATATTTAGCCTGTATAGCGTCTGGTATATTGAAATATGTAATTTGCTTAAAGTAATCTTTATATATACCAAGATTAAGTTTCTTTTTATGATTTGCTTCTACTTTCCAAAAAGAAGTATCAAGTCCTTCAATAACATAACCTTCTTTACCTCCAACTCTGGCAACTCTGCTAATATTTTGTATATAACTGCTAATACCAAAGTTAAATTCTAAAAATACCAATACTCTAAGGTTCGGATTATCATATCCACGTCCCATACTTTCAGTCGTAGTAATGATCCAAGTCTTAGTTTCTGCAATTTCTTTTTCTTTATTAGCTATACTACTATTATAAATACCTATATCATTTTCATCAATTTTAAAGTTATTTATTAACTTTTTCTTAACTATTTCACAATTTTCTATTCTTCCACAATATAATACTATACTTCCGCCTTCTTTAATCATTTTCTTAATGATTCCATCATCCTGAATATAAAATTTCCACATTATATAATCAAGAAAAACATCTTTATTTGCAAGATAGTTATTATAATATGTTTTAAATAGCTGTTCTTCATATAGACTCATTTTAAAATGTTCATCTCTAGATGGATTAAATCTCCACTTTACCACATAACAGTTTCTATTATTTGGTACTTGAACATCAGACCCAAATGTATGTACATGCCTGTATATCGCCTGGAATATAACGTCATCCTGTCTTATATTCTTAAATTTTGTACCAGTAAGATATAAGTTATGACTAAAGTTTCCAAAACATTCTAACATATATGTACTACCGACTTCACGATCACATTCGTCTATTATCTTTATACTTGCATTCATATCCAGCATAAATTTCTTAATAACTTCATAAATACCATATGTATTTATCAGACTTTGAACCATACGATGTGTTAAAAAAAGACCATTAACCTTTTTCCAATTTATATCCTCAAAATCAGATCCATTTCTCAGACAAAGCATCCCATCTTTACCCATATATTTACAGAAATCCTCATAACTTTGAGTTACAAGCTTACTACTATATGTAATAAAAATGAATTTAAGACCAAGTCTATTAATTATTTCTGCTGTCATAAATGTTTTACCAAGTCCTGGCTTAGCACATAAGAATACACGTTGTTCCTGTTCATTCTTATCTGTAAATATCTTACAGATACTATCAATTAGTGGAATTTGGTGTCCCAATGGTTTCCATTTCATTTTATTCCATTTAGTAACATGTGTTACAACTGGAGCTTTTTGATCTGAAAATATTAGAGGTTTTCTTAATATGCTATCTAGTATTGACTTTTTGATTTTAGGTATAATAATATAGTCGCCATCTTCAAATATGGCTTTTGGTATTTCATCGTTATCTCGGAAACTTAATACAGACATCTTTGCTTTCAAGTTGATTAACGTATCAGGTTTAAATTCATTTTTATGAATCCACCAACTTGTACTAGTTTCAATGTTCATGCATTCTCCTTTAAAAGTATATTTAAATTCCATTTAAACGCGTTTAGAGGCCTATTTTAGACGTTCTATATACTATAGTCGACTAATTATATAGTAATATTCTTAATAGGCCTATAACGCCATTTAAACAGGTATATACATAAGACTGTTTTTAGTCTGTAATACCATCAAAATCAGAGAAATCTGTTTCATTTGTATATTTAACAGGTTCTCTATCAAGTAATTTATTATAAACTACATCGAATTCCGAAGGTTCTACTTCCATTTCTGGAACTAATATATTATTCTTTATATATCCATGGTGTAGTTTTACAGATAATGCATTAGTAAGTCCAGGAGTTCTTAATATATCTCCAATATTGAAAAATTGTACAGATGTACTATTCTTGGATAAACGTTTACTACTGTCATTACCATCACGCATTAATCCATATATAAGTGCTTCATAATAAATAATATGGTCAAATTGAGATACTTCACGACAATAGTTAAAGAATGCTATTATCTGGTCTCTAACTGACATATTTTTATAATCTTCATCTTGATTAAAGTATTTAGTTCTTATAGCAGGACTATTCTTATAATGTTCAGTCCACATTTCTTTTTGAGTTTTAGGCTCATTATTATGTTTCTTAAGCATTATTTTAAGATCTTCTGCTTTAATAAATACAGAATCATTAGGAATATAATATTGTATACAATCTTTATGCTCAATATCATCTTCATCTGGTATATAAATCGGAGTATCGAATACTGCAATTTCTCCATTAATCTTTAAATACCAGTTCTTAGTAAATGGTTTTTCATCAAAATCATGAGAGAAACCTATAAATTCTATAAGTGTTCCATCAGTAAATCTTAACCAGTCAAACTCAACTGCTTTAAGTATTTCTTTCATATTATTATAGAATTCTTCTAAAGTGTATAGTTTATTTCTAAAATGTACATGAGTATCAAGCATTTTAGCACTGTTATTATGTTTTATACTGATAAGATTTTGTACAATTGCTCCAATAATATCCATTACATACATATAAGCAGAAGCTTTCCATGCTTTAGTATCTTGTAAGAAATCACTCATATAACCCATACATTCTTCACATATTGTATCTCCGTAGTTAAATAAAGCACTACGAATTTCTACATCTTGTCCAATAAGATCTTCTCTATCAGTATTTACATATCCAATATTCTTACCATCTTTATAAATATATTTCCATCTTAAGAATTTAAGATCTTCTTTACTCTTAATATGCCATGGAAGTGTTAGTAATGTACCACAATCATGTATAACTTCTCTAGACAAGTCTTCATTAAGTTTAAAAGTAGCAAGTGGTATTCCGATATGTTTATTTATAGTACCAGGATCTTTAACTTCTGTTTTACCTGATATTATAACTAGACGTCCACTATTATCCATTTGATATAAGTCTTTAGGAAGTCTAATACCATTAAGAATTCCACCAAGTACATTATGTGTAGTACGGTTTTTATCTATATATCCAGGCATCGGACCTATTTGTACAAGTGCTTGTGCTTGTTTTGCATTTATTTTAACTCCGCCTTCAAACATTAGATTTATTGGATATACTTCAGCAGACTTTAATATTTTAACTATTTCATCTTCTTTCTTTTGTACTACCCAAGGTGGGTCCTTTTCAGTTATAATAGGATTATCCATAAGAGTACGGAATTCTTTATGACTATCATAAGCGTCTATATATCCCCATAAACTATGGTCCATACTTACTGTTATACTAAGTTTCATACTAAGTTGGTGGAAACATGCTACTACCATTCCCAATAAAAAATATAGATGAATTTCTCTATCAGGTAGTATATTGATAACATTATCGCATACCATTTGTCTATATTTATCTGGTACTCCTTTAGAGTAGTCTCCAGTATAGATAAGTTTGGCTCTAAGTTTAAGAGGTAAATTATAATATGCGTATACTTCTTGTAAGTATATATTAAGAAGTCCATGAACTCCGTCTGTATGTATTCTAAACTTATCTGTAAAGTTTATTGTATATATCTGTTCAGAAAGGGGCTGCTTTATTACAGCAGCCTCAAGTCTTTTACAGTCTTCAGTATTTCTTGCATCAATTACTATATTTTTCATCACTTAATCTCTCCTTATTTAGAAATTCAGCAGTTTCTTTAATTATATTTTTTACTAATTCAAATGAATCTGTAAAATCTGTCTTTTCTATCCAGTTATGAACATTTACGTCGGCTGGTATATCTCTATATATGTATTCAGTTAGGAATGATCTGATACACGCAACACCAACTATTTTTTTATCTTCAAGACAGTATTTTTCACTACCTGGGACTACAGTATATAAACTTGCACTAGTATAATCTATACCTTTATCATACAAATCATTAAGTTCTTCTGCTTCTAAAGAATTATCTGGAATGTAATCATAGTACTTATCTGTTTTATTAACTGTAGTATATGCTGTAAGGATAAGATCGCTGACCGGTGTTATTTCTTTACATATAAATATATCTCTAGCATTTACTCCAAATCCAATAGTAAAGTGTTCTACTATATGCTTAGAAACACCTTCTGACTCAAAATTAGCATATTCTTTTAACTTATGTTCCATACTATCATCTCCTAATTAAATATTTTTTTAAACATTCTTCCAGCCGCATCAAATACAGTGTCGCTATATGGGTCATCTATTTTTTCTATTGGTGTACTATATATCCTTTCTGTCATTAAACCGCAAGTTATTGAAACATCATACTGATCGCACATTTTATCTATTGCAGATTGGTCGACATCTATAGTAACCCTATGTGCTATAAATGATTTTATAGGAGTATGTTTTATAATCTCAGCTACAGTATATGAGTCCTTCATTTCCCATATATAGAATCCAGATTTGTTTATTCTATCAGCATATTTATGGCGAGGATCATCATAATTGAATTCTTTTATAGTACACACATACTCCTTATCATTAAATATAACTAATACATTAGGATACATATTATCCACATTAAATTTACTAAATCTGTAGTTATTAAGAATCTTTAGTATTAAACTTCTATTCTTAGTTGGATTAAAGAATATATCATGTCTACTCATCTTACTACCAATAAATCTAGATACAACCCCAATAGATGTTAAAGTACTAATCTCTTTGCCCATATTTATCACAACCTTTCATATTATGTAATATCTACTGCTATATTCCTTATTATATGTAACTGATCAATCTATAAGTATTCGCACATACTAATAATATAAACATTAATAAGCAAATACTAAGTCCCATGTATTCAATTGAAAGGCAAACCGCTCTTCTTCTACTAATTTGTCTAGCACCAGCTCTGATTTTCATAAGGTTGTATTGTATTTCTTTTCTAACATCATTCTTTAAAATTCTGCATATAAATGCTACCACTATTTGTAGTCCTAATATGATCAAACTATCACTATACGTAGTTATAAAATCTAATAATGTCATCGTTACCTCCTAAGCTCCTATAATTTTACTAAATAATCTTACTATAAATATAAAAATTTTAGCAAATGTTCCATATTGGTACATATTATATATTAACATAGTACCATTAAATAATACTAATAATGTATTATAAAATGTATATTTTGTAAACTCTTTTAATTTAATCTTAAAATTAAATTTAACCATATCTGCTTCTTTTCTTACATATTTATGCACATCGTCCATTGTAGTACCTTCTGGAATCTTTGCATTAGCTAATTCTTTAATAGTATCATCTTCAAGATTCTCAGCTTCCTGCAATATCCTACTATAAATACTGACATTTTTAAGACTACGTTTAAGTAAATGTATACCAATTAATAATGATAATGCATTTAATGCTACTAAAAACGATCCCATCATTCTGCATCACCTAGAACTTCATCAAATGATTTAAGTTTCATAACTCTTGTATTATTGTCTGTTTGACCTCTATATATAATCTTCTTTATACGTTCAAGTATATTAGAATCATAATTTTTATATTTTTCTGGTAAATCTTCAACTGTTATTAATGCTGTTACATCCGCAAACGGATTATATAATTTAAGACCTTTAAGTGTTTCTTTAACTAACCCTATTTCTGGTAAGTTCTTTTCAACTACGTTTATTAATCTACTAAGTCTTAACAATTCTCCACTAAGCTCATCTTTAGTTATCTTTATTATTCTAGTTTCTTTTTCTTTAGAAATATACGTATCTAATTTTAAACTAATTTTATCTAGAACTTCATACATTGGGCTACCCCAATCAAATAAATCCATTAAACCTTCAAAACTACCAGATGCATACATAATATCATCCATTTTGATAACTTCAGCATTAATTATATTATCTTTAACATATTTAAGTAAACTTGGTATTTCTACTTCCTCAAATTTAAATAATATATTACTAAGTTGTAATTGATTCATTAATATATCATTACTTTTATTAGTAGCTCCATCTGTAAGCATATCATAATACTTATCATTTGGTGCTTCCCTATCCACTTTTAAATTACTCATTACTCTAGCCATTAATAAGTCTTTCTTCTTCATTCTTATTTCCTCCAGTTATTTTTATATTTAATTAATATATCTTTTGCAATACCTTCTATTCCCTTTTTAACTGCTATTCCTGCCATTATGCAGTTATATATAAGAATACAAGCAAAAATTACTATCATCGTGATTATAAATATCTTCATTTATATCCCTCTTTTAAGATGTATAACGCGTTTTATACATATCACCCTAAAATATTCCATTATAAAACGCGTTATTTTATTACATTACTATAAATTGGCCCTTATGTTTAGTTATACCGAAATAACTATAATAAGTATTATCATCAAGGTTATTTATATCAACCTTAATTCTATATTGGTTATTTACTAAATAGAAACTATTATATTTTTCCATCGTATTCACCAATTTTCCACCTGTCCACACACGTTTACCATGCATTCCAGATGTAGTCCCTACTTTAATAATAAATTTCTTTAGTTTAAATTCCCCCTGCATTATAACAGAAATATCGTCTCCGTTATAATTTGTTGTATACATACCTACTATAGTATCTTCCCTTTTTAATCCAATTATAGTAGATAAGTCTATATATGGATTACGCATAATCTTTGCAACCTTAACTACATACATATACCCTTTATCTGTTATTATGTAGATAAGTCCATTTGTATGCGTATCAATGCTCATAGTCCCTTTATACTTAGCACCGACTACCATATTATAAGTTTTATCATTAGCAATTAACCATACTTTACAAGGTATTATAGACGCAGCTTTATTAAGATTATCTTTCTCTATTACATTATTTTTTCTTCTACGTCCAAACTTTACAATATATTCATCCCACTCATTTGTCATATATTTATCCAAATGTTGGTTCTTTTGTGATATTGTAAGCTTTTCTAATTCAATTCTACGTTTTTCTAGCTTCTTATATTCTGATAATAAGTCATCAATTTCCATATTAGACAATCTATAAACACGTAGCATTACAATATACTCAGCTTGCTCATATGTAAGTTTATAAGCTTTCATAACACGATGAATTGTATCTTGTTTATTTTTAGCAAGTCTTACTTCTTCCATAAGTCTTTGTAGATTTTTTACTTTATCTTTATTAAGAATTACAACTCCATCTATTAGATGCATTTGTTTTATAACATCTTTAAGCTCTCTCTTAAATCTATTATATAAACATCTTTCTCTAAATTCTACGAAAGCTTTTATTATATCTAATAAATTAACCCCTACTTTGAATTTATCATTTATAATTACGTTATTTACCATACTATGTTTTACTTCTAAACATGTATTAGCTAGTAGCTGACTTACAGCATTATCATAATTTTCAGGATTATCGAGTTTAAGTTTTATACTGATTCCATCCATATTACTATGGTCTTCATATGATACAATATGACATACAAGTTTACCTTGATCTGCTTTAATTGCTAGATTTTTAACATTATTTATAAATTGTTCCGTTGTAGTGTCATATGGAATAGAAGTAACTTCTATAAACGTATCTTTCCCATCATCGATACGTTTCCATATTCCACGTTGCACACAAGAACCAGAACCATTTATATAAGCATCTTTAAATCCTTTACCTACTATAGTACCAGCTAATGGGAAATCTGGTGCTTTTAATATATCTGCTAGTTCCTGAACAGATATCTTTCTATTTTTAACATATGCTTTACATACATTAGCAACATCTGTTAAATTATGAGGTAAAAGGTTTGTAGTATATCCAACTGCAATCCCAAAGTTTCCATTTATTAAAACATCTGGAAGAACTGCTGGTAATACTAAAGGTTCTGTACCAGTATCTGTATAGTTATTTTGATATGGGACTACATCTGGACTTAACTCATGAGTAAAAACATCTTCCCCATATTTACTCATACGAATTTCCAAATATCTTCCAGCGGCTGCCGTATCCCCAAATACGTTACCTCTATTCCCATCAATCTCAAAATAAGTTTCATTTTGTTTCCACTCCTGACTCATTGTAACGTAGGCTCCATTTATTCCACTGTCTCCGTGTGGGTGGTAACTCATACATTGCCCTACCATTGTATTTAATTTCTTGGCTTTAGCATTAGAAAGCACGCCTTCTTTAAACATTACGAATAAACATCTACGTTGGACTGGAGTTTTATTGTCTAATACATTCGGGATCATACGGTGGTATAGCACATAGTTAGAATATCTCTTTAACGCATCTATCGCATATGTCCCAAGATTGACCATTTTGTATTTATTCATTTTTTCCTCCGGTAATAAAAATAATTTGGCGGGAATTATTACACCCCCGCCATCATATTAATTGTCTTTATTTATCATCAGTGAATATTAAATACACAAAATTATCACTGACTTTTATGTCAGTTAATATAGAATAGTCTACTCTATCTTGCTCTTGTCTTATAACTGCATTAATAGCTTCTTCTCTTTGGTCGTATGTCTTACTTCCTACATATACCACTTTACAGTATTGTCCAGCAAACACATTAGCCGATAGTAATAAACCTAATCCTAATAATAACTTCTTCATAATAGCCTCCTATTTTTTCTTTTTAAGTTTTAAACCTAAGTATACTTCAGAACCTGCTCCTGCAATATTCTTTGCAGGTTCTACACAGTATGACATGATACCTTCAACGTCATAGTCTGTTTGTAGTAGTATATGTAATTCATCATAATCATTAATTGGTTCTTGGAAGAATGGTACAACATAGTGCACACTTCCATTATCTCCATTTGCTTCATCATCAGGGTCCCCTCCTGAATGAAGTTTATTAGGATCTATTCTCAATGATGTATCTAAATCTTGAGGCAGTGCTTCATATGGAACCTCAGTTATAGATACAGTTTTAACTGATGAGTTATCTGATTTATTATCTTTAGAAGGCTCTTTATAATCTTTCATTATTTCATCTCTAGATTTATCATAATCAGATTTTTCTTTAACGATAAATTCATCACCGTTAACCTCAACATCATAATCATTTGGATTCAATAATGCATTCTTATAAATCTCATTTGATGCCTTAACCTCAGCTAACTCAGCTTGTAACTTTGATATTTCTTCACCTTTACAACCAACTAACAACCCGCAAATTCCTAATATTAATAATAATTTTTTCATATTCTACTTCCTCCTGTTTATATTTTTATAAGATAATTTAATTAGTGTTACATAACATGTATCATAAACCACACTTAATTTATGTATTGGTTTATTAATACATAAGATTTTCATAATTTACATCCCATTTGGCATCCTTACTCTGGTATGCCTGTTTAATCCGTTTACTCATCTGAGCTCTATCAGACGGGTTATCCCTATTATAAGGTCTATATTCACCTAAGTCCGTACAGCCCACTAATAATAATCCTAATAACAATAATACAACTTTCATTAATCAACCATCTCCTTTTTCTCTGTTCGAAAACTATGCTTCTTATTGGTTTTCTTTTTGTCCTTATTCTTCTTATACATCTTTTCCAATAATTCATCATCGTCGTCAAACTTATTTTTCTTTGTTAATTTTTCTTTCAAATTGTTCACTCCTTTGAAACGTTTTATTACTTTATTATATGTAATTATTCAATACCTAACGAATCTATAATATCTTTAACAGCAGCTAAACTCATTTCATTATTAAGTTTCTTCTTAACAAGACTATTCTTATCTCTGTCGATTTGTATTAATAACTTATTAAGTAATGACATGAATTTACAAATATCAGATTCTAATACATATCTACTATTCATATAATGGTCAATTGACATTTCCTTCATATCATCAAGTTTAAGAACATTCTTTCTATAAACATAGTTTACTTCTACTAATTTAACCACAGATTCTAACATATCTTTAACGTACTTATAAATATATTCCAAATCCATTCTAGTACTTTCATACTCTTCAACCACCATTTTCTTTAATGCATCACGCATATTCATTACATAGTAGTACTCTATTAAGAATATATTATCAGATTCGGGTACCATATCAGGTACCCTATATTTTGGTTTAGCATTTTCTTGTCTTTTAGTTTCAATCTTTTCAAGTGTACTAATAGCTTTACTACCAGCTTTAACTACATTACTTCCAAGACTTACCAGATTCTTTAGATTTTCCCATGTACCCATTTTTATTACCTCCGAATTTATTATCTTTCTTAACGAAAGGTTTCTTTGTTTTAACAGGTTTCTTTAATAATTCTGGGTCACTAAGCTTAGTATACTCAGTTTCTCCTTCAGTCAACATTACATCTACTATAGGTTTATTAATTAATGCTATATTATCTGTATTAAATAGTTTAAAGTTAAACATATTTACAAATAATATTCTTCTATAATCTGTTGGTAATGATACAAATAGGTCATCAGCTATAGGTTTATCGAAGAATAACACACAATTAGAGAAGTTTGGTATTCCAACATGCATACTAGTAAACATTAAAGCATTTTCCATATAATCTTGGAATCTATTTACTAATTCTTTTTGTATAAATCCAAGATTAGATGTATCTATACCGTCTGTATTAATAGATGCCATAACTTCTTTAACTTTCTCTTTATCAGTTCCTTCTATTTTATTTTTATTTATTATTTCTTTAACAACATCACCAAATTTATTAATTCTATTAGTTAATTCTTTAGTAGCATCATTTCTACTAAATAACTCAGCTATTGCATTAATATTATTTAGATAACTAGGTGCCCATTTCTTAATTTGTTCTGTTTCTTTAGTAAGAATAATAGCAGTTAAGTTATAGAACACATTTTTATAGAAGTTATGTCTAATAATACAATTCTTTTCTCTAGATAATATTTCTAACATTTTAGTCTCATAATTAACAAGTTTACCATCAAATAACTTATCAGTTATAGCTTTATTAGTTGTAATGAATTCTTCATCTATTAAATAATTATCTCTTACATATCTTTGTAATAATATAGAAGCTAATACTCCTTCTGGTTTAGGAAGCATTGGTCCTATTAAGAATTTTGCTTTCCTAAAAGTAGTTTTACCGCTAGGCTTTCTGTCGGTTCTTGTGAATTTAAAGGTATTTTTATTTGAACTCTTCCCCTTCCCTCCAAAGTTGCTTCTTTCAGTTCTTTGTGTTTTTGAATCAAATTTTCTTTCCATGTGTTATCCTCCATTTTATTTATATATTTATTTAATCCATATTTTTTAATAGCATATTCTATAACCTTTTCTTCTGTATCGAAACGCTCATCGTTAGGGCTAATATTATGTGCCATTCTATAAACCCAGTGTTCTAAACTTGTCATTGTGTGGTCTATTAATTCTATAACGTCTTTAAATTTACGATATTTCCTTATTTTGATTTTAAGTCCTTTAACTCTAGAATATATCCATCTATTGCATCTAATAATTCTAGCCTCATCAATAGATATTCTATATTTACGGTTTCTTATATTACGCATGTTTACCTCCATCTATAAAAGAACGCCATTTAACTAATAACTTTACTACATCTTCAACACCTCTAATAGCAGGATGGTCTGTATCTCCAGGATCTATCATTACATCAAAACCTACATGAATTTTACTTAATTCTGCTATAGTTTTACCATTATAAGTTCTATTATTACATACGCTATGGAAATCTAATGGAAAATACTTACGTTGATGCCTTAATGTTCTAAGTATATATTTTCCCATAATATTACATATACCGTATTTCTTAGCCAGATCTTCATAAAATATATGTTCTTTAAATTCTTCAGAATATGTAAGTAAATCATTTATATACTTAAGATATTTGAATTTATTATTTCTTTTAAACATTTTTACAGCATCATATAGCTGTATATTTAATGAGTTCCATTTACTGTAATCTATGGCACAATTATATTCATCAATTCTATCTAACACTTTAGTCATATTCTATTCCTCCAACTTATCTAATAACCAATCTGGCCACATTACTGTTTCTATTTGCATTTTCTCTGTTAATTTAATAGTATCTTTATGTTTTAAGTATTTTTTCCAAAATTTATCTATAACCTTTTTCAGACCATATTTAATATATACATCTTCATAACATTCTTGTGCTTTAAATGTTTCAAGATTGGCACATATCATGCCAATCTTTCTATAGTCTGCATATCTCCAAGATCTTCTTAATTTCTTAAGTCTAAGTCTTAATTCATTTTCATATAGGTTCCAATTACTTCGTATGATTTCATTTAATGTTTTACTCATTTTTCCTCCTTAGATACAGTTTCTTGGAATATCTTATTTTCCAAATCCGCTGGATTATATTCATGATCTTCTATTTCTATACTACTACCATAATATTTTACCATTTCCTTCGCATCTTCTGAAGAAATCTTACCTACTTCTATCATGTAGTCTAATCTACCAGGTCTAACTAATGCTTCTGGAAGATAATCCTTATTATTTGTAGTAATTATAGTAATAGCCCCATTTGGACTTGTGTTACTATCTAGAAATTGCATCAAGTTATTAAGAACTTCTCCACTATTAACTAGATTATTATGAACTGTACCAATATATCTTCCTTCGCTAGTAAATGCTCTTGCTGACCGGATTTGTGGTGGGTCTGAAGGTTCTGCTTTAGTTTCCGCGTCTCCACCTATTTTAAGAACAGATTTATCAATATCTTCTATCACAAGTAATGATGGTTTACCAGTTTTCTCATAGTTTTCTATAATTTCCTTAGTATTATACACTATCATCATATCATCATTTCTAGCAAACATTTTATCAATATAATGAACTTTATCGAATTTAAATTTATTTGCTATATATTTAATAATACTAGTCTTACCAGTCCCTGGTTCCCCATATAACAGTATATTTAGTTTAAATTTTTTACCAAATTTATCATATATATGTTGCTTTTTAAGGAAATCATTTATAACATTTTCTACCGTAGTTATATGACTACCAAATATCTTCTTATCAGTTATTTTATCTATAAGAATCATAGCAGTATCACATATGTCCAAACCAGTAGTATATCTTATGATATTATCTTTTTGAGACGGCATTAAGTAATCTTTAATACTCTTAAAGTACATTCTTCTATTTTTACCCAGAATATCACAGTTGAAGAATTGTTGAGGACCTCCAACACTATTTTCATACCAGTTCCAAATAAGCATCCAAGTAAACTTATCTAGTTTTACTATATAATAACCAAAGTTTAGATTACTATAATCTGCATTACGTCCTAGAAATATATTATTCTCTAATATATCAATTGTACGTTTATCTTTACTATTGATTTTAATCCAATCAATAAGTTCAGATATTTTTTGCTTATTTTCTTGTAATAGTATTCCCATACGAGTTCTTACAATAAACTGCTTACTTATCCATTTAATAATGTCTTTAGTTTGACTTAATATATAAGTCAACGCAGTTATAAATACAATGTTATTCATGTTAAATAGTTCTTTCATTTTAAATTCTCCTTTACAATACAATTTTTAATATTTATGATATGTGTTTATCATTTTGTTCCTTTTCTTTCCATAATACTTAGATTTCGGAAACATAATTACAGTTACTCTAGTAATCTTCTTAGGTCTAAATAAAACCATACCTTTTTCATGGTCTATTTCTACATGTAATCCTTCCATGTCCTCAGAATACTTTTCATTCTGTTTAACTGATGCTAATATATTCTTAGCCATTTCTTTAAGTTTATCAGATGTATCACTATCAATATGCTTACTTAATGTATCGATTAAATCTGCATTATTTTGTCTAATCAGTTCATTAACATCTGAAATGGTTTTAGCATGCTTTTTAACCATATTAATATACTCTAATGTTCTTTGTGGATTATACTCTAACATACTCATTATAACTCACCTGTCTCTATTAGTCTTTTTCTATGTGTACTATCATTACCTTGAAGCATATGTATTACTTCTGACACCTTTTCAAAATCATTTATATGCACTTGAAGTAATCTACGAGTTTTAGGATTCATTACTTGTTCTCTAAACACGTCTGCATTAAGTTCTCCAAGTCCTTTAATACGTTGTATATCAGATATCTTATCATTTTTGTGTTTTAATAGGAAATCTTCTTGTTCTTTTTCATCATATGTATAGTACTTTTGCTTTCCAATAGTGTTAATGAAAAGTGGCGATAAACTCAAGTATACATGTCCATTTTCAATTAAACCTGGGAATAATCTAAAGAATAATGTTAATAATAATAGTTCTATTGCGCTGCCGTCAGGGATCTTGATCAGTTGCAATCAAAATTTTATGATATCTAAGCTTTTTAAGATCTAGATCATCTTTCACCCCGCATCCTAATGTTATTATTAAATCTTTTATTACTGAATTATTATAAGCTTCTAGTTCACTATGTTTTTCAACATTCAATATTTTACCACGTAATGGAAATACTGCTTGATACTTACTATCTCTAGCATTCTTAATAGTTCCGGCAGAACTCAATCCTTCACATATTATAATCTCACATTCTTCTGGTTTCTTACTAACACAATGTGCAACATCAGTACCAACTACAGATAAATTACCTTTCTTTGCTGCTTTTGTACCAAGTACCATTTCTCTTGCTTTTTTACTAGCTTCTTTGATTCTTCTAGTAAGCAAGATTCTATCAACTAATACCTTAGTTTCCTTTGGTTTATCACTAGCCCATGCTATAAGTTTATTATACACTATTTCTTGTACAAATGGTACGATATCTGGAGCTGATAGTTTAGTCTTAGTTTGGTTCTCAAATGGAGGTTCATTCATTTTAAAACTTATAATACAACTAAGTCCTTCCCTAAGTTCATTACCTCCAATATTACTATCTTTATCTTTAAGAAATCCATTTTGTCTACTAATATCATTAATAGCACGAGTAAATCCTCCACGGAATGCTTGAACATGAGACCCGCCTTCTGGCATATGAGCAGAGTTTACATATGAAATCATATCTTCATAGCTATTATCAGTATATGTAAAGATTGCTTCTATAAAGTATTTATCATTTTCTGCAATTATATGAATTGGCTTAAATAGCGGCTTGTCATCACCAAGTCTGGCCTTCATCATGTCAAATAGTCCATTTTCAGATTTAATTTCTTCTTTTTTATTAGTTCTTTCATCAGAAAGTATAAACTTATTACCTGGATTTAGATATGCTTGAGTTTGTACCATATCTTTAACCTTATTGTAATTATACTCGATGACTTCTTTAAATATTTGGTTATCTGGTATCCAAGTAATCTTAGTTCCAGAAGGATATTCTGGTATTTTATCAATTTTTGTAAGTTTAGATGTTTCATAACCTCTGCTAAATGTTTGTTGATACACTACATTATTACGAGTAATTTCTACTGTAGTTTTCTCAGACAGAGCATTGATTATTTTACATCCAATCCCATTTTGCCCTATCGCATTCTTATAGTTTACATTGGCTTCCATTTTACCTCCACTATGTGGTTTAGTAAATAGAATAGTAACAGTTGGAATACCAGTATTTTGGTATGGGTCTATTGGCATTCCACGCCCATTATCGGAAAGTTCAAATCCAATTGGGTTTAATAGTTTGATTTTTACTACATCCCCATGTCCTGACCCTACTTCATCAATAGAGTTTACGAATACTTCTGTAAGACATTGGATTAGACCATTTTCTAATGTATTTCCGATATACATATTAGGTCTATGCCGAATACCTTGCAAATCTTCGAAAACTTTGATGTTTTCAGATGTGTACTTGTTTTCACTCATACAATTTTCACTCCTTTATATTTGTATTTAAAAGCGTTTATAGGTATCTATAAACGATTCTATAATATCAGTATATAAATTATAACTATATACTATAGAACGTCTATAAACGGTATATAAACGCTTTATAATTGATTATACTACTATATTATATGTAATTAACGAAAATATTAATTAATTGGTGTTTCAGGTTCTTCTTTATCATCAGATTTACCTTTGATAACTAATACATCACCGCTACTCATACCTTCTGTTAATGAATCTAATGCTTCAGTTAGTTCATGCATATCTCTAAGTTCATTCATTTCTTCATCTGATACAAATATAGTATCATTAACTGCTTTAACAAATTCATCTATTATATTATTAACAATAGCTGCATCTGACGGTTTTAAATCTTTTGATGTCATTTTATCATGAAATAATGTATATAGATTAACATCACATACACACTCAGTTTCATCTGCAAGTATCTTATCAATAAATTCATTAATGTATACTTCATCTAGATATTCTATACCATCAAGCCACATCTTTTTATCTTGAGCTTCAAAGTCTTTAGATAATTCCATCCATGAGTATAAAGCTATATATGCAATAGCATAATTATGTAATGCGTATTTAGCATTAAATGGTAATCCTTCAAATGCAACTAGAACATCTTTATCTTGAAAGAATACTTTAGATATATAATCTAGAGCTTCTTTAAATATGCTATAATATGGTACTTTATTTGATGGATTATTATGATTAACATCAAATATTGCTTTAACAAACGGTTCTTTATCACCAAGTACAAAATATGCAGATTCAGATATATCACTATCTTTATGATTAAACCAAATTGAATGACCTAAACGATCAATACCATCTACTTCATTGTAGTCCTTGCTAACACGTAAACTATATTCTCTTTTTATATCCATTATCTTAATTCTCCTTCCGAAATATCATCTGTTACAAGTTCAACTAATTTAGACCCAGGTAGTATATAATCTCTTCTACTAAATAAAAGAACTCCATTCTTAATATAATTCCATATTTTGATAACATACTCATCACTTAATGTTTTACCTATTTTATTTCTTACATTTGCCTTAATAATATCACCTACAGTAGGTAATAAATATTTTAATTCATAATCTAATTTATCATCTAATGTAAATACATGTATTGGTATATTAAAATCCCCAGTTTTCTCATTACTAAGGACTAAATCAACCTTTACTGTGTTCTTATTATTATCTCTTTCAATTGTATATACAATATTTAACGATTGTGCAATGTACTCATTGATAGGTATAATATAACTAAAATTTAAATATTTATCTGGGTAATTATTATCAATATTTAATTGAGCCATTTTAAGAAATAACTCAAATCTTTCTTTATTTTCAGATGCTAATACTTTAAATAATCTTTCCTCAAAATCATCATATTCAAACTCTTTCATTAAATCATCAATTGTTGATATAGGAAGATTTCTTTTAATATATGCTATATTAGCAGTTCTATTCTTACTAATATAATATATAGCCAAATGCCCAGTTTCAATTACACATAAAAATACAGGATTATCAAATATCATAAATGTCACCTCTTTAATAATTTTCAATATCATCATGAAATGGTATTATAATTTTAGCATCTTCACTAAAATTTAATACATTAAGTTCATTAAATTTATCTATAATAAATTTTGCAAGATCTTTTGTAAATTTTAAACCAACTGTAGAATATATATTATTATAAATTTTACCAGTAAGATTATTACTGAATTCGTCTATATTCTTACCACCAATATCATCTTCTATGGTTGTATTAACATTACCGTATATATGTCTAACATTTTTCTTAGGAATCCAAGATACTCTAAGATCAGTATAATCATTTCCAGATTCATGTTCTATACGCACATAAGTATTAACTGCTGTATGTAAAGACTCAAATATAACCGAACATTTACATTTTTCACCAATATAAGGTTTAACATACATAATATCACGATTAATACTATCATCTGATGCTACTAGATTTACATATTTTTCAAATGTACTATAATCATAATTCATAATATATCTTGCTATATCTCTAGATTTTAAACTTTTTGACTTAGATAAATAATTTAGTATATATTGAGCTTTCATTTCTCCAGTATAACTACATTTTTCCTCATATTCATCATTACCCCAGATACATATTTTTGGTATACTATCCCCTTTATACACTTTTAAAAATAAAGCATTACTATCCATATACATTTCAAATCTATTCATACTCAACCTCCTATTTCTTTAAAATATTATATATTGGTATATTAACTATTTTAGATACTGTTACATCGTTATATTCCAACACCGGTAATGTTGACATATATTTCATATCATCATCATTAATTATTATTCTAAGGCTATCAATAACTGATTCAGTGTTAATATTTAGTTTATTACTATCAATATCTCTTTGTAATTTTGTCGAATTTATTGTATATTTTTTATTAATATAGTTAGATAAACTACATTCAATTAAGGGAATATTTATCTTATCAATATTTTCATAACATAATATAACTGCTGTTTTATTTTTATTGAATTTAAACTTAAAATATGTTTTAGATATGAACCGTTCTTTATTAAACTCTAATATATGCGAATCTCCTATGCCTAATGTTCTATCTCTATATTTTGCCATAAAATCATCTAATGTAACACGTCTATAATCATCTTCAGTATTATGTAAAAATGATATAAATCCACATAATTCATGTCTAACATCTTTAAGTCTAGGGAATTCATTTGATATTAAGTATTCTAATATATTAGAATTAATTTCTGCGTCACCCTGTAGTAAAAGTTTATCTGTTTCATATTTTACACGGCTAACGACTACAAAATCTTTCATATCTCTATCTTTATAATAAATATCTAGATCTAAGCTGGGATTTATTTTAAATATCAGCAACTCATTCATACTCTATTCCCCTTTCAATATTATTTGATCATATCCAGTAAAGTTAAACAGATCAGATAACCAAATATAATGATCTATTATATCCTTACTATAATTTTCATAAGAACTATAATGTAAGTTATGTTTAAATCCGTTATATTCTTCCTCGTTATCATAATATTTAATTCTATGATTTATTATACTCCATTCAGCAGTAGATATATTAAATAGTCCGCTTATTGTCAACTGTTTAGCAAATGTTACAAGCTCATTCTCTTTTCTAGAAAATTGAAATTCCATCTCTGCACGTTCTATTAAACCTTTCATATCAGAACCGCTCATCTTCTTTTTATAGAAATCCACTGGAAACTCTCTATTTAAATCTTCAAAAGTTTTCCATTTATATTTATATAGATAGTCAGATATATTCATATTGAATGTATACATAAAGTTTGGTAAAGATATATCAAAATATCTCTTATTTTTTATTACTACATTATGATATTTACTCCAGAAATCTTTATCTTTAAAATATTTAACTAATCTAGGAGCTATATCGTAGTAGTGTAAATCTTCAAATTGCTTTTCTGTAGATTCTTCCAATTTCCATTCTGTTGTTAGGTTATAAACTCTAACCACTTTTATATCATAGAACTTACTTATTTCATTATTCTTAAACCATTCTTGTATAAATAATCCATTTTGTCTTACAAATCTACTATTATTATAACCCCAAGATCCAATTTCTCTGTATCCCCATCTAGCATTTAGCCTCATATTAATAGCGACCGCTTTAAGAGTTATACCACCAGTTTTATTATCATAATATGTAATAAACGATTTTATATTACGAAACCTTGTATCAGTTTTATTATTCTCTTTCATCAAATTATCAACGATGCCACATACTGCTTTTCTAGCTATACGTTCTTTTGGAATAAGTTTAATTTTATATAACTTTGCTATAAATGTCATACTTCTTCTATCTTTTTTAAAATCAAAATACATATTAATCTCCTTTTATTGAAATTTTGCGGTACATAAAACACGTCCCGAAGGACGTGTTAAATTAATTCTATAAAAATGAATCTTGTGGACCAACACTGAAATTCTTTAATGATATTCCGATTCCATGTTCTGGGTCCCATTTAGCGTCACATAGTAAAACTATACATTTATCTCTGTCTGAATAGAATAATTTATCAAATGATATATTCATTTCAAACCATTTTACTATATCTCCAGCTTCTAATAAGTCTTTTCCTTTTTGGAAATTGTCATATTCATCATTTCCTTTAAGACCTTTCATGTATTTAGCACATGCATTAGCCAATACTGGTATTATATTTTCATCAACACCTAATGGAGCATGTGCAGCAATAGCTTCAGTAGCAACTTCTTCTTTATTATTTTTTAATTCCGATTGCACTTGTTCTATAGTTTCAAATATTCCTTCACTCATTTCTTACCTCCACGTCCTATTAGCTCTACTCTAGGAGCAGAACCTTCAACTTTATCAAATAATATATTATTCCATGAACCTAGTATAATACTGTTTCCAACTTTAAGTGGTTTATAATTAGTAATACTTTCTTTATACACTTGTCCATGTACATAGTATTTACTAGATTCTAACCATTTTGACATACTTTCTAATACTTTATCTATAATAGTATTAGTATCTGTATTAAAGATATTACTATAAGATGTTGGTGTAACTAGAGCTTTAGTTTTCTTATCTGTAGCAAATTTAACAGAGAAGAAATCTCTAACTACGTTATCAACAAATGATTTTCTCATCTTTCCACCTTGTATCATACCTTTGTCATCCATAAACATTAAGAAATTACTGATATGATGTTTTTCAAAACCATAATTCTTTATAGTTGCAACTAACACACGCTTAGCATTATCATCTACAAGATCAGAAGCTTTAACTTCATGGTTACTTTCTTTACTAGTAGCATCATAAACATATCCTAGTCTAGTTTGCAGACATGTAGTCCAATCATTTGGTATGTAATAATTACATATAGGTATATCTGTAATACGACCATATTGAGCCATACCTTTATTATAACTCATTAAAGTTTTAAACATTCCAGTAATTTCCATAGCAGCTCTTTTATAAAGCATGAAATTTCTAGGTTCCATACCAGCGGCAGCTGCTTCCTTTCCTTGTTGTTTAAATCCGAATGATAATCTTAAGTATTTACCATCTACAGATTTAAATTTATAAAAACCATTTCTACGACCACTTGATGTTAAAAAAATTTGAAGAATGTCATCATAAACAGGTTTTTCATCATTATTAAGTTCATACTTTTTCCATATGTTATAAATACTATTAACATCAACAGCATCATAATTTACACCGATATTTGCACAAATATCATTAATAATAGTAGTAACTAATCTACCGTGAGTATCAAAGTGAGTTTTAAGATATAAACCAGCACCTAATGCATTCCAAGTAATCCCCTTATTATTTTGTCCATTAATTATATGAGCAAATTGTGCTAATGCGCCTCCCAATGAATGTCCTGTAAAATAAAATTTCCAGTTTCCTTCTCCAAGTAATATTTTACAGTGACGTATAAACCAGTAGACAGATGTAAGCTGGCTACTGTATCTATCAAAAAGTGCCAGCTCCATATCTGTCATCATGTCCATAAAATCATTTGTACCACGGAAAGACACAACTACATCTTCACCTCTTACAAAGGCTGCAGCATAAAACCCATTAGATTTAGTATTTAGATCTAAACCGAATAAGTCTTTATATATAATAGTATCATTTCCGCTATACAAATAAGTCCAGCCCCTAAAGTGGCTATCCCATAAAGGGGCTTCATTATTTTCATCTTCGGAGAACGCCATATAACAGAACCTGCTTTTGCTACTCAAATTGGCTGGGTCTTTTGCCCAGTCATCCCATATAGTCTCTGAAATTTCAGAACCCCGTTTAACTGAATCCCAGTTACGTAAATAAACGAGATTCGCAAAATTCGCATATACTACATCAGCTAAAGCATTCATTATATATTCCTCCCTATTTTTAGTCTGTCATTATTCCGTAATATCCAGCTTCCAATTCATGGATAGCTTCTTTTGGTTGTTGTTTAGCTAAATAACTTTTAATTTCATCTTCAGATGGAGCATATTTAGCTTGTAACCCAAGTAAATTTTCATAGTTACTTTCAAGTACACTAATTTTATATAGTATAACATTTGTAAGACTATTCCCATGCTTCTTATACATAAGCTCCAAACATAACAGTCTTAACTCTCTTACTCTATGTTTATTCTCAACTAGAGCAAAACTATACCTCATATATGTGGCATCATTATAGATAGCCTCCAATGCATCATACTCGCTTAGTAATTCTAGATTACTAATTTCATTATACTCATATTTAGTATTATAAAGTCTGTCATATCCTAATATGAGTAATAGCATAACCAATCCAACTGCTACCGCCACAAATATTCCAAATAACACATTTCCCATTAATACATCATTCAACATCTTTCTACCTCCTAAAAATTTTAAGTTTATTTGCTTATATTTTGATATAAGTCACCTTATTATATGTAATTGTCGAAGTTTTTATTCTTCTGAGATTTAGGAGGTAGATTTATGTATTAATACAATTTTAAAACTCCGCTAGTAGATAGTATTTTAAGAGCAGAAATATCATTGTAAATAGGATAAAATTCTGTCCCATCTCTAAATACAATACAGCTTGCACTAGAAGTACGAGCATATGCTATATTTGTATTACTATCTACTAATGCTATAGTTTCAGACGGATTTACTGATGTATGGTATAATGGATAGAAATCTTCTATAAACTCTACTTCACTATCAGTATACTCGTTGTATATAGCGGAAGTTTGTTTTAACCAAAGTCCACTATTTTTAACACGTTTAATTTCAGGAAGCGTTTTATCATTCATTTTAATAAGTCCACGTATTTTTAATGTTTTCGCTATATCTGTTATATCGTTAGTATTAGTAATATTTACTATATTACCGGCTAAAGTATAACTACTATTAGCTACATCTATTATAAGTGGATTTACAACAGGTAAATCTTCACAGAAATGAGCAATTAATATCTTACTATTATTTATATCAGAGCTACGTTTAAAGCTAAGCTTTACTTTATTTTGGATATTAAATCCAGAAGTAACTCTAGCAACAGTAAGCATATCACCAGGTTCATAATTTACAGCATAGCATAAATCATAAAATGCAGGTAGATTTAAATATATATTAACATGTGTTGCAGTTATATTAATATTATATACGTCTATTGCTTTAATAGTAGTATCAGTTGTGTCTACTATATTTACACTAGATGGAGTAACTGGCATATTACCAATTATAGCTCTTCTACGCACTTCATTTAAACGAGGAGATAGTTGTTCTAATCTACTGTCGTCTAATAATGATAAACGTCTTATAACCTGTTTTAAAGGCTCAGAGTAATAAATATCTAAAGCATTTGATGGAAGATTAAAGAATCTAGCATATCTAGATTCGATATCTATACTTGTATCACCTATATTAGTAATAAATGTATTACGGTTAGGATCGAATTCATTTATACTATTTAATAGACGAGTAACATTATCAGTTCTCTTAATAGGAATATCATAAGTAATAGGAGTTTTTCTAACTGGTAGAGTATCACTATTAAATAATGTATTACTATTAATAAGATCTGTCGTTTCTACAGTCTCTATATTGATATCAAGCATTTTATCTATAATCTTAGTTTCAAATGATTTAAATAGATAATATACACGTTTAATATCATCGTTTAAATAATGTTCTTTATTTATTGGTACTATCATATCATTATATATTTCTTGATAAGATAGTTCTGTATTATATGGTTTATAATATGTCTTAGATATAGTCTTATTACCAACTTTAATATTTACATTAGCACCATAATATACATCTGGTATATCTTCTAAAGTTTTATTTAACTTTGTACTCATATTTACTATAACTGTAGTATCATATGTAAAGTCATAATGTTTAATTATATTAGGAACATTTGTTGTAAAATGTTCATGAATATTTGAAGATTGGAAAATATCCCAAAATTCATTTTCAGATATAGTACTATGAGAATATTTTGTAATATTAAATGTACGTTGTTCTTTAGAGAATACATTAGACTTAAATATAAGAGTTAATGTATGTGTATCAATGATATCTTTTGCAAATACAGAAATAGTCTTTTTGATAGTATTAGTGTACATATCTATTGTGTTATCCTTGAAAATAGTCATATTTTCATTATCATTTAGACTATACCAGATATTTTTAATAGTATCTTCAGATGGTTCTTCTAATAATCTAGTAGAATAGAATTCTTTATTATTATAAATAAAGTTTAAATTCCAACTATTAGAAGGAACTACATCCAAGTCGATAGTTAAATTAAGAGGTTCAACTACAGATATATACATATTATTCTTAATAGTATAATTATAATCTATTTTAGAAATAATAGCATTAATAAGTGTAGATCCCTTAATTTCTTCACTAGTAGATAGTATAATATTATCATTTGATATACTATTTACATTATAACCATTAATAAACCATTCATATGCAGGGATACTAGATGATTTAATTGTAGACAAGATACGTCTTAAAGAAGGACTAATAGTAGTCTTCTTTAATAACTGTTCTATTCTAGTATCTAAATTATCATTTATTTTAGATAGCAGCCATTTTTTATCGAATTCTTTAGCTATCATTTCCATTTTATCTAATCTCTTAGATTTAAGAATAAATAATTTAGATTTTGACATATCAAACTTATAATCATTAATATTTTCAAATTCATATACAGAATTATTCTTCTTATTAACTACAAGCATTATAGAAATATCATTTACAAAATCATTTAATACCTCTTTATCCTCATCATTGATATCATATTTATATTTAAAATCAGTAAATATGTCAAGTTTAATAAAGAAATTACTTCTATTAAACTCAGATGGTGGTGCAGGAGTATATTTATTAGTTTTAGGTCTAATAGTAAACTCTCCAGCTTCTAGTTTATTAGTATTAATTATAGTTATCTTTGGAACTACTTTATCAGTATCTTTATATGTTATATTATCTATATAATCAAGCATATTAAAGTCACTTAAAGTATTTCCTTTGTATTCTACAAATATTTCTTTAAGTTTGTCATTAAGATCAGGCCCTGATACATTTATACTACATTGAGTATTTACTCCAAGTTCAGTTGGATTATAAATATTATGAATATTTAATAAATCTTGTACCATAACTTGGTGTTCTCCTGATATAAATTCCCAATCTATAACGATATCTTTTAAATGGAAAATATAATGATTTGTATATTCTCCAAGATAGTCGTTATCTATTGTATCAGGTATTTCATATAAATAACTATGTTTTACATTATTAAGGTTATTATAAACTATTCCACTATTATCTGCAATAGTATTATAAACTCCAGTAGGGTTTGGTAAATATTCTACATAATAGTCTATATTACCACTAGAACGAAGTCCTGCCCTAGCATTATTATATACTTTATCAGTATTTATTAATAAATGTATATTATAATGTAGTACTCTATAAGTTTTAGAAGTATCTCCGTCTATAATTTCAGTTTCATTATTATAATATCCATATAATGAACTACGATTTGCTAATGTAGCTGGTCCTAGATCTTCTAATTTACTATAGTCTACATTTGTACTAGTTATAGTAAGATTAGGTTCATATGGATTTCCACTACTATTTAAAATAGCTTGACTATAAACAGCTTCTATAGATTCTTTAAATACTCTAGCATTTATTCTAGACTTAATAGTTTGAATTCTATCATCAAATTGACTAATATTTCTAACTACTCTATCAAAATAATCACTACTTGTAAATATATCATTTAATATATCAGCATATTTAATCTTATTAAATTCAGTATTCTTATCTATATTAGTAACAGTTTTAATAATATTAATTGGTAATATGTCATTATGTGAATCAAATGATCCTAGTGCTGGTATATAATACCAAGGAGATTTACGTAATGCTCTATTATAAATATTGATATTATTAGTAGTCGTACTATTAAGACTAGATATAGTTATATCAAAAGATATATAATCTATATCATTTCTAATACTAAATCCAGGACTATTAATATATTCTACGATATATTTTTCATGATATTTAATACTTACAGGTTTATACTTAGAATTTTCCTTATTAGCAGCTTCTCCTTCATATATAAATCTATTATAATTAGTAATAGCTGTTTTAAGTTTATCTAATTGTAAAGAGTCTCTAAATGTTAAAGTATCTTTCTTATATAAAGGTATTATTATATTATTATCACTAGTAATATAACGTTGTATATCTGGAACTGTTAATATAAAGTTATTAGAATCTTTAACTGATGTATTAGTTATGATATCTCTAATAGTTTGTATATTAAAGTTAGACATATTTATTCCATATTCTTCTAATCTTGCATTTGTTGGAAGAATATTATTAAATTTACCTTTAGAGAAAGGTTTAAGGTTATTATCAGTTGTAAATAGCTGTTCGACTATTCTAAACTCATATTTTTCTACATTATTTACTAAGTTTAGTAATGTATAATCCTTTATAGATTCTAGTTCTTTATAAGGAACCCATACATATAAAGCATAGAATTTATTATCTTTACGATATAAGAAGAATCTAAGCTCTATTGGAGCATCTTCTGGATTAATTGCTGTAGAAGTAGTTATAATAGCATTATATGGACTTCCTTCTTTAGCAATCTCATTATTATCATACTTAAGACCAAAATTAGTCATATCTAAGTCGATATTTTCATTATATTCATATTTTTCATTAGATGGGTTAATATTAATATCAATTATGATTTCATTTTTAATACCAGAAATCAAGTTCTTTGATTCAGTTTCATTATTAAGCCATCCAGATTTAGCAAATTCTATACCTTCTGGAAGAATAAGGTTACTTGTAGTTAATCTATTCATATTAACTACATTAAGTCTAAATTCTTTAAGTTCTGTATCTAATCCTGTATAATGTGCATTATTAATAGTTATAGGATTAGTTGCAGCAAATCTAGACCAATCATCTGGAGTTCTATAATATCCAGTATTATCTACAAGTCCAGATAGTCTACCATATCTTAATGCATTAGTAATATTTTTAACTCTAAACTTAATACTAAGATCATAAATCTTATCAGAATTTTCTGGATTTCCTTCACCCGGTTGTTCGTATATAGTTCTAGTTTCACATTTTACATTTGATGGTACATATATAATATCATCAGTTGACTCTGATATCGCACGATAACATACTGTAACCTTATTTAAATCCCCGTCTACGCCAAATTCGTGTATACTCATAATTTTATATCCTTGAGCTCTGTCTTCTGGCGTAACTTTTACATTTTTAAATTCTAATACCTCTCTTCTACGTTTAAAGTATATAGATGCTTCTATTTCGCTAGTTGTGCTATCAATATCGAATTTAATTTTAGACATATTATTTTTAGTATATGTAACATCCCATATAACATTAGGAGATCTTTTAATAGTATATGTTCTAGTAACATTATAATCACCTATTTTATAGTTAATATTAAGATGTTTATTTATGTCTTTATTACTAATTAGGTATTCCTTATTAAGTTTAACATATGGATAACTATCTCCTATTCTTGATGTTATAGGAGTATCGTTGTCTATAGTTAAAGTATATTGAGTATCTTTATTAAACACATCTTTAACTTCAGACATATCAACATTTACAGTCATAGTTTCTTTATAAGACTCATTAAACTCATTATATTGATTATCTTTAGATGCAGGTGTATATTTAGGTACAACAGTTCTATTAAATAATACATTAATATCTGATTTACTAAATACATACTTGCTCTTGAATACAAATGGTTCAACTACATCAGTTTTAGATATAAAATCATATTCTGTTACATTGATACTATTTTCAGCATCGGGTTTTGATACTATATCAGGGAATATAAGAGGAGTATTATTATTTGTAAACTCACTATTATATGTAAAATCTACATTTATAGTACCGTCTGCTGTAATAGTTTGATTAACATTAGAAGAAAGTATTTCATTATCAAATTTTGTATAATATTTTAACCATTGTGAATCTATAACAGTGTGTTTAGGAACTGTATAATTTAATGTAATAACTTTAGTAGGGGTAAATACTTTACTATCTACAACATTATTATATTTATACTTTATATTAAATGGTAGTATTCTACAATTTAAAGTAAGATTAACCATAGCTTGTTGATTTTTAAATTCTCCATACAACTTATCATAGTAAGTACCTCTCATATATCCAGCTACCATACAGTATTTATTTATTGCCGGTGCACTGACAAATTGAGTTATGTCTGTATTAGCATCTAAAACTAATGCTTTAGATTCCCAATCAGGTCCAATTGGTAAAAATCTACCTTTAATAGATTTACCATTTAATACTTCTGGCATTTCTTCACCAGTTTTCCATTTAATAGCTGATGTAAGAGTTTGTCTATTGATGTAAACATCTTCTTCTTTTAATAATGCATAATTCCATTGTACATAATCTGTTAATCTACCATCAATAGGTCCAGCTTCTGGGTAACCAGATTGTATGTGTCTATCAAACGTATCACGATCAATTTTGAATAACTTTTTGCATTTTATTTTAACATCACTATTAATCACGTACTCACCAGTTTCAGTGCTTAATTCACGTTTATTAATAAGATCTTTTACATTAGCATATATTTTTCTATTATCATTATAGCGTTTATAAATAATAGTAAGTCCAGTATTGTGATAAAATACCGGATCAGAATTACTAGATTCTGCACTTCTAGCATGTAATGAAATTCCAAATTCTAAATAAGCTGTAACCCATACGAAATTATTACGGCTACTATCAATTTGAGCTTTAGTATAACCAGCGGCTTTACCTAATACAGGAATTAAATTAAAATCAGTTGGTGCTTCTTTAATATTGATTAACCCACTATTTCTCATATCAATTTGACGTTTTGGAATAATCATATTATATATAACATTACCATAACCATCAATAGGTTCATTACTTGTATATAGATGAGCACCCTCTTTAGTAGTAAACATTTTAGACATATTTTCAGAAAACTTCGTAGTATTTTTATCAACTCCAGTAATTTCTTTAAGAATATCTGTATTTAATGTCATCTTTTCAATTTCAACAAAATCGTTAAGTTTTTTATCTTTATTAGTAAGATCGAATAATTTCTCTGCATATACATATAACATATCGCCACCAATTGAACGTGTATCATAACGATTCCATCTAAATGTAATAGTATTAGTAACAGGAACACTTACACCATTTACTATACGATAACCATATGTTAGTGTTATATCTTTCTTATTATAACGTCCATACCCAATATGGTTTTCTGTAATAGCATATAGCGTAACAGCGTTACCGCTAGCTTCTACAGTATTATTAATTATATTTACTACATCTATTTTATTATCCATATTATAGAAAGTATCATCTTGGTTAGCAACCATATCTGCATAACCCCAGCTATCGTCTACTCTTGCATATTTATTAGTAGGGTCTGGATAATATGATAATCCAGCTATATTACTATCTATTACATCATTCGAACCTTCATACTCTTTATATAGATTATCTGGTTTATTAATATATTCTGTCGGTTCTACTACTTCTAGAGTTATATTTTCATTTACATTTATCATATATCCTCTAGTTTTGTTAACTAATAATCTCCAATCTATTTCACCAGATGTTATAGGTTTATTAGGATATTTTTTAATAGTAACTTTAAATCTAGTTATACTCATGTGAAGATTGTCATTTGTAAACCCACTTAATACATTAATATATCTAGTAGTAATAGTAGGTTTAGCATCCTCTATTTTCCATGTTGCAAGATATGCAGATGTTACATATGGTAATGCTGGAAGTTTTCCAGGTTCTTGCATATAAATATGGAATGTAAATATTTGTGGTAATGTAGGATCTAATTCAAATGTTACTTCACCTTTATTTACATCGGCAGCATTTACTGTAAATTCTTTTGTTACTAGTAAATTATGGTTTCTATCAAATATTTCTACAAGTCCCATAGTTCCAACTGTATAAGATACACCGTTATCTTTCCTAATATGAATTTTATTTTCATTTAAAACCATTATATCATCAGGTTTCTTATCAAAGAATGGAAGCGTAGTTCTTACGAAATCTTCCTCATATTCAGTTTTATTTCTAGGACTTTCATAGTAGTCTATAATATCACTGTCATTTCCTATTTGTATATCATTTATTAAAGCTATTTTAGTTTTATATGTAATAGTTTCGTCTTCACTAACATCTTCACGAGGGAAGCTTACAAATCCATTTCTTACATATTCACCATATGTTACTACTTTTGTGGCAAGTTTCTTTTCAACACCATCTTTAACTGTATATAATTGTACAGCTATTTTAGTGTTATTATCACGAATATATTTATGTGTAAAACTTGCGTTTATAAAGTAATCAGCGTCATCGTCTTCAGTACCATCTTTAGCACTCAATGACACATCTAGACTCGCAGTTATAAGAGAAGGACTTATTCTTTCATTACGGAAATAAGTTTCACTTTCTTCTAATGCTGGATATCCAACAAGTGTATCAACTGTCCATTTTATATATTCTCCATAATCTATTCCTTCCATAGTAGTATTATTAATATATTCACCATTAATATTACTTAAACTATCATAATCTGGTAATTCTGTTAATGTATTATTTTCTTTAGTTACACCAAATATTTTAGTATCAGTTATTAATGGCCTGTCTATATTATTATACATCCATATAAATCTTTCATTTCCATCTGGGAAAGCAATACTATTAGGAAGATATGTATTATCTGTACTATTTTTAAGGAACTTACTACTATCAGTATTAGGTATATGATTATCTGTAAATGTTTTAGTATACTCATAAGTATTAAGTTCTGTACCATCAAAATCGCAAGTTTCCACAATTATTCTATAAGATTTACCTGGTTTAGCTATAAATGTATTAGGATATAAGTTATAGAATGTACTTATTTTAGTATCATAATTATTATAAGAACCAATAGTCTTAATAAAATCATAATTACTCTTAGCATTATTTTCATTTATTAATACAATTGATCTTTGATAATTATACTTATAATTTAATCTATCTTGTGCAAATGAGTATTCCCATACTAAATGCTCGTCATCTGTAGGGTTAATCTTAACTCTAACATATGGTGCAAGAGTATCTACGTCTATCTTAATATTAGGTGGAAGAACTAAAGGAAGATTTTGTCCTTTAATTGCATTCTTGTTAAGAATAGATCTTTCATAATCTGCAATCTCATTTAATACACGTCTATTCATAAGCTGGTCAACTACATCAAGAGTTATATTATTAACTACAAAGTAATCATCTGGTAATACTTCATATTGCTCATATTGGTCAATAGAAGCAACTGAACGGAATTTACCTAATTCTTGGATTACAAATGTAGATATTACATTTCCTTCAGGCATTGACTCTACTTTATATTCTATATATCCATTATTAATATCGTCCACAGTAACAGTACCACTTCTAGTATACACTCTATTTTCACTATCAATAATTTCAATATAATATTGTGCACCTATAGTCCAGAATACTCCATTTCTAGGAATATATCTTATAGATTCTGGATGTCTTTTAGTCCATCTATAATTTATACGACCATCAATAGTCTTTTCTACAACTTTAGTTTTAGTTATAGCATCAGTTTCAACTATTGGTTGACCATTCTTATTTACAAATGTTGCAGTAAAATTAAATGTTTTATCATTAAGTTCATGTGGTTTTACTACAACTGGAACTGCAATTGGAGATACTTTAATATCTTCATAAGATAATGTATCATTGAATATTATATTACCGTAATTTTCAGCATTAATATTAATAAGCTGTTTCTTACGTATATGATATCCTTCAACTGATAATAAGAATCTTTCTTGGTAATTTTCATTCCAATAACGTCTCTTAGCAATGATATTTCTCTTTTCAATTATAGTATCAAGTCTATAATCAGGCTTTAGTTCACGTTCATGATAATCATATTCTACAAGAAGGTCACTAAACTCAGGAGTTACAGATATTTCATCTATTTCACCAATAGTTTCAAACTTGCTATATATAGTTTTATTTTCATTACTTCCCCATATTATAGTCTTATCAGTAGGAGTTTCCCCTGTATGATTTATAATGATATCTCCGTTATATTTACTATCAAGTAGTATCTTTTTATCATATTTATTAATATCTGCATTATTGATTTTACTAGCAATAACTTCTGCAGTATCGCAATTTAAAGTAAAATCTACTCCAGATTTAATAATTAATGTGCTATCTGAATTAGCTGGAGCTATAAATACAGGTTTGCATTCACGATTTCCATATACAGTAGTAAATACTCTAATAGGAACTCCATCAGAGTTACATTCTACTTTAGCCACATGTAAATTATGGTCGTATATAGCAAACAGACTACATTTAATCTTTGGAACATTAGTATCATTCTTCCATTGTATTCTAGCATTTACATATTCAGATGCATTATCAGTAATACTCATAGTATTGCTAAATATATAAGGCTTTGTAGTATCTGTAATTTTATTTATTTCAGATTTAACATTTTGGAACTTAGTATGTACATCTATAAATGTACCCATAGTTCTAATAAGTCTATCATCAAGATTTATATTCTTAAGATGAACTTTATGCCAACCATATTTAATAGGATCTTCTACAGAACTATAGAAGTTATTAATTAGATTTATATATCTGTCAAGAAGTACTACATTATTCTTAAGAACATGAGTTATAAGCTTATAAATACGTTCTTCTAATGTTAAGTAACGTGTTTTCTTAACTTCTATTTCATCTTTAGGATCTACATACCAGTCTACATTACGATCATCTAACTCCGTGTCTATATCGACTGTTAAATCTTTCCATGTATGAGATGGCGTGATATAGATATTATCAAATCTGCTATCATTTATAAAGTATGAGTATGTAAATCTCTCATTAGTGGTAATTTCTTTAGAACCAAACCAAGATAATCTCTTAATTGGAGCATTATCCGGGTAAATATCATCAAGATATATAGCTGGTCTATAATCTAATGAACGATTTAATTTTGCTATATTATCTATTCCAGCTATTCCGTTAAATGCTTGGATATCTTTAGTAGATAATGGAGTATGACATACTTTTTCTATAACATCTTTATAGAACTCATTAAGTCCTCCACCTTTATAATATTTACGGAATATAGTTATAAGTTTACTCATATCTTTCATTACATTACGTACTAAGATATCATCTTCTTTAGTGAGCCAGTTTGTTTTCTTAGCTTCATTACGATAATAACTATAATCTTTATAAATATTACTATAAGTATGATTATTATCAGCTACAGTATACATAATTTCAAATAATGAGAAGAATGGATATACAAACTTCTTAAAAATAGCTGCAGTCATTACTTCTATGTCATTATTAATAAATTTAGACACCATTTTAGGTAAATTTACCTTTAATCTAGCCCAACTATATTTTAATGAGTTAACTGCATTATTTTCAAGTATATGATTTCTTATTTCTTCTGCTAATATAGTCTCAACCATATTATCCATATTATGATAGAATAAGTCATACATCTTTTGTAATAATGTTCTATTGTATGCACTAACATCTAGTTCTTTTATTGATATAAGTTCATTATTACCTTTATTACCTTCTGTTATAGTAAGGTTTCCACTAAGATTGTATATATCTTGTATAAGTTCAATTAACTTTGTAGCATTTTCCCATGTTAAATATCCATAATCATCATATATCCAAGTATGGTCTGGACTTAGCCCGTGGTCGCTTGGTATATCTGACTTACGGAATTTAAATCTATTAATTATAAGTCCATATACGTCTTCATTTAATATAGCAAGTCTAAGTTTTGCTATATTAGCATTAAGTCTTCCGTATGCGTTCATTCCTATATATTCTGGAATAGTTGTTAAGTTTACATCAGACGGAACATTTTGTAAATCACGTATTATACGACCATTGGCTAATGCTATAAGGTCTTCATGTAAGTTTAAATGTGGGCTTGTATACCCAGCAGCTACATTAGTCTTTAAATCTATAGTAAGGTCTATATATTCATTTAATTTACTTATTAGCGTATTGTAAGTATTAATATCAAACTTAATAACAGAAGTTCTATCATCTGCTTCATTATAGAATACTAAATCTCTCATAATACTATGGTATATATTATCTTCTTTTATATTACTTATCATATATCCAAATGGAAATTTCATTGTATATTCAAGGAAACGTTCATTGTATGCATTAATATTTTCTAATGCATCTGATACATGATAATCTTCTATACTATTATAGCTATATTCATCTAGTTGGAAAAGATCTATTTTATTATATGTGTTAAGATCTATAAGACGATTAAAGAACATATCATTCTTCATAATCTTATTAATCTTAACTCTCATTTCCTTATCTGAAACTATGTCTGTAACAGTTTGTAAACTAGAAGCATTGTCGCTACGTAATTCTTTAATAAGATTATTAATTTCTAATATACTAGAAGAATTATGTAATCTAAATAGAGATTCTGTTATTCCAGATAGTTGGTTTGGATGTTTCCATATACTAGTTTTCTTAGCTTTAGCTTTAGCATTATTAATCATATCATTCTTTTGGAATGTTATTTCTGGAAAGTTAATATCATCTTTAAGATCTCCAGTAAGATTTTCTTTAAATGGGACATTAACGCTCCAATATTGCTCTAATTCACCATAAACTGTAAAATTACCACTACTACGTATAATTTCATGGTCGTACCCGTCAGTGCCTATTCTAAAACCTTTTACGACATCGGTAACCCATGCTGGATTAAACTCACTGTCATATGGAACATTAAGAGATATATTACGAACTACAACGTTATTACGTTTATCACGAACTTCTATATTAATTCTTTGTTCCTTAGGTAATACTTCTACAATAAATTCTGGTTTATTAGGATTCCATCCATCAAAATATCTAGAATCTTTAGCTTTATAACCAGTTGGTATTGTAATTATAGGTTTTCTCCACCCACGAACAGACACTAGTTCTGTACCAATAAGTTTTTCATTGAACATATACTTAATAGTTACTTTATGTAAAACTCTTTGTGGGTCTATTTTAATTACAGGTATAATATTATTATCAACCATTATACGTTTATTTCTAGCACCATCTATAATTATAGGGTCAGAACTTGTAATATTATACCCATAAGGCATATTAATACTAGATCTATCTATAGTATCTCCAGTATATCCTGTAAAGTTTTGCCTGTGTATAACTTCACCTGATACATTATCTATAAATAGTAAAGTATTTGTAAGGATACTACGTTGAACACGAACTGTATTACGTTCTCCTAAGTTTATAATAGGAGATTCTGCTAACGTGTATCCAGCTGGTATATTAAGGTTGACAGTCTTACTATTAAACGTTAATAACTCTTCAGAGTGAATTAAGTTACCATCAAACTCATAATCTATTATTGTAAATTTATAATTATGATCTTTATAAAAGATATCACTCATTTATTTAATCTCCTTTCTACACCGTATGTTTTCCTGTTCTAGTTAAAATAAATGGATCTACTGGCGTCGCTGAACTATTTATATATAACCAGTTACTGTTTTCTACAATATGAACTTCATCAATAGTTCCACCAACTGCATCATAACGTTTTTCTTGTGTATATGCAAACACTACATCAATAACTGTATTTGAATTAACTGTAATACTAGTCGTATATCCAGATACCACTCTTAGATATGGATGCCACTTCATATTTAGATTTACAGTAGTACCCTGAGCAACTGTATAACTAAATGACATATTATTAGTCGGGTTATGTGTTGGAGTTTCCTTGATACGTTGTGAAGCTTCAAATCCTCTACGTCTACGAGAATCTAAATTACTATATCTAACCCCAGTCCTAATATAATTAAATGGATTGATTCTAGCATTAACAGTAAGAGTAACCATTTTAGGTGCTGGTGGAGCAGGTGGTGGTGTCGGTGTAGGCGGTTTAGGAGCTGGTGGCGGTGCTGGTTGTGCTGGAGTAGGTTTAACATAATATAGATAATCCCATCTAGGACTTATAGCATATATTTGATAGTGTCTAGAAGTAGTACTCATTGATGTAAAATTCTTAAGATCTATCTTTTTATCTTTATCTATAGTTAAACTCTTTCTCTTTTCAGCATCATCCTTATAAACCCATGCATAATCATAATCTATTTTATCTAATGGATCATCTGCTGTTGTTACATGGAATACATCAGGATTATATCCTTTATCAGTTACCAGCATCTTTCCTTGAGCATATTCTTTATATCTATTAAGATTATCAAAGTTTAATTTATAATTACCACTAGTTCCATTTTCAGTTACATTTTGCCATACACTAAGTCTATAGCTTTCAGCTTGTTCAAATGCTTTCCAGCTATCATTTACTCCATATTTATAAGCATAACTTATAATATTTTCTATACTAACATTATAGCTAGGAGCATCATCGTCATATTCGTATTTTAAAGTTATTTCAACTCTTTGATTATCAGATCTATTTTTAAGCCATTTAAATCTAATCTTTATTGTAGACTGATTTTTAAAAGTTTGTTCTAGTATTACAAAGTTTCCATCTTTTATTATACGAAGACCATCGTATGATGAACCTCCGTTTTTATTGAACTTTATAGCACCGTAATCATACGTTGCTAATTCATTAGGTTTAAGTCTCACATCAGCTGTATATCTTAAAACTATATTTATAACAGTATCATTTACTATTCTAGTTGGAAATATATTCTCTATATTTACTATGCTAATATTAGGTATATACATTAATGGATTTGTAATCATTGTACCGTATCTAACATTTTCCATAGTAAAAGTTCCAGAAGTTCCTGGTATTTCTCCATCTTGTGCATAGTCCGCTTCAGTATATGGTTCACGGAATTTCCATGTAGTAGCTTTTTTATATCTAATAGGTTCTAACACCCAATTAATTTTAACATTAAAGAATTTATCAGTTAATGTATTATCTATAACATTATCTACTTTATACATTGATATATAATGAAGTTCATATGTGAAACTATATTGCATAGTAAAAGGATCAATTTCATCCTTTAATTTATACCCTGGATATGTATGTTGGAACCCGATAAAGTTTCTATCTATTAGGGTTCCATCTTTAACATCATAGTGATTAACTGTATCTACTTTTCCATCTATTATAATTTCTACTGTTAATCTATGCACTATTGTATTGTCAGGTGGGGTAGCCAAATCATCAGCAATTCCTATATCTTCTTCAGTTATAGTATACACAACTTCATCATTTAAGAATGGTATATTTTTCCATCTATTACCATCCACATTTGTGTGCATAACATATGGTTCTAATAATTCTTTATTATTTTGAAGTATTTTAGCGTAACTTTCAAGATCTGGTTGTGTAAATCTTTCAGTTCCACGTTTTATAATCATAAGGCCAAGATCAATATCTTGGCCCACATCTACCATATTCCCATTTTTATCGAAAGATTCTCCTTCTTTTTGAGGAATAAGCATATTCTTTTTTAATTTATCTAAATTTTCTGCATCTGTATCATTAAATGATATCACATCATGTTCTGGAGTTACTGTACGAAGTTCTACAGCATTCCATGATGGAATACTTTCTCCAAGTATAAGCGTATCTGCAGAATCATTACGCGATTTCTTATCACGTAAAATAACGGCAACTCTTATATCATTTTCCATTTATTTCCTCCCGTTATATTATTTGCACAACTCCTCTTACTTCATTAGAAGTTACATAATTAGGAGCTTCAATTATATATCCAACTGTAGCCCCGACTGGAATATTAAGTTTTTGACCAAAATCAAATAATAACATTCCATTACGTATTTCTTCTGGAGTTAATACATTTTTAGCAAGGGAACGATATTTAATATGTAATTCATTATTTGTATATAAGTTTACAGTAAGTATCATTCCAGGTTTCCAATATGCTGTTGGAATCATTATTGTATTTCTAAGTTCATCATATCTCACATATGTGTTCTTAAATGAAAGTTTTCTTAATGGAACGGTAAAATCTTCAGTAAGTCCTAGATTTGATATATCTATGTCATTATTCCAGTCTTCTATTTGTTTACCAGCATATCCATTAATTAATGTCATATTTTCTGTAAGTTTAAGTCCTCTAGGTACGCTTATAGTAGCGTCTCTAGTTATTACGGTATTTCTATGAGGTGTAAGACCAAATGTATTATAGTCTCCATGTCTATTAACAAATACTGCTATATCATTTATATTATTAGTATTCTTATACACCTTTGTAACCAATGAATCTAAATATGCAGACCATAATGTAAATTGCATATCATAGTTAACTCCAACATATATTACACCATTTTGAGAAATTTCTGCCATAGATATTAAATTAGAACCTAATTTAGCACCATATTGTGCTACAACTATATCAGAAGTCTTAAGTCTATTAATATCATTTATAAGATCATTAGTAGCAACTTTAGGCAAGTAAGCATTAATTCCTGGTCCTATCTCGATATAAGTTTTAGCAGAATTAAACTCTCCAGTTAATATAATAGGAGCTAGTAATGCTTCTGGTCTTATATTTGCACCAGTATACTCAACTGGCTTTGGAACTACTGGTTTTGGAACTGGAGTATACCCACTAGCATTAGGATATACTTGGACTTGTCTAGAACTTGCTTCAGAAATTTCACGTTCTACTACACCAACTGCACGCAAGTTACGTCCACTAGTAGCCATTATATTAGTTAAATTACGAGGAGCTCCTAATATATTTTCTATCTTAGGTACATTTAGTAATTCATTACCGTTAATTTCACTACCAGATTTATTAATCATTTTAATATTATTAATAAATTCTTTAGAATTAGCTATAAATCTATCTTCAGCTTGGTTTTTAAATTGAAGATTAGCTGTACTAAATCTATTTACATCTGGTGATAATATTGCTGGATAATCACATATAAAATAATCTCCTACGTTTACATGTCCAGGTGGATTTTCTACATATCTATTCATTATATTAGGTATATTAGTAAATGATTCTAATGGATTACTAATATATCTAGCATTACCTAAAGTAAATTGCTTATAGAAAGATTTTTGATTTTCTTTATTTCTAGTTACTATATCAAATTCTATTATAACTGGAATATTAGCAGTAGGTTTATCTGGATAAGATGCAATATTGTTAGACCCGTCATTAATAAACTTTCTAATTGGAAGTTCAGTATTATTTATATGCATAAGACCGTTTGCATGCCAAACAGCTTTATTAATATATTCAGAATTACTACGATTTACCCAGTTATATAATAATCTATTAAATAAGTAATCATAACGAACCATATTATTAACAAATCCTGCAATTCCAGAACCAATAATATCTCTACCATAACTATACATTGCACATGCTGGAATATTAGCGTTTATATGAGTATAAACATCATGGCATCCACTATATCTAGTAGAACTAGAACTATAACCTTCTATATCATAAATTGGAGTATCTTTAGTAAGTTCTAATTTAGTAGCATTAGGAATTATAAAGTTTCCTGTCCATGCTTGTCCAATAGCTGTAGTAAAATATGTAGTCTTAGTAACTCTAAGATTGTATTTATAAGGTTCTTTCATAATATTAGCTAATGAATGATTTTGTAATTGTGTCATTAGCTCATAGTATGGATCTAATGGTATTCTAGCTGATACTGTATTATGTTCTGTATATTTAATTTGTAATATAGAGATATTTTCTCCAAATGATTTTACAGGTATCATTACTATATCATTACTAATATCATAATTAGGAACAGTATTTACTGGAATAAATCTATGGTTACTCTTATCAGAGAAACGTTTAAGTCCAACTATATTAGTATCAATATACATTTCTCTCTTGGTAGGATATTGAAGGAATCCTGGAACTTCTTCTTTACTCATTATATTATTATAATAAGTAACATCTACTGTTTTAGTAGCTAGAATATTATTAGGTTGACCTTCAAGATGATACTTAAATTGAATCGTACGTTGAGGTTTTTCTACTTTATAAGATGTAGTTTTAATTACAATATCTACAACAGGAGCAGAACTCATATCTATATTTATAGATGTAAATGTACTACCAGTTATTTGAAGATAATCTGGCAGGTACTTATTAACATCTGTCATACTTATAGTTTTCATTCCATCTCCGACATAATATTTAGCTTCGGCTATGTATAAGTCTCTGTCAAGGCTGTCTCTATAAATAAATCTTACTATTTTATGTATTTCCTTATGAGATAATAAATCTACAGTTATTAATGATACTACATCATTTATAACAGTAGTTTTATCAGGATTTTTATAGATAAAGTCTGTATTAAGATGAGCAAGACCTATTTCTTTATCCTTTATAATACCTATACCTTTATCCATATAAAGTCTCTTATTATTTCCAGGTTCATATACATTTTCCCATCTCTTATGGATAGGGTTCCAATCTTTATATTGATATCTAATACCTACTATATTAACTTTATCTATAATCTTTTTATTTTCTATATCTATAGATGGGTCATCTGATGTTATAATTGCAGCTTTTACTAATGTATCCATATTAGATAGCTCAGTATCTGTATACCAGTTAGTAGGTTTTATAGTAAATGCAGTTTTATCTATATCTGTGTAAGTTTTACCAGATTTAAGTTTATATCCAAATGTAGTACCTCTACCATTTGTAGTAAAGTCATCATTTATATTAGTAAGACGATTAGCAAAGCTATCTGGGATTATTTCAAGAGTATTAATATCATACTCAAAGTCTGCTAATTCTATAGTAACATTAGGTTTTACTATATAAGTAACCCATATTTCTCCAAGTTTATTAGCATCCCAGCTGGAATCGTCAAATATTTCATGTTTAAGTCTTAGTGTAAAGAATCTACGGCTACTACTGTCCCGTTCAAATATAGGAAGACCATATCTTCCATCTATCATTGATATCTTACCTTTGATTTCATCATTTGTAACATCAATTGATGGAGTATAGCTTAAATTGTATTCATTTGTATAATATTTAGTAGTTCTTTCTGTATATTTACCTTTATATGCTATATCATATATTTCTGTAGAGCTAAAGTAATCATCAAATAACATATTTCTAGTATAAGTTTTCTTACTTTCATCTCCAATTACAGTAATATCTGTAGCTATATTAGTAGGAACTACATCAACTACTAATGTACTATCAGCTTTAACTTGGTAACCATTTAAAAATGTATTTACTTGTCTAGCACTTGTAGATGGCATATTATATAACATATACCCGCTAGGAATATTTAAATGATAGTACATAAGTGTTTCATTTTTAAAGAAACTAAGCTTTTGAGTTCCAACTAACCAGTTATTACCATTATTATCAGGAAATTCACGTTTAAACTTATTTACAAATTTAATATCTAATGTACATATGTTATTAACGTCATCATCTTCAGTATCTTCCTCAAATACATTATTTTCATCTTGGTAAATACTATCAAGATTTACTATGACTGTTTTATTATCATTAAATTTATAATTAGTAGTAAGATGTTTATTATCTCCTAGTCTGTAAAATGCTTGTCTATTATGTTTTATTATAAATGCATCAAGTTCACTAGATGAAATACTACTACCTGTACTCTTATTAACTAGCTCTGTTACGCTCATATATGTAGGCTTATGATATATATAAATAAGTTTAAGTATCTTTCTAGGATCTTGTCCATCTACTTCCCCGTATGTAGGTATTTCTATAGGTGGTATTTCTCTATCATTTTCATCTGGAAGTCCACCTTTTGTATGTATAACTAATACTTCTCCAGCCTTAAGGTCTATAGTTTTGCTTTTAAACGCGCTATTAGATACTATTTTAGCGTTTTCTACAATAGTAGTCATATCATTAAGCTGACTTTTTACATCACGTATACTATCGTCTAAAACGTTTATAGTGTTATTTATACGTATAGCAGTTTCATTTAGGTTTACTATAGATTGGTCCATTTTCTTAGTAAGAGCTTCTATATTAGCAGTAACACTACTAGCTATATCTGTACTTAATTTATATAATAATTTAATAACATCATCTAAGTTATGTATACTTTCATTTTCTATAATCTTAGACACGTCATAAAATATAAGATCTGATGTTATATATGGAATAAGAACATCTCTTTTACCATCTTTAAATGTTTGCATTATGTATGGAGTAAGTTCTTTTTTATTCTTTTGTATAAATCTATAGAATTGCTCTATAGTAGAGTCATTATAACCAGTATTTCCATTATTATCTTGACGTAACATTAACCACATACTAGGTTCATAATCTTTAGTTCTAGTAACAGAAACTTCTAAAAAGTTTGCTATAAATTCACGTAATTTAGTTCCAGTTAATGTAGTAATATCTACAGGTCCTTTAGGTCCCATTATTTTAATAGTACCTCTAATCGGTGTTCCATCTTTAGGGAAATTATTATTAAGCGGTCCTATAGGAATTCCATTTTCGTCCTTACCGTAGTCTATAAAGAGTTCATTTTGTTTTATTTGATTATAACTATCTGTACTTAGTAGTGAAAAGTTCATACGTCCTGCTTTAATCATTCTATCGACTTGCATTAATAAGTCTCTAGTATCATCTAACTTCAAAGACATTGTAAAAACCTCCTTTTTATATTAAAATTTTATTAAAATTCACAGGTAGTTGTTCCAAAATGAGCCATCAAAACAATATACTTACAACTCGTTTAGAAACAACAGAATGTTTTAAAATCATATGAAAAGGAGGTAAATTCTAATGAAACTTGTTACTTACGGTGGAATTTCCCTAGAAGAATACACAAAGACATCATTTGCAGAAGAGTGTGAATTGGTATTTGAATCTATCGAAATGCCGACGGAAATAGATTTACTTAGCGACGACGTAGACGAACTTGCTACCGAAGGTATATGGGATCTAACTAAAGGTGGAGCTAATATGATAGGTAATATATACCAAATGGCTAAGACTACTACAAGAGGAGCTACACAATTAGCTGGTGTTATGTTACGTAAATCAAATGATTTACTTAGATTTTTTAATAACCAACTTAAAAAAGCGCTACCAAAAATTATAGAAAATTTAAGAAAAAGTTTAGAACAATTAGAAATTACATTCATGAAACTTACAAAGTTTGATAATAAGCTTAAAGAGATTGCAGCTAGAGCAACTAATATGATTATGACTAAAAGTTATATGAATGTTGCGACTATACAACCTATGACTATTAAATTTTATAAGGTTCAAGCTAAAGTATTCAAAGAAATAATAGATATGCTAGGAGACTATCACTATTTATGTTCTAAAGTATGTGGAATACAATTAGATGCTAGTAAAATCTATGTAAAACCAGATAATACTACTATTTTTACTGAAAGTAATACTGGGGCACCACTAATTGCTCCAAGTGATCTTATGGATAAAGTAAGAGAACTAACTAAAGTAAAAGAAAAAGTCGATTTAGGAGAAATATCTAGAGTGATAGGAATAGCTAGAAAATCCGTAGAGGCTTATAATTCGGCTATGGTTAAAGATGGTGAAAGTAGTATATTAAGAGCATGGGTTAAGAAAGATGGTACTTGGTGGAATGGATTACCAGTAAATTTCTTAAATATGGGAAGTCTTAATGCTAAATCTAAGGCTAGACTTAAAGAATCTGAAAAGAAAAAAGGTTTAAACCCTCTTAAATATGCTCTTATTCCTGACGCTGATACTATAACATTTAATCCTAATGCATGGAGAGATCAAGTTGCTAAATTTGCTAATAAAGTAGATGAAGAAGCTGCAACTGGCGGTATGGTTAAATCATTTGTGCAATTAATTAATGGTCAAGCTGGTGGAACTATGCAAAAGAGTACTGCTTCTGTTCTTGTAGATTTAATTCGTAAAGGTGGAGCATCTGTTAAGAAACATACAGACCAGCTTAATAAAACTGCAAAGAAAGAAATAGATGAATTAATGGCATTTAGCAACGGACTTAGTAAATACTTAGCATCAGAAGATCAATTAAAAATGAATGCAGCTATTCAAAATGATGCTAGTAAAACTGCAGCTGGAAGACAAACTGTACAAGCTGACACTGGAGTAGGTGGAAATGCTCAAGATAATATAGGAGCTACTAAAGGTGGAAATGATAATTCTAAAGTTATATATAATATAAGTACTGGTATATTGGCTTATATGAGTGGATGGTATAGTATTATATTTAAATTAAACTCATTCTATGCTCAATGTAGTACAGGTTTATTATCTGCGGTATTTGATATAACTAATGAAGTTGATAGTTGTTGTAATATGGTTGAAGCTGGAAATGCGGAGATGGCTAAAGGTTTTGATACAGCTAGTAATGATATGAAAGAAACTGCTCCTGATACTAAAGAAGAAGTTACTATGGGTAATAATACTAATACTACAACTGTTCAACCTGATGATACTGGAGGTTTCTTCAATGGCTAAGGTAGAGAGAATATCAGCTGAAACTACCGCACCAAGACCAACAAGAGAACAAGCCGAGTTACAGATAGGTCTTAATAATAAAACCTGGTATGATAGTCCGATAACTAGTATGTTGAATAACCCGTCAGTTATTTCTGATTGGTGGAGTATAAATCCAAATGAAACTACGTTTAGTGAAACTGCGAACTTAATGAAGTCTAAAAATGATGCTACAAGATTTAATATGATTGAAGGTTTTGTACATTATGGACGTAGTAGTCAAGAAATAGAGGATAAACCAGATACAGAAAGACGTCTTGCTATTAACTTAGCAGATGGTCAGACTATGGTATTAGGTGGAACTATTGAGCCTAAAGAAGGAGATCACTTCATTCCTTATAGCCATAAGCATATAGATGTACCGTTTATGGTTACTAAGGTAACACCAGCAAATCTTATCAATAAAGAAGTATGGATTGTAGATTACACTGAATCTACAGTATTTAAAAATAGACAAGATTTAATGGAACATACTGTTAAATGGCTTGTATATAAAAGTGAAAATGTTGGTACTGGAAAGAGTACGGTAGTTGACAAGGACACAGATAACAAAATGACTACATTAGAGAATACTATGGATAGTATTCAAAAGATGTTAGTTGAAGCATTTTACGACAAAGAGTTAGACGTATTTGCATTCCATAGTAGTTTATATGGTAATTATATATTTAATTACTATGCGAATGATATGTTACAAGAAACACATAGATTATTAAAATATGGTCATAATAGAAATACTTTATTTTTTAGTAATATATATGCATTTGATAGAGTTACTACAAATTATAAGACTTCTATTTATGAAAAAATGTTAGGTAGAAAGTTTGCTAAATTATCTGAAACATTCCCTGAACCTGATGATAATAGAGTTACATCTGGTGCTGGAGAAATATTACATCAACTTATGGATATAAGAGATCAAATAAATGAAGAATATGGTAGTTATACTCCTAGATATAGTTATAATATAAAATTATATTTAAGACAAAAAAGTAATCATATGATATTTAGTACATTATATAATACAGATTATGTATTAGTAGATATGTTAAATACTGCAGGATTTATAGATCCATATCTTAAAAGTTGTTATTATACATATGAGATCAGACATCCATTATTATGTCAATTCTTTGATGCTTGGATGGATAAAGATTTCGATACATTTGATAAATTAGTAAATAAATTAGATGAATATTATGTTGATAAGGATAATATAGATGATTTCTTTGGTGCTACTTTATTACTACTAATAATAAAGCAACATTACGGAGAAGTAAGTAAGGATGTTTTCCAACCAACATATGCTAAGAATTTCAATAGAGGAGGTAAATAATGGGTGAATTATCATTATTTATGATTTTTATGCAAAACTATGATACAATTAAAAAGAAAATAGCTAGTATTGAAAGTACTGAGAAAGCTAGTGAAGAAAGTGTATTAATAATATAGGAGATGATAATAAAATGGCAAAAGATAAAAATGTAGAAGAATTAACTGTAGAAAATCCTACGGTGGAAGAATTAAAAGAATTAGAACAACCTAAAAAGAAAAGAGAACCTTTAATATCAGGAGAAATGTTTAATAAACCAGAAGAAGAAGTTAAACATGCTGAAACTGTTGAATTAAAACAAGTAGAAAAAATTGATTTAGTAACACCTGAAAAAGTACATGCAGTATTACCAGAATGGCATTATCCTGAAGCAAGTTATGCTTTTAGTGTATCTGGAAGAAATGGAAGCCAAATATTAGATAATAAAGAAGATGTAAGTCCTTGTAATAGAATGATTCTTACTATAGATGAAGCAAAAAAAGTAGTAGATAGAGGGTTTACAATTAGATGGGCTGTTGCTGGATATGAATCTAGTGCATGGTATAACCAAATACTTGCAAAATGGAACTTCGACTTCTTTGCTGCATTTATCAAAGGTGAAATTGAAGCTGGAAGATTAAGCAAGTACTCATTTTAATTAACAAAAAAGAATGTGAGGGATTAGTTATACACGACCCCTCGAACGTGTGATGTTTTAGTTAATCAAACCGTTAATTTTACTGTGAACGTAAAGTCTTAACTTAGTTTCATTTAACTTTTGATTAAGATAATACAAGATCGATGTATCATCTTTAGCTATATCAAACTCTGAATTGACTTTATTATTCAACTCTGTAAGATAACAGTACAAATTAACATCATGTTGAAATGCATCGTAGTTACAACTTTTTAAGTCGTTAACTATGAAGTTATCTAACATGGAATGAATTGTATTCATATCATACATTCATTCAACACCTCCTTAGATACATGAGAATTTAGCTATTTATAATTTTAGCCGCAAATTATAAAATATATAAATGCTACATATATCTACTATAGTATATGTAATCGTTAAAACACTAAGTTCTCATTCCTTCGGAGGTTCTTGGAAAAGTAAAAAAAAGAATATACCCCAATATAGATATAATTCTATATTGGGGTTATCTTGTTATTTACCATCAGTTACTTCAATGTAGAAGTTATAATTAGTATTTCCTGATGTTTGATGTATAATACTGTATTTAGTTTCATTATATAGTAAATGGTATATAGGTGCTGGATCTTTTATTTCAATCCATGGGTTATCAGTATCACAATTTTTTGTGAACACATCAAATAACATGAAGTACACAATTTCTCTCGAACGTTTATTTGATGTATTAAAATGTTCACTAAACTCATGACTCATTAATGTTAATCCATGATGATTACATTCTGTATATGATGTTACTCCTAATCTAAATACTGATAAAGGATTTATACCATCTGCTTTAAGATTAAGAGTACAATCTACAGTCTTTAAATGTCCTAAACCAGCAAGGAATGATTCTACATATGGTATTAGGAAGTTTATAAGTTTATTTAAATTTATTAATGCATGTCTAATATACTTATAACATACATCATTCTTGGCTATACCAATCACAAGTTTATTACCTCTAACTGTCATTAGTTTAGAATCTTCAAATATATGTGGAAATAGCTTATATATTAAAAATAGCCTCATTTTGAATATATCATTTGTCATTTTTAAATTTATAATCTCTATACTATAGTCAACATCTAAACCACCATAAGCAAGTTCTATAGCTGGGTATATACATATAGTGTTAACATCATTAGTTAATTCTATATCAACATTTAATACAGATTGCCAATCATCCACAAATGTCAAAAACTCATCATACAATTTTTTATATTCCAATCTTCTTATATTTAATTTATTAAGTGTATCCATATTTATTTCCTCCCACTTATTATTTGATTTTTATTTATTTTATTAGTAACTACTAATTTATCATTAGTATACACCACGAATGCATTATCAACTAGATATTCCAATACTTGCATAGGATACTCTAAAGGATATATACTATTTAGTAATATATTCATAAATACTAATGTTTCAACTACAACATTATTACTATATCTACTAGAATCAGCTGAATAGTTATCAAGTCTTGATTTGAATACTTGAGAGATTCCAATATTTGCAAACGATATTTGTTTAATAACTCCATCATTTGTTTCTATATATAGATCATCAAAATCAAACTTTAAATCACTTGCAATATTGATATATTTAGTAGTAGATTGTATTCTATATAACCACTCTCCAAGTTTATTCCAATCCATTTCTAAAAGTTTACATCTATCATCATTATTTCCAGCATATTGGTATCCTAAATACAGTTTAATTGAATGACTTGGTCTAGCTGATTTATTACGCCACAACTCATAAGATAAGTCATCATGTACTTCATAGTCTAAATGTAACTCAGGTTTACTAGAATCACCTATATGTGTTACACAGTTATGTATAAATATAAGTATATAAATCCCATATTTGCTCCATTCTTCTTTAGTAAATTTTAGATCTTTTTTAACTACACCTATTATATTTTTATTATTTCCAGCTATAGAAGGTATATATTCTATAATGAATTTTATTTTGTCATCATATAGATATTTAGATCCTTTTTCTATTACTGTTTCATCATCTACTACTATATTATTTTGTACTGTATAATAGTTATTATTTATATAATTGGCAATGTCGCTTATGATTGAGACATTACGCCCAATCATAAACCCACTATCCACAAACTGGTGTCCATTAAATATTGACATATGATCTACTCCTTTCTTAATAATATATTTAATCCAGTTTTATCTAAGAAATCCTTAACTGCTGGAACGTTAGAATAATTTCTACTATATTCTAACAATCTATCCTTTCTATTTGAATCTTCTGATTCAATTCCTGTTATATTATATATAAGAACATCTGTTACCATATCTAATGTCTGTCTATAATGTCTATGTGGGACATTAAAACTATGCGCAAGTGCAGCAATATTCCATAATACGATATATCTTATTTGAAGTAATACTCTATCAATTGAAGTTAAATACCCAATAGCATCTCTGCTGAAATCTTCTTCTAGTTTATCTTCAAATGCTTTAAGAGTTTGAATTTCGTTTTTATAATCTGGATAACTGAAATTATCAGTTGGTAAAGGTCTTGAATCATAACTAGCTTTAAGATCCATTCTTTTCTCAAATATTTTCTCTTTTAATGTAATAATCATATCATTTGGGTATAAATCATATATCATCTTCATTACACCTTGTCCATATGATAATTTTACAAGGTATCTAATTGCTAAACTTCTAATATCATCTATTGTAATATCTAATACATCTTTATTTTCTATTGTCATAATACTCAACTCCTTCTACATAAATGTCATAATTTAATTTAAATAAGTTAAAATATGCACTATATTTCTTTATAATTTTATCAACTTTACGTTGTGTTTTTTCTGTAACTGTAACAAATTCTTTACCGAAGTCAGTTTTCCATTTTTTCTTTAGATTAGACTTCTTATAATTTTGTAAGAAGAATAATATTATCTTTTCTAATAATATACTTCCAACATCATGTTTCTTAAGTTCAAGAAGTCCAAGATAACCAGTATATAAATTCTCATGTTGGTAATATTCATGATTAAATAGCATACTAACCATAGCATATACTAAATTCTTAATCATAGTTTCTATTGTAAATTGAAGATAAATACCATTATAATAAGCAGTACCTATATTAAATCCATATTTATACTGATTTTCAATATAATATTCTACTGATAATATTTCTTTAGTATGAATATTTAAGTTTTCTATATATCTTTTATGATAGAACCAAAATGCATTTTCAAGTGCAACATATGGTGCAGTACTCATATCAATACAGTTTCCACTACGAGTTAAATCTGGAAAATCCCACTTTTGCTTTTCAATTTTAGCATATTTCCTTATATTTTTTAAATTTTGACTTATACACTCTAATTCATCTTGAAGTTTTAACACCTCTTTAATAGTTTCATGTAATGCACATTTAACACTAAATGTTGACTTATCTTTCATTTACATCACCTTGAGCCCTCATGTCTTTAATACTTAAGAATGCACCTATACCACCAAAATAGTAATCAAATAATTCTGGCATATATTTATACATGTCTTCTATTATATTGATTTCTTCTACTGTTGTAGTATCTTTACAATTATCTATATATGCTTGAGATATTATATTTCTATCAATATGATCATCAAAGTTATTTGCTGGAGCCATTAAGAAATCTATTATATTTATTAATGCATATTTAGTCATATGTTCATCTATATCTTCTCTTAATGAGAATAATTTATACATACCATACATATGTTCTACAATTTCCATACATTTGAATTTAAGTGAATTCTTTCTATACAGATATAAATCTATCAGTATATCAACTACTTGATCTATAGCTTTAAAATCCTTTGTATTTAAATTAAAGATATCACTTACTCTATCAATATTTAATACATTCATTAATTTAGTTTCATTTATATAAATATATCCATCTATTAACATACTATATTGACTAGATCTTGCTTCAGATAACTTTGTATTTATTAGAGCAAATGCTTCATTAAATATCATTTCTTTATAATATTCATCAGCATTTAATAGATTCACTCCATTCTTTAAGGCTATAAGCTTTTGGATATAAAATTTATAGTTTTCTAATTTTACCACATATTCTTTAGTCAGTGCAATTGCACCTTTGATTTCATTAATTTTTACTTGCTTCATCTTTAACCTCCAATGTATTTAATGTATTTAAAACTACTTCAGTATCTTCACGTTTTGTCATTACTTGAGATATACTTATTAAATTTTTTAATAATCTTATCTCTACACTTGTCTTAAATATATCACTAAAACATTCAACTGCAGCAGCCTTATCATTAGATGTTAATACATCTCTTAAGAAATTACCTACTCTAAATGATATCATAGGAGATGATGTAGTTACCAGTAGTTTAAGATCATTTGGTAACTCAATAGTTCTTAATATAAATCTAGCCAAATCTAATGAGATATATTCTATCATTCTCTTATTAATGAAATATTCTATTAAATATGACTCAATCATGTGTTCACCAAGATTATTACTTAACAAGTCGTTTTTAGTATGAGCTATACTATCTATAGTTATATTCATACCCTTTGTAACATTAGTAAAGTATTCTCTATTGATATGTTTATATGCAGCAAGTAAATCATGTTCTATAGCTTGCACAGTATTTTCAGCTATAGTTCTTCTATTTACTATAAGTCTGATAGAGAGATCAGTAGTCGGTGATAAAATTGCAGCTATTTTTTCAACATTGTTCATACAATGTGTACATCTATTATTTAATTTTTCAATTTGTTTTGCAGCATTACTTATTACTAATTTATTATTTATCATTCTATTTCCTCCAGTTATTTTTATATATGTTATTTAGTTATAGCTTTTTCAAATTTCTTTAACAGTTTATTATCAAATCTATTATATTTTGAAAATACACTTACTATCTTTTTAACTACATCTTTATCATTTAAACTAATATCTTTATATTTATCATTTAATGCATTATCTATCATTGGTTTAACACCATATAATCTATCATATGCTAGATAAAATGATAAATCTGATAAAATTCTTCTAGTTATATGTTGTTGCAATCCTTCCATATTATTGTAGTTATTTAGAATAGAATTATCTATTGGTAAATGATATATAGTAGATATATTTTCAGCAGCTTCATTTTGAAATATATTAATATCTATTCCTATAACTAATAATTTATCTATAACATTAATATGATCATCAAATTTCATAAAATGATTATATATGTAATCAATGTCTTCTCTTATAAACCATTTAGTGACATTTAATATTCCATAATCATCAAGCATTACATTATATACTTCTTTTATAAATAATTTTGTAAGTATACGAGAATCTGATAGTAACTTATTACTAGTTAATAATTCCTCTCTATCAGTTATATATTGAAACCTTTTAGTTTCCTTACATCTAATATAACCTTTAACATTACCAAGAAGCTTTCTACATACATCATAAATCTTAAACTTCACCATACATAAATTAACATATTTCTCCAAATAATTGGATTTAATATCATCCTCTTTGATTATTTCAAATAATTTAACTTTATTTTTCATGCCTATATCCTCCTTTATATTGGTTAATAATAAGTTTAAGAGGTTTTAACCATATAAACGATATTTTGTATAGCTTATAAGTTAAAACCTCTAAAAAGTGCCTTTAATTGAATTTAATTGGCTGTGTATTTTCTGATACATATTTATACAATAGATCAGCTTCTGCATTTGTTATAATACCTGTAGTTTTTGCCAGGTCTATGAATATAGTAGGATACATTTTACCAAACTCATTCATATTCATCATTAATCTAACATTAGAATCTACTTTGAAGAATTTAGATTGTCTGTAAGGTACTACACATAATCCTACAATATAGATATTCCATGCTATATCAAATGCAGGAATTTTTTCATTATTTTCCTTTACAAATTTTGTATAGAAGTCTTTATCATTTTTGATAATATCTTCTACTAATAATACGATATTGTGTTGTGTCATTAATTTCTGCAAAAATGCAACCTCAATTAATTTCTTTACCATAAGTTCTAATTCTTCTGGTGTTCTTTGTGGCAGTTTCGCAGTATCATATATATCTCCGTCCAGTTTCATATTATCTAGAATCACAGATATATCTGATAGACACATTCTCAAAGTGTCATCAGACGATAAGTCTTTATATCTTTCATTATACTTCCCAATTAGATATTCTCCATACTTATCACCTTCGATAAATATCTTTTCTTTATCTGGATAATGCGACATAATACGTATAGTATTAACGTCTGTTATAGTAGTAGTTTCATACCCATGTACAATACTCTCTACCAAATTTTCAAACCTCGTTTTTTCCATCTTAATTCCTCCTAAAAATTTTATTATAAAGTTATTAACCTTTATCTACTATATTATATGTAATTATTGAAGATTTAAGATTTATTGCATTGGTCCAGTATCTATATTTAATAAAGAGTGTTCCTTTTTAATATCTTTAACTTCATTATATTTTCCCATTAAATATGTATAATCTTTATTGTCTATTATACCTAATTCCTTCGTAATTTCTATTGTACCAGTAACATCTCTATGCTTTTCTTTATCATTGATAAGATCTATCATAGTATCTTTAATCCATTCATCAATATACTCATTATCATAATAATTATTACCATTAATATCTTTAGTTACTCTATAATATAAATATTTACATATAAGTTGAACTATCAATACATATGGTATATTACTACCAGTATTATAATCCATCTCTTCACCTTTAAAGTAATCATATACTATTTCATACGATTCTAAATATGAAGCTAAATCATGTAGTCTTTTAAGCTCTGTTATTAATTCTAGATAATACTGATATTTACTCATATCTTTTTTAATATTATCTATAAGTTTACTATATTCTTCTTTATCAAAGTCGCTTTTTAATAAATCTTTGATTGGTTTAGATTTATATTCTATACTTTCTGTAATAAGACTAAGCATTTCTTTATTTGTATATATAGTAGTATCATACACTTTCTCAAGATGTTCTATAATTATCTCCTGTAATTTTGAAATCTGGCTAGTTAATTCATCAAATGTTAAATTTGGTTCTATTTCTTGTTTGATATCATATAATAGATATCTAAGTCTAGTTGATACACCCATATGTACTATAATTGAATATTGATCAACATTTCTTATCATTTTAATCATCTCCAGTCGCAAAAAAATAATAGTGGGAGAGATATTGCTACCTCTCCCTATGTAAAAATATATGAAAATAATGCCTTATCTATATTGACCGTCTACTACAGCACTCTTTTCTAATCTATAAAGTACCATCATTGTATCAGATACAGATACGTCAAATGATGTATATAATATACCTTTAATAGATTTATCTTCTATAGCTACAGATATACCACCTTTAGTTTCATATCCTATAGTTCTAATACCATCATTTACTTGACTATGATCAATCCAAGTCCAAACTGAATCAATTTGTTGATCTAATCCTGCATATTCAATACTATTAAATATGTAGAATACTTTATCAAATACATTATGTAATTTATCAAATTTTTCCTTAGCTTTAATAATATCACTATCAGTTTGTCTATCATAATTTCCAAATATAGTATTATTATCATCAGATTGTAATCTTGTTTTTATTAATATATCATTAGATTCATAAACAGGAGCATTTAATATTTTAGAAATTTTATAAATAGATGCTCCAAACCTGTCAGCAAATGACCAAGTTTCTCTAGTAAGTCTTATTAACATACTATTTTCTATTTTTCTAGTAATACTTCCATATGCATCTACTTTATATTTAGCTTTTGCTAAGTTTACTGCATTATTAAGAGCAAATGTAAATCCTAGTAAATCTGCTATATAAACACAAGATTTTTCCATTTCTTCTTTATTAGAAGTATTACATTTTAATATAGATTTACCTTTTTCTAAATAAATTTTAATCATTGCTGCTGGCATAACTTTATTTATTAATTTACTATACATTACAGATATTTCATATTCTACTTTATCTTCTTCTTTATCAGAATTTTTAAGGTGTTCTACTAATTCTGGGTGTACAAATCTTTCTATTAATTTAAGTGCTCCATTGAAATTTTTAAATAACATATTATTACCTCCTATTATATTAAGAGGTGGGAGTTTATTCTCCCACCAATTTTATTAATCTTCAAACTCTTTACATTTTAACATTATTTTCATATAAAACTACTTCTTTCTTTTCTATCTCGAGTGAGATATCTCCAAAATCTTTACTCTTTCTATTATAGCAAAGAGTTATTTTATTTATATTATCTAGTCCAATTCTTTTATCTATAATGCTTATAAACTTTTTATAAAAGTTAGCATTATACGTAAATTTATTATTTTCCTCTACAACGTCACTATCTGCGTATATAACGATATTTTTAACTGTTTCCACATGTTGTCTATACCAATAAGATAAACATTCCATCATAGACTCAGCACCTAATGATGCAATATATAAAGTATTTTTATTCTTATGATAATAATTATAGATATTTATGATATCAAATATACCTTCAGTAATTACAATAGTATCAACATGATCTGGTACACCTCTGTATAATGTATATCCATAATCTTTTTCTAATGTATATTTAACTTTATAATTACCAAATATACTTCTAAACATAAACATTCTATAATCACGTGTAGCAAATGTAATCCCACGTTTATCATTACGAATACCTAATACATTAAACTTATTAAGATCATCAGTATCAGACTCGTCTAATGTATCATTAATAGTTTGATATAAATTAGGTACTACTCTATAAAATTGTATCAATGCTGGATTAAATTGAATACCTGTTCTTTTCATTAGATAGTCAATTTGATACTTTGATAAAACTTTATCCTGGACTATTACTGGTTTTGTTCTGAGTTGCCATTCTTTAATATTACTATCAACTTTAGATGCTTTAAGTAAATTAACAATAGCGTCAGTATTATCAAATCCAAAATCAGTAAAGTCTTCTACTGTTATATAACGTCTGATAGTACAACTGGCTCTAAAACATTTAAGGAATGGCCTTTTATCTTTTTGATACCATATATACAGGCTACGGTTCTTATGTCTAGGACATTCACTACATATTCTATCACCAGTTATCTTATACCATCCATTTTGACTTTTTCTCGGGTTAAGCTCAGCATACATAAATTTAAACCATAATTCTGAAGCTTCGTCTAAAGTCATGTACTACCCCACAAATTCTTTAAATAAGTCATTAACAACAGTAGGCCTATCAGTATATTCTTCATACGGGTTAGTTTCATCAGAGTCATCATACTCGATAGGATATTGCTTTGGAAATAATAAGTTACGTAACATTTTTGGACTATTTAATAAACGTAACATATCGTACATCTCATGTATATTCGGCGAATAGGTATCCACATCTCCCATATACATGTTCATTAACGATTTAAAATCTTCTAAACCTATTTCTAACTCTCCACTATTTAATAATGCCATTATACTAGCATCATTTAGAGATGTAACTGGTATTTTACTATCTTGCATTGTTATTATTCTACATATGTTATGTAAGAACTCAAGTTCTGGGTCTTCCATTACTCTAAAATAGAATAGTGCAAGTATATTCTGGTTACTAGTACCAAATATAAGATTTGTATAAGTTTTATATTCTCCTATAACAGCTAGTAAACATTTATTAATAATAAGTTGATTGAATAAATGGTCTTTACTTATTACAATATTATTTTTTACAAAATTTGACATTTTTTCTGCAGTTTCTAAACCACGAGTATCTAATAGATTTTTATATATAGTTGCAAGCTCCATAATAAACTTATCCATAAGCTCTCTAGCAGTTTTAATACGAGTACTATAAAGAAATGCAGTCCTATCACTATATAGAGCAATATCTTTATTAGTATCTGAATAACTGTCTTGAACTATGTCAATCATATTAACTTCTGGAATTTCTTTACGTTTATCTTGATTTTTAACTATGTTCATATAAACAGATGTTATAAACTTAGATAAGTTTTTATTAGCAAACTTAAAGTCATCCCAGTCACAAGTCATATTATATACGACTTTATTCATATCTTTAAGTGTTACACTATATTTCTTAGCAAGTTCTTCATCATTTTGATCTTTTAGTGGTGGTGTATACTTACGAAGTGCTTTCCAAATAATCTTTCTAGCATCATCTGCAAGTCTTTGCTCACTCATTCCAAACTCACTAAACTTTATTACAAAGTTTTCTGTGTTTTCTTTAGTCCATTGATTAATATAGAATTCTGTAAAGAAATGATGTATTTCAGATTTAAGTTCATCTATACTTCTATCAATAGGAAAACATCTTGCATATACATTACATAGATTATCAAGTATTTTATCTATGAATTGTAAATAGTCGTCTTCTTTCTTATTATTAGTATTATTTAATATACCATTAAATATATAACCAATCTTAATAAGAATATTAAGACAATGGATAATTCTACAGTTCAAATTATCCAAAGTTACTTCTGTTTCCGCTGGTTTATCATCAATATTATCTATTGATATAGCATCAACATATCTACATACACACTCGACTATATATTCGTCAAATGTTACATGTTTTTCAATTAATTCATAAAACTTTTCATTAAAAGTTTCATCAGCATTACGAGTTAATAAACTCGTATCATTATACATTTCTACTATTTTTCTAAATAGAAATTGTCCCAATTTGTAGTATTCTGCTTTATCATTAATATAGAAATATTCTAGGAAATGATTAAGTCCTTCTACAATTTTAATTATATTCGTACTATTAGAACTACTACTACGAATACAAGGAATACTCTTACCGCCTATAATACTTTCAAATTCAATACCTCTTCCCTTTTTAAGGAAAAACATCTTATTTTCCATACTATTCTCCTATATATTATATTTTATATTCAGTTCTAGCTCCATTTAAAGATATTCCATCAATATCTCCTATTACTATTCTATGTGCTGTATCACTAGAAGACTCTATACTATGTGATATACATATAATTTGATCTATTTCTAGTGTTGCAAGAAGACTATCAATTATTTGATTAAACTTCTTACGATTAATTATATCAAGATTTGCATCTATTTCGTCTAAACAGAATACTTTATATCCAGATAAAGTAAGAACACAAGCATTCATTATCAGACTAACTAAACATAATTCACCAGAAGATAATTGTGATATATCTGGTATCTCTATATCATTAACAGAAGCAGATATAAGTATATTTATATCATCTACCGTTATTTCTATATTAATTGGAATATTATTTTCATCCAATAGAATATTAGTTTGCTTTTCTAAGAAAGATAATACATTATTAAGCATTATTAATGGGATTTCTTTCTCCATTATAGTTCTTATTCTAGAAAGAGCAACTCTATCTTTATCTAGACTATTATATTCTTGCTCTACTTTAATCTTATCTTCTATAATACGTTGTATATTAACTCTTTCTGTAATTATAGCATAATTACGTTTCTCTAATGTCTTAATACTCATTTCATCAGAAGATATTCTAAGAGTTAACTTATTATAGTTCATATTTGCCTCTTTTAACGCATTATAATGCTGTTTTAACGCATTCTTTGTCATATATGCATATTTTGTATTAAGAAGATATGGATTAATGTTAAACTCGACATTATGCGTTTTAATAGCCTTTAAGTCCTTTTCTAATTTATCAATTTCCTCTAATAAAATATCAGGATTTTCTACATCTAGATTTATATGCTTAATACTATCAAGTTTTATTTCATAATCTTTTATACTATTCTCAAGACTTAATATATTATTAATGAGATCTTCTATATTAGTCTTTAATGTATAAACTGATATTATATACTCACCATCAGTTAAACTATTAATAAAAAATGATTCATCTTTATTTAAATGTAAATCTGTCATAGTTTTATTAGTATATTTATCTATTATATGTAATTGATTGTAAAGTAACTTTAATGGTTTTAATAATTCGATATCGCTATTTATTATAGCTAAACTTTCTTCACTCATTTTAAAACTATTAGCATTTTCCTTTACCCATTTTGCATCAGTTACATATCTTTGATATAGCTCACAATTTGACGGACACGGTTCTACTTCATATTCTTTCCCGCCTTCAGAATTATTATACTTCTTATTATATTCTGCTATAAAATGTTCTAATACATGTTTTTCTTCTTCTTGTTCTTTCATTATATCAATTACATTTTTACTAGCATAATTATAACTACAGTTTTTAACTCTATCTATAGCATCTATAATGGCTTTTAAAGGCTCTATAAGTTCAATAGAAAGGTTTTCCATATATTTAGGATTAACGTATAAGCTAAGTTTAGAACGCTTATTAGATGCCTCTAAACGCGTTATATCGCATTTATTAATCCATTCTTCTTTATTAAGTTTTGTCTGATAAAGTGATACTTCTTTATAATATTTATCCTTTCTAGAAGTTATGTCGCTAAATAATCTATTAATAGCATTCTCATTTTCTATTTTTATATTATATCTATTTATAACAGTTTCATTATCAGAAAACATACTTAAAGCATCTAAACATGCATTAATATCTTCTATATTATCTTCTTTTAAATTATCATATTGAGTAAGTGTCTTTTTATCTTCTTCAATAGATAATTTCATAGCATCCATTTTGAAATTATTTGTAGATTCTTCACTATCTAGTTCTTTAAGTTTATGTTTTAACTCATCTACAGTTCCAGATATATCTCCACTACGACCATCTTTAATCTTATTAAGCATATTATTAACTGTACGATATTCTATTATACAATTTCTAGTCATATTCTCTACTTCTCTAGTTTCAACTATATCTGATAATAATTCTCTTCTATTCTTAGCAGAAGACTCAGTAAGACCATTAGTTTTAAAACTAATGTGAGAAGAATTAAATGTTTTATGGTCAAACTTTAAATATTTCTTTACAAGATCTTTAAAAAAGTTTCCATTACCAGTCGGGTTTAATTCTTCTGTAACTCCATTCTTTATTATATTAAAATAAGATTTAGCACTATGTCCTTCTCTATTATTTGGAGTATACTCATGGATTATTTCATAAAATATATCATTATCTTTATATATTATACGTTTATATCCACTAACGCCTTTAATAATGGAATATGCACTACTATATCTATTAGAAGACGGGTATGGATGAAGTTCTGATAAGAGAAAACTCTTACCAGAACCATTTTTACCAACTATAGATACTATAGGATTATCAAGTTGTATTTTAAAATTACCTAACTTGACATGATTTTCAAACTCTAATTCATATATTATCATAGTTACCTCTTTTTAAATATTCTATTAGCATGAATTTGTAATCCTGTTACTAATGCTTGAGTTCCTGATGATTTTTCAGACTTTACTGTAACAGCATCTACAAGTCCATAATCTACTCCCCATTTTAAGAATCTTTCACGTGGTAATATATCTGTAGAATCACGGCTATCTTTATTATTAGGATTAGTATCAGCTAAATAACGGTATTTATTGTATTGTAGACATGCATTATAATCAAAACAGTTTGTATTATTAAATGTATTGAATAATGCACTATTAGAAGCAATAGTTTTGTATATTTCAAGACTCATTGGTTTAATAAATGCTTTACTATATTTTACAGCATTATCAGAAGTCTTTTCTTTTACAGATTTATTAGTATCGGAAATACGTAATAGCTCTTCACCTAGGTGTGGGTATAACGCATAGAAGTGTTTCTTACTATATCCAGCTATAAGTTTTATAACAGTATTAGCATTAATCATTCTACGATCTAATCTAAAACTATTATTTTTAGCAAATATTTCATCTTCATCTTCCTCCGGAATCTCTGAATTATCTAGGAATTCATCAATTTCTCCAGAAGCTATCATCTTTTCACGTTTCTTATTAAATCCAACATCATGTGATCTTTCTATCCATTGGTAAATATTCGGGATGGCATCCCCAGATTTCTTTCTCATTTCTTGGTCCATAAGATAACATTCATAAGTATTAAGAGTAATATCCTTTACTTCGTCTGATATATCAAGTTCCATTATCTGTTTTACTATATCTTCTGCTTCTTTTTCTTCGAATACTGCTAATGCATTTACGAAGTATTTAGCATAGAACTTTAAATGAAATATAGGTTTATTATATCCATCTTTTGTGTATATATCATGAATAAAGTATGCAGTTTGTTTACGTACTTTATTACGGTTCTTTCCTTTACGGTCTTTAAATGTAAATGGAGTATAACCATATCTAGCACGTTCGTAATAAAAAGCTTCTGTCATAAATGGTTGCCTTATTTGACCATTTATATTATAGCTTCCATTCTTTTCAGGTATTGGAATTACAAGTATTACGCTATTATCAGCTATACTATCTTCAATTATAGATTGTTTGGTAATACGTTCTACGTTATATTTATGCTTTTTAGCTTGTGTTTTATAGAATTTCTCAACACTTTCTATAATAACATAACCTCTTTTACGCAGATATTCGATCTTCTCTATAACTTCTTGTATTTCTATACCTTTTTCCATATTAAGATCTATAGGTGGTTTACTAAATATACATTTATATAAACGTACATTCATTATATCCAATGATGCACATATGTCCATATTTGCTGGAATATCTAGAGCATTCTCATTTTGTTTCTTAATCATTACTATATTTTGTAGTATTCTTTCATTGTATGGAATTTCTTTATAAGCTATAAGAACTTCCTCATATTTATTTGATGTGTACGGGTCTATTAATACATCTTCAAATAAATAATCTTTAATATCACGATTTATATTAAATAAATCATTATTTAAGAAACCAGTTCTTTGAAATGCGTTAGCAAACTTGCTATACATTTTGTCTAGCACTGATACTTCACGTTCAAATTTCATAATCACTCTACTCCTTTAAAATAATAAAAATAAAGTGGAGAAACTTAATTCTCCACAATATCTTTTATTCATTATTTATTGTTATAAATCCATTAGACACCGCTATTTCCAGGATTTTATCAGCTGGCATATATATTTCCTCATCATCTAGATTTAAAGTAGCAATCATAAGACTATATTCTACTACTTTAGGGCTATATGCATCTCTTATAACGTCAGCTAACATATGAGGCCATTTGGATTTATTTGTGTATTCCAGTTTATGAACAGCTTTGAGCTGGTTAGTTGTTAATACGATATTCTTTGGCATAAGATAATATTTTATATCTCCCATTGTAATTACAACTTCAGTTGCATTTAATGGTTCTTCGTATATATTTTTACTATCCATAGTGACCGTATTAGTTTTATTGAAGATTATATCTTCAACTGGTCTTTTATCTTTATTAATCATATTACCAATAAGATTTAGACCTATTTCAACGGGATTATTTATCCCGTTGATTTTAAGTTTATTATTTGAATATTCTACGTTTACTTTTCCATTTATATTATTATAAATGTCTTTTAAAGTATCCGCTATATTACTGTTATCTACTGTAGGTGTGTCATCGGATTTCATTAATGATGAAACTGTTTCCAATTTAGGATCTGACTCATTGTATCTTTTCTTTAATACAACTCCGGAAGTTTTCTTTTCCATAAAAATCACCTCTTATCCTATATTAGAATAAGCAGTATCGTCTTTTACAGCTCTCATTAGAGTATATCCTGGTTTAACTATCATATTCCAAGATATTTGTCTATACTGGTCCATAACCAATTGTGGTCTAATTTCAAATCCACTATAATAAGAAATTATACCTTTTTCTAATACACCGTCATCTACGTCTGTAGTTGCACTATTTAGATATTCTAATGTTAATCCAGGGTCATTAGCAAATTTAGTAGATAATGTTGCAACTGTATTCATACAGTTATTCATATCAGACTCAATTATACTTCCAATAGACTTTAATGGATTAGGTGAAGCCGAGTATGTATTCACACTATTATAGAATGCATTAACTTCATTAAACACCATTGCTTTAGTAGCATCAGTTTTTGCAGCTTCTTCTGAGTTCAATTGTAGATTAGTTCTAAACTCATTAGAAAGTTCAGCAGTTGGTATTAAAGCTAACTTACTATTTGGTATTGATGCGTGTATTTCTTGTAATTTAGACATGATTGCATTTCTACTACCAGTTAACATATCTAGTATTGTAGTAGCTTTCTTCTTATCAATTATAACTAATAATGAATAAGAACCATATCTACCAGCTTTATCAATTACCTCTGGTTCACTGTAGTAGATTTCTACTCCAGTAACAAAGTTATCTTGATTCATTATAGAGATAACCCTCGCTTTGTTAACTAAACTCCCGATTAATAAATGCACCATTACGATTTTCCAATTGAATGTATTCATCTTATTCCTCCTAAAATAAAAATATTGTATATTTCTATACTACCTTATTATATGTAATTATCTTGTTTTTAATTATTATATACTTAATGCTTGCCATATTTGACTAAATTCTATATCAGCAAAGTTTTTATATTTTCTTATAAAATTTGCATCCCAGAATTTCTTAAGTTTCTTTGCATTATCCATATCTGTAAATCCACAATCTTGAACTAACTTTTTAAGCTTTTGTATAGCTTCATTAATTCTAGCACTTTGTTGGATTGGAGTTCCAGCTCCAGTAACACTATTAACAACAGTAGTTCCACCTAATGAATTAAACATTTGTGTAGTAGAATTACCTGATGCAGTTACTGTATTTTTATGAACTGTTACACTATCTGCAGTTATTGGATTTTGATAAACTCTCCAATCTACTCCTAATTGAGCTAATTGGTTATCTAATCCTTGATTAATTCTTTGTGCTAGTCCTGCAATATATTCATCTCCATATGGACCGTTTCCTATTTTATTTAAGATAGTATTTGTACTAGTTTCTACAATCTTATCAATAAGAGTCACAACTTCTGCTTTTCTTGCAACTATATGATTATTATTTACTATATATGCAAGTCTAGCAAGATAATCTCTGTTATTATTATCTATTAATATGTTATCATATATTGCATCTAGAAGTCTATTTTTAGCTTCTTGATCATTTACATTTACATTAGCAACTGGTGTTGGTTGATATGTATATACTGATTGTGCAGTATTAATAGCATTATTATAATTTACTGTATATGCTGGTTGTGTATATTGTTCAGCTGCTCCTGTATAACCACCAACTGTTGAAAATACTCCGTTTCTTATGCTGTCTCTTCTTCCAAACATATTAATTACCTCCATTTATTTTATCATTAAATATATCTTTAAAGTTAATACCAAATGACCATAATAATCTAGACGCGACAGACAATGATATTTCTTTATTGTTATCTACACAGCTGTTAAGATTTCTAACATCATTAAGAAGCTTATCAGACGCTTTCTGGTCAAGCGGTCTAGGTTTACTCATTATTTTTATTGCTTTAATTATTGCTTTAGTGAATGGTATGTCATCACTAACTGTTTCTGGGTCTGGAAAACTAGTTCTCTTTCTCCAGAAATCATTTAATACTACTTCTGTTGCTCTTGTTATAGTTCCAGGTCTTTCCAAGTGGTTACTTACTTCAGATAATGGAAGTACTTGTACATCATCTTTTTTATAGACTACATCTTTATAAGATATATCTCCATTTGATTCTACTCTTATTCCTATATCTAAATCTAATGTTAATATTTGTCCATCTGGTAATCTAAGCATATGTGTAGTATTAGGGATAAATGTTTCTGATTTTCCTATTTTATTATTACTATATTTTAAAAACATCTATCTAATCCTCCTCTTTAGGTTTAAGTTCTTGTTCAAAATAAATATCAGCACCTATTGCACGAAGTTCTTCTGTTACAATATAGACACGATTTCCATCATTAACTGTAGCAGCTTTAAGGTCATGATTTAGTAATAAACCTGTAATATTATATGTAAGTTGTACATCTTCTTTACAAGCTTTTTTCGATCTTAGTGATTCTCCATTAACTTTTTCATCATTCTTTTCTTTTGCAAGACCTTTTGTATCTGTCTCTGGTTGTGATGTACTACTATTACCAAACATAGTATCATGATGGTCTATATGCTGATATGTATAACCTACTAAATGTTTTACTGTAAGATTTAAATCTCCATATTCTGGATGTTGAACCTCAATATCTGTTTCAGCCATTCCAAAGTGTTTAACTGCATACGCTCTTATTTCAGAAACACGTTTTAGACTGAAGTCATTACTCCATGGCATAACTGCAACTGGAAGAGTTTCATAATTTTGACATAATGTATGAATTTCTTCTGGAGTAAATCTGTGTTCAAAATCATAATTGATATTGCATAACGTACAAATATTAATAAAATGTTTAAAACATGTCTCAGCATTCATTTTCTTTGCAGCATTTACAAAGCAATAAAATACAGCAGATAAGAAATGTTCTTCACAAAATCCCATAATTGTACGGTTTACAAATGTAAGACTACTATAAAGCACATCTATATTACGCCCAGTAGATGGGTCTTTATATTCTCCGTCTGGATATATCTTTTCAATAGTTCCCTTTGCCCCATGGGAATTAGTTACTTTAGCCCCTATTCCAGGTCTTACAAATGTTACAACATCAATAGTTATAAAAGGTTTGCTTATAACTTTATCAGACGTTCTAAGTTTATCAAAGTATTTAAAATTCTCTAGATAACGAAGAATCTTATCATCACATATGTCTCTATATTGTGTTACTATTCTATTAAGTGTATTAAATACATCTTTACGGAATTGTATATATTCCTGTCTATAGCTTTCAAGAATTGGATTTTCTATTGGTTCATTACATATAACTCTAATACGATTTATATAAGAATTTGGATGAACTATAAGTTGAGTTTCCTCTTCAGATATAGGTACATCGTGTGTCTGAGTAAGTTTTGTTATTTCTCCTTCATTCTCAACTATTTTAAAGACAACTGGGTCTTCTAGTATAGTTTTAAGTGGTGGAAAAATATTTTTATACTTAGATATGATTATTCTATCTTTAAGATCGATAGAAATTCTAGAGATTTTAGCGAATGTCATTCTATTACAGAATGATTCACTTACTTTAATTGAGTCTCCTTGCATATCTGTATTAATATCCATCATAGTTAAGAAGTTATTACCACGAGTCATCATAGAATTAACTGGATTATAACAGTGAGGATATCTTAATGTGAAATTTGAGTCATCTGAATTAATATCATACTCTTCGCCCAATTTAAGTAGATCTAAGTCAGTTTTCTCATACACCATATAACCACCATTATCATGTGTACCATCTGTGTCTAATAAACTTATACGCCCATTATGTTTATAGACGATAATACGTTGACTTTGATATGTTATTTCTGCTAGTTTTGTAATCTTCCCCCGTATTCTCTCAATAATTGAAGATTTTTCAAACATATCCATACACATTGCAGATGCACAAAGAGGTACTTCTGTATGTAATGGAACGACCATTGCTTTTTCTTGTGATATTGACATATCATTACGTTGTGTAGAGTTATGATCTGCAAATGGTATCCAGTTACGAGAGTATTGAAAAGATTCTAGCATATTTGGTGTAATTTCCAAAAGTGTTCTATGACCATAAGGTGCTTTAAATTCGGGTATAGATGTATTACTATGATTTAATTTAGATTTCGCCCTTTCTCTAAATTCTTGAATTTTTTGCAACTTAAGATCAATGTCTTTTCTGTCCATATTTAGCACTCCTTTCATATTTTAAAAATAAAATGACATGATGATGTTTAAAAATATTATTGTTTATTAAAATAATTATCATTTTATTTCTATCTTAGTATATGTAATTATCTGAAAGTTAAAACAGACGAACAACAAAAGTCCAGGTAGAGGTTAAGTTATAATAAATAAAAATAAAAATGAGAAGCTCGAAAGCTTCTCAAATCTATTTATTCTGATAATGCATCAAGGATACTTTTCTTTAACTTTGGATCCTTTTTAATATTTTCTGCAATTGAATCTAATGATTCTTTCATAGATTTTTCAGAATCTTTTCCTAAGAATTGTGAAAATTTTTCATCTACTTTAAGAGGTTCTTTACCAGCAGCCTTTCTTAATTCATTTAATGCTTCAAATTCTTTTGAATCTGTGACTTTATCTTCAAATATATCTTGATCTTTAAGAGATGCCTTTTCAGCCATTTCTTTTTTACATCTTGCCTCTCTTTCAGTCCAATTTTTAGTCGCCTCTTCGGCTTCTTTTTCTTCTTCCATCATTTTATTTAGGAAGTCATTATCTTTATTTTCTTCAGTTACAATTTCTTGTGTATTTTCTTTTACTTCTTCAACTGGTTCTTCTGATTTTTTGTTTATAAATTTGTAGATTCCAAATCCTATACCAGCTACTACAATACCACCTATTCCATATAATAATCCTTTATTCATTTTTATTCCTCCTGTATTTTAAATTTATTATAATGTGTTTACATCTAATTCAGTATTTTCAAATTCATTGATTAATTTTTCAAACTCTTCAAAATTATCAACGTTTACCAAATCATTCAAAATTCTATTATACTATTTAGCAAAATCTTTAAATGGTATATATTTCTTATTTGCTGATTGTACACTTACTTTTCTAAAATTAATGTTAATTTGTTTTTTATATTCTATCGCATCTCTTATATTTTTAATTAAATAATTGATACATTTCGAAAAATATTTTTTAAGATCATGATTTAATGATTCAAATCCTTTGTCGTATTCAACAACACTTCTAATATATATTAAAGCTTTAGCCTCATTTATATTTCCAACAGATAACTCATTAACCTCTTTAACTTCTCTTACTTCTCTAAACATCTTCATCTCTCCTTTTTATTTGAATTATAGTTTGAGGGAATACCTTTATTATTTGATATTCCCTCGTAAGTTCTTACATCATATTATTAATATTACATTGATTTACGAAATCCATATGATTTCTCATATGAATATCAGTGCTTTGTCTAAGGAAGCTAGCAGTTTCTTCTTCTTTCATTTTATTAATTTTATGTATGATTGCTCCAATACCAATTCCAACTAATGCACCTATTAATATATTCTTCATCATCTAAATCACTTCTCCTTTTTATTTTTTAATTTATATTATTTATCTCCAAATATTTCTTCGATACTTTCACCTAAATACTTTTTAATTTTTTCAATTTTTGGATTATTACATTCTAAAAACATTACTAATAATCCTATTAATAACAATCCTATACAAAACGCAATCCAGAATTGAACAGCTCCTGCTTCAATCATAACATCTAATATACTCTTATCAAAATCGCTTGGTACATAATTATTCATTTTATTCCTCCCTATTTATTTAAATATAACTTCTAATACTACATATCCAATTAACAATACAATAACAATTTTAACATATTTTTTTCTTTTAGCTTTTAGTTTGTTTTTTATTTCTTTTTTATTTTTAGCCTTTATTATTTCTTTAATATCCTTCAATATGATTTTCAATACTTCCAATATTAACGAATTCATTATATCCCTCCTATATATTTCTTTCTATATCTACATTAGTATATGTAATCGTTAAAACGCTATCTCTTCATTCCTTCGAGCGGATTCTTGGAAATATATTTTAGCGGTAAATAAAAGGATTACCCCAATAAGAAATATTTCTTATT